GTCCGGCGTCCGGCTGGGGAACGGTCCGGCGTCCGGCTGGGGAACGGTCCGGCGTCCGGCTGGGGAACGGTCCGGCGTCCGGCTGGGGAACGGTCCGGCGTCCGGCTGGGGAACGGTCCGGCGTCCGGCTGGGGAACGGTCCGGCGTCCGGCTTGCGGCGACCGGCTGGTCGGCGACCCCGATAACCGGCAAACTCGCTACAATTATTACTCATTCTAGGTGGTGCGTTCGCATAGTACAATCTGCTTGACCCCGTTAAACCAGATAAGTAGTATGTTGTTGGTCGCTTATCGTTACAACCGGACAGTATCTTCTGTAATTTTTACAAAGTGTAACCCCTATGGTGGCAAGTTATTTGACAAGGCAAGCCCACAGAGTATACTTGAATAGAAAGGAACAACCGATGACTATGCTACTGAGTTTTGCGATCGCCGTCATCGTGCTTTGTTGGTGGAATACTGTTTCCCTTGCTCCGAGGGTGTTCTAATGAGCGGTCTAATCACCCGTGTTGACGGTTTCCGCCACCCGATCTTAGTAGTCCGCATTGTCGGACTAGCGGGGTGGTGGCAAGTGGTGACAGGGCACGCAACCACGTTTCTCAGCTTAGTGAGGTTACAATGAGCAGGTTTTATGATGCATGTGTGCTTGTTGCGAGTATTCTGGGTTTACTGGTCTTAATGATTGGAGCGTAAAAATGCTCACCACCCAACAGAGGTATGCGATTGCCAACAAGGTAATCCGCAAACTCGGCACCCGTCGCGCGAGGGAGGCAAAGCGGACCCCCAAGAATGGGGTCTTGACGAACGGTGCCAATTGTGTCAATCCTACCGGATTTGACGGTGTTGACCCGATAGGCCGAAAATTCCGCGCACGGGTACGGTTTTGTGATGCGCTGTCTGGCGCGGATGTGCGGGTTACACTGGGCACGTATGAGACTGCCGAAGAGGCGGGTTATGCGTATTGTGAGGCGCATGTTCGGTTGTGGGGTAGTGCGTCGAGATACACCCCCGAGGAGTTGTAGGCCACCAAACCGAGGGGCACCTAAGTGGGTGCCCCCTCCATGTGAGGGAGAGACGACGATGAACGAATTTGACGATTATGCTGGCGAGTATGATGATGTCGATCTTGAGGCGTGTGACGAGATTCTCGGTCCTAACCTTTTTGCCGATGAAAACGGTGATGAGGATTTTGAGGATTTTTGGGATTGTGACGAAGAAGAGGAGTAGACCATGATTGCCGAATGTTATGAATGCGAGACTTGCTTCGGTTGTATTGATTGTCAGGGATGTGCGTTGTGTGTCGATTGTGTGTACTGCACAGATTGCAATGGGTGTGAGGGATGCGTCACGTGTGTCGATTGTAAGGATTGCATAGCTTGTCAGGATTGTGTGCGTTGTACTGGATTGCGTGGTTGTATCGGTTGGCGCGACAACCAGCCACCTACCACCCACTAGAGGTAGAGCCCCTCGCAAGAGGGGCTTTCTTATGGGGACGGCGTGACCCCGATAATCAGTATAACTGATTGTAATGATTAGGATCGAGGGGTCGCTATAGACAAGCTACTTGCTAATCATCATGGTAAGCTACTTGCTAATCATGCTCAGCGTACTCGATACATCAATTGCTGAGTTATGTATTGCAATGATACATAAGTTATAGAGTATTGTATGTCGGCTGGGGGAGGGTCTAATCGCAATCGTTAGAATCGGTTGTAACGATTATAACGTCGCTAGCCCTTTTCGATGGCTGGTAGCAGTTTTTCCTAACCTCACGCGTCATAAGGACTTATAACGATATTACTCGAAGTGGGTTAAAATTTTCAAACAGATAGTTGAGTTTTGTAACTATTTTTAACTTTTGTAACTTGTTGCACAGCAACAAGTTATATAAATTCTACTCAAAGTGGGTTGAGGTGATTCGTTATCCTAGATTTTTGTAAGTTCTTACCTAATCAGGTTTTAAATTAAATATAGTCTATATGGGTTATAATTAATTAATAGAATCTATCTATGCCTAAAATTTATGTATATAAAGAGAGTAAAAGAGCATTAATACATATATACACAGGGAAAAAGTTTTTTTCCAAAAACTAACCCATTAATACAACTATACACTTAGAGTGTTGCCCTTAAACGACTTACGACAAGCTGTATATTATTCATCTACAGCTGTTTTAATTCTAACATGTTGCTACGTAACGAGATATAAAAGTTAAAAAATCTAACTATTTATTTTCAAAACTAACCCACTCTGAGTAACAAGGCATCTAACTACTTGGGTTCATACGACTTAACGCACATGTGGGTACCACTTGTGTCCTTGATCGCCTGGCACGTCTGCCAGTTTGTCGCTTACCTTCAACCCATAAAAGTACACAATGCACTGCTTTATCGACACTCATTTTCTGAACACAGATTCTGTAAACGAGTTGCTGGTAGGTCAGTAGGGGGAGGGTTTCTTTAGAAAGTTCCCATAAGCTGATGTACTTTTTACCACAACATACAAAATTTCGTAATTTTTTCGCTTTTTCTAGGGGCTCCCCAGCAGTTAAGCGGGCACGAAGCACATGCTTAGGTACTTCGCAAGTAGGTTCTGCATAAATTTCACTGATCGTTTTACCTTCAAACTTTATCATAATACTTCCTTATCAGTTTAACAACTCCAAGAGCATCTTCCACCGCAGTATGTGTAATCTCAACATCCCAGCCTGCTCGCCTGTAGCATGTCATAGTATTAGGTACGCCGGCATCTGTAGGATGCCAGTATAGCATACCAGGATCAAGGATTCCATGCCGCAGAGGTATAAAAGGCTTGAAGTTTGGAAGTTTATTCAAAAACTGCAAGTCGAAACTAGCAAAATTCTTCCCAGCAGCAGTTAGTAAACTAAAATCCCAGCCACAATTCATTAACCACTGACGAAAATCAGCAGCAACCTGCTCAGGTTTAATAATATGTGGCCACCTTATTGGTCCTGCTAGTTCTTTCAGCAACGCAGCATTCATAGCCAGAGCGCTGCCACGATACTCAGGATGAACAACCAACCTTCGATAAGTGGGTAACTGACTAATGTCAGTTACCCAATCTTCCCAGACAGCACCGATTTCTAGTATCTGGCAAGTCTCAGGGTCTAAGCCAGTAGTCTCAATGTCTATGCTGACATAAGGCGTCAAGTGTCTAGTGAATTCTGTCACTTTTTTACTCCAACAAGGTCTTTTGGCAGCTTCTTGAGCGTACCAACTTGATACATAGCTTCTTCGTAAGTTAGCCCTACGTACTCTGCGAGTTCCTGAAGGTTTTTATAGCCTTTGCCATTGGCCATAAAGTTTCTGAGCTTCTTGGCTTTAGCATACTTTTCGCCACGAGCCAGTCGCAGCTTTAATGTCAGCTTAGTGACTTCACAGTCAGGCTTCAAGTATAAACTATCAAGCTCCATCTTTCGACTCCAAACCCAGGGGCAGCTTGCTTGTTGCTTGTTCTGGAGACTGGCCGTCTCCGAGGTTCTTCAGCAGCACAGCATACCGGACCTGACAACGGGGATCAAGTGACAGAGCCCTGACGCTTCTAAACGTCTCGCCCCAACAAACCAGCTTCGGAGCAGCAACAACTGCAAGTTCTACTGGCCAGTTCTTCTTCTTGATCCTGGACATCATAGTGACATATGGCACTACACAGCGGGGGTCACGGGCCACAGCAGACAAATTCGGGAATGTTTCGCCCCAACACGTCACGGCAGCTACCGCTGCCGTGCTGGGAGGCACCACAGCGGCCTCCAGAGGCACGCCCCAGCGTAGTAAGGTCTGAAGGGTGGTATAACTGGTCTTACAACGCGGATCGCGTGAGAGGGCCTTCAGCGAACGAAAGTCGGTATCCCATAATCTCAGCATTACAGCCTCCTTTGAAGAAAATTAATATAAACATCAAGTAAAACTAAAATATAGTAGCCACAAGCAAGAATCATTGCTCCTGGCCACATGGTCAAAATAAACATAAACACAGGAACTGATATATCATAATTACCATATTCACCATAATCCAGAAATTTATGTACTGAAACGGTTACAGATGCAGCTACGAAGCCAACCAGCAAGTAACAAACAACTAACAGACCTGCCATTTATATTTTTCCTTTAATAGTTTGCAGACACATAATATACAGTATTAACGTATAATTCTGAAACACTTCTACTTGGATAGTTGCCATTTTCATCTGGGATGCAACCCATGATGCCTTGTGAAATGACTATAATATCAAATGAATATAGTCCGTTATCTAAACTTTCAAGCATTAGTGCCTTCTTTTAGAAATTTAATCCAATAAATTAGTAACAAACCAACAAGAATCAGAGGCCAAACAGCAAGTAAGCTAAGATGTAAAACATCAATAAACCTCAATAACAAGAATGAGCAAATAACATACCACAAGCAGAGTAACCATTAAACCCTCCTAAGAACCCTGACCCAGTAATCTAGTAACAGAATAAAATGCTTAAAAATGGCAAGCGGCCAAGTAGACATAAGAAACACAAGTGGAATTGGCCACAGTAACCAATTGACTAGAAACTCAGAGCCATCATATACTGTGTGTATATTATCCCTGGGCAACAAGACAAGCAGCGTTGCTACCCAGAAACCAACAACCAAGTACATTATTACTATGCAACTAATCATTTAGTTTCCTGTAAAAGAGCTTCTAACTCTGCAATACGTTTTTCTCTTCGATCAAGTATTAGTTTCCAGCTATTTCTCTCAAAATTACTATACTCAGCTAGCAATTTGTAAGCTTTCTTATATTGGTTAGGATTGGATTCGGCATAGATAATCTTAGCCAGCAACTGGTCAACTTCTTTTCGTAAAGCGATTTCCCTATCAACAGCAGCACAGATATCTGAATAAGCTAAAGACCAACGAGGATTATTACTATCAATAAGTCGCAGTTTAACTGCTTCATCGGTATTCTGTGATGCTGCGACTGAACACGCAGCAAGCTGCATTCTTAGCCTCTCTAGTTCAGCTACTTGAGTTCCTTTGATATTCCATTGCTTTATATTTCGGGGTTTAGAAAACTGAGCCTCAAGACTGAGTGCCTTAGCACGCCAAGAACCAATAGACAATCCGTCAAGTAGCTGAACATCAGCTAGTTGTTGCTTTAGTACTTTATTTTCAGCCTCAGCGGCTTTAGCCCTGTTGAATGCAGCATAATTGCACGAACATGAACTTTTATACTCATCTGGTCTGCCTGGAAGTAGTTTCTGTTTTAGTTCTGCAACTAAATCTTCAGCCATTTCGGCTCTGGTTAATGCATCATTGTACTCTTTAAGGTAATTTCCATAATCAACATCGTTTACTACACCTTCCAGAGCCGCTTGTGTTTCTTCAAGTGCGAATGTTAATCTTTTGACTTCAGCTTCTGCCTTCTCAGCCTTGTCCACTAATCTATTATAGTCGTCAAGTAACATGTCAACCCACTCTTTAATGCTTAGTTTTTTACTCATCTAAATATTTTCCCCGAATAATAGTATACATAACGATGTAAGTACCGCTGGTCCCAGGAGTTAGAACCTCGGCAACGCTGGTGTGGTGGGTTAAATGCCCACTTTAGGAACTCGCATACCCACACAGTAAACGGCTTTTCTTCAAAAATTTTGTAATTTTTGGGATTTAGACCCAATTTTCGCAGCGATTCTGCATATTCTTTGTTCATATCTGTCACCAATACTAAACCTTAGCGCAGGCACTAACTTATTTACTAATTAACTATACCACAAAAAAGATTGTTTGTCAAATTAATTTTGAAATTTTAGGGTTGTAACACCTGTAATAGTTATAGGGACACTTCTTACCATATAGGGCCAAACTAATATGAGATGCGAACATACAAGTAAATCTGGCCAATGCTACCATACTGCTGTAGAAGGTAGCAAATTCTGTGCCGATCACTGCCGTGACCCACAGGCGGGCTCCAAGCGGCAGTACATGCTTAATAAGGCTATCTACCAACAGAGATACAGTGCATTCGCAGAATCAGATGATCTTAGAACATTAAAGGATGAAATTGCTATTTTGCGTATGGTAATGCAAGAACGCTTGAACATGATTGGCAGTGATTCAGAAATGCTAGCATCATGTGGCCAAATTGCATCGCTTGCTGTAACTATTGAGAGGCTAGTTAAGTCCTGCCACACACTTGAATCCCGCCTCGGTTCCTTGCTGGCTAAACCCACCCTTCTGGGTATTGCAAATGACATGGTGCAGATATTATTGCAAGAGCTTGCTGACCAACCCAACTATGAAGTTTTAGTAGACAAGATCAGCGAAAGAATATTAAAAGTTATTACAGAAGCTAAATAATCGCGGGGATAAAAATGACGATATCTGTGCCCGATGAACTAGAAGCACAAATTGAACTAATTCAAATAACTCTACCAAATGTAATTTTATTACAAATGGCCGACAAGTATCCAGCACCTCAAGAATGGTATGATGAATAGTTATGAAGGAAATAGCAGGTTGCTGCGAAGATGATTATCGTGTTGGTCCGCCGCCGAAAGCTGAAGTGAGGCCAGATACTGTTATCATTGTAACTAGCAAACAACATGAAACTAATCAGGAGAAACAAAATGGAAACTAAACCGTTTTATATGTCAAAGACTATGTGGCTTAATACCATAGCGCTTGTAGCTGGTGTTGCAGGGTGGGGTGCAGGCACGATTACATCTTATCCGGGTGTTGTATGTGTGCTTGTAATTATCCAAGCAGTAGGCAATTTAATTTTACGTAAAATGACTACAACAGCGATAACAAAATAAGGATAAGTAGAATGGCCAAAAATAAATCTAAAAAATGGATTCAGAAAGCTGATCTTGATACTGGTACCCTAACTGCAAAAGCTAAGGCTAAGGGTATGACAATAAGTCAGTTCTGTGCTCAATCCAATCTTAGTGCAAAATCAACTAAACAATGCAACCTCGCGAAAACATTTCAGCGAATTGCAAATAAAAATAAGTAACTCAACAAACAGGAATCAATAAATGTATATACAGCACCCCTTGTATCCAGCTGGCTACCGACAAATACAGTTGACTGAATTTGTCTCTAATATTATACCACCACTGGATGCAGTGCGTGTTACTATTCAACCAACAGGGCAAGACATCCGATTTCGTGATGATAGCATTGATCCCACAGTAACTACTGGTATTCATGTTGAAAACGATTCAACATACGTCCTGGATTCAGCTACTCGATCCTTGCGGGTAATTTCCGAAGCCAATACAACGCCACCAGTTGTAGCTGATGCTAATTTAGCCAGTGGTCCAGTGAATTCTGATTTAAGTTTTGTGTCAATAGATACAGGTCCTGAATGGAATGGCTATCACTTCGCAATAGTCGAAGACGCTGTAGTTGGTGTTAATTCCACAGCAACGCTTAACAGTGCAGCTGTAAATTCAGATGTAACATTCACAGCAGACACGCAAGATCCAGTTTGGGATGGATATACGTTTACAACTGTTCTTGATGCAACAGTTGGCGCTAATGCTGTAGCTGTTCTTTTAAGCGGACCTGTGAATTCTGATCTAACTTTTACAGCCGCTACAAAGGAAGACAGTTGGAATGCATACAATTTTACAACTGTTGCAGATGCTAACGCTGGTGTAAATTCGACGGCAGTGTTGCTAAGTGCTGCTGTGAATTCTGATATTACATTTACATCAGTTACAAAAGATGATGCTTGGGATGGCGCTAATTTTGAAACTGTTGCCGATGCTAATGCCGGTGCAAACGCAACTGCGACTTTGGCATGTGTTGCCGTCAATGCTGACCTTACATTTACAGCAGTTGCTAAGGGTGACGAATGGAATGATTATGACTTTGAAATAGTTGTTGACGCAGTTGCTGGTGCAAATGCAACGGCGATTCTACTTAGTGCTGCGGTTAATTCTGATTTAACATTCACAGCAGTTGCAAAAGGTGACGAATGGAGTGATTATAACTTTACAACAGTAGCGGACGCTAACGCTGGTGCCAATGCAACTGCAACGTTGGATATTAATGCGGCCAACGGTAATTTAGTATTTACATCACCAACAAAAAGTGATACACATGATGGTGTGAGCTTCACAGCATCAAGCAATGGCGCAGAACTTGTAACTTATGCTGCTGGAACTTTTACATTGGAGTTTAATACTACAGTATCTAATGGTTCAACAATGAAGGCAACATTCGACGCAGCAATAGGCGCTAATCCAGGTTGGCCACAATGGACATGTGCTATTGAAGGCGATGGTAGTGGTGCATGGGTCACTGCTGATGATGATAATGAGACAATAGTATCAGCTGGTGGTGTTACTCCAATTGCTGAGGAAATCTTATTTGCGGGAAATACATTCACAGTACATATTTTCTCAGCAAATACAGCTGCCGATGTTATTACACTTTGGGCAGGTGGTCCTGCCAATTGTGCTAATTGGGCAGTTACAGACGAGGGTGATGGTTCAGGTATAGTTGATGCTGGAACTATTAAGTCAGCTGGTGGTATTGATGAAGTTATACCATGGATTGATTTTGCTGCAAATACATTCACAATTCATACATTAGTTGCAACAACTGCGAATGATGTCGAAATATTGTGGGCTGGTGGACCAGCAAACTGTGCGAATTGGGCGATTGCTGCTGATGGGGACGGTTCTGGTGCTGTTGATGCTGGAACTGATACATCTGCTGGTGGGATTGATGTTGTAGCACCTTATGTTAGTTATGCTGGGGTTACATTTACTATTCACACGCTAGCAACAACCGTAGCATCAGAAGTTGTCACTATCTGGGGCACCGGTCCTGCGGAATGCGCTAACTGGGGTATTGCTGATGAAGGAGATGGAAGTGGGGTTGTAGATGTAAATACAGCAACATCAGCCGGAGGTGTTGATGTAGTTGATCCATATATTGAGTATACTGCTCCAAATACATTCACTATTCATACTTTTGCAGCTAATACTGCTTCGGATGTAGTCGCCCTTTGGGCACTTGGTCCAGCTAATTGTGCTAATTTCGCCATAGCTGCTGAAGGTGATGGAACAGGCGCTGTTGACGCTACAACTATTGCGTCTGCTGGTGGTATTGATGTTCTAGTGCCTTTTATCAACTTTGCTGCCAATACATTTACTATCCACGCCTATGCTGCTGCAATTGGATCAGATATTGTCACACTATGGGCCGGTGGACCTGCTGAGTGTGCAAACTGGGCAGTTGTAGACGAGGGTGACGGCTCCGGCGCTGTGCAAGCTGTCACAGATACATCTGCCGGAGGTGCAATCCCTGTCGCCACGTCGCTTGATTTTTCTGCGCATACATTTACGTTCCATACATACCCCGCTGTAACAACTGCAAACGACGCAGCAGTTCTTTGGGCAGGTGGTCCGGCAGAATGTGCTGACTGGACGATCACTGAAGAAGGTGATGGAACAGGCGTTGTGGCTGCGGCTACTGACACATCAGCAAATGGTGCAGATGCCGTTGGCGCAGTACTCAATCTTCTTTGGCACAAAGAACTCTAAATAAGTTTCACCCCGGCCAGCATTTTAGCTGGCCGGGGTAGGAGGTAAAACTATGACTATACGAGTATGGGATGGCACAACACCAGCAAGACCCAATTTAACAGATATAAAAAATCCTGATCATATGGATTATATATTTCTGGTTGTTGAGTTACAAAAACTTCAAGAAGCATTTTTGTATCTAGTGCAAAATATTTCTTTGATGCCAAATCTTCAAGGCGAACTTGATAAAGCTTTAGCAACAATTGCAGCCTTGCAGGAAACAATAGCAACATTAACTCCCCCGCAAGATTTGAAAGATAAGATAGCTGGTTTTGAGCAAGCACTTTCAGAGCAAGACACACGCAAGAAACTGGCTAACTTACACGGAACCTCTGAAGGATTGCGAACTCAAGTAGATAAATATCAGATGCAAGTCTTAGAACTTCAAAAAGTTTTTGCAAACCAGGTAATTGCATTTCAAAATAAAATCTGGAATGCATTACAGAAACTTAAAAAAGATACACAAAGTAGACTAGAAGCAACTGAAGAGCAATTAAAAGATGTTTCAGTTAAATTGAGTATACTTAATTTACAACAAGAGTTAAAGAAATAATGCGTCAAGCAGAGAGTCAATTTCCAGCTATTGTGTGGGATGGTTTAGCTACACAATACACTGATTTAAGCATAGATAAAAATCCAGATTTCTTTATGAGTGATCAATTCACTCAGGAAATTATAGCGGTTGAGCATTGGCTCATAGATCGCATGGATATCTGGGATACTTTGTATCCTTGGGGGCCTGCACAGTCTTTACTTATGGTTAAAGATGATTCCAGTGGGCTCGATTGGCGGGGTCTGACTGCCGGCGCTGGTATCAGTATCACATATGCTCCCGATACTGTCACAATAGAAAATGTTGGTGGCGTCGGCTCTATTGGAGCTACTGGCCCAACTGGAGCAACTGGTCCGCAAGGATTAACTGGTTCTACTGGTCCGCAAGGCTTAACTGGTTCTACTGGTCCGCAAGGCTTAACTGGTTCTACTGGTCCGCAAGGTGACCCCGGTTTAACTGGTTCTACTGGCCTCACTGGATCAACTGGTCCGCAAGGTGATCCCGGATTAACTGGATCGACTGGTTTGACAGGTTCTACTGGCCTCACTGGATCAACTGGTTTGACAGGTTCTACTGGCCTCACTGGAGCAACTGGTTTGACAGGTTCTACTGGCCCGCAAGGTGAAACTGGAGCAACTGGCCTGCAAGGCGCTACAGGTTTAACAGGAGCCACAGGGCTAACAGGTGTCGATACAGTTGTAATGACTAATGATCAAGGCACTACAATTGTTATTTGTGCCCCTGTGTACACAAAAGTAGCAGGTACAGTTGGATTAGCAAGAGCCAATGCAGCTGTGACCACGGAGGTTATTGGATTGGTTGCTGACACAAATATTGCCAATGCTGCCAATGGCAATATTATGGTAGATGGTGTACTTACGGCCACCACCGGTGAGTGGGACTCTGTAACTGCTGGGGCTGGAGGACTAGCTATTGGTTCAGTCTACTATTTGGATGCCGCTACTGCCGGCCTGTTGACTTTAACACCACCAGTTAATACTGGGGAGTTTATAGTTAGAGTTGGTAAGGCTTTAAGTGCTACAAAAATGGATATCTCAATTATGGCTCCAATTAAAGGATAGACTATGGCCAACAGAAAACCGATTGTTTTAGCTATTACCGGTATGCTTGAACGAATCCCTGATACCGATTCAATAATAGTATTATCAGCAGCATTCATAGGTAATGCAATATTAATTCCAGCTGCTAATGGCGCCTTTCAACTAGGAATAGGAGGAAATGCCAAGGGAGTTGGTTCAGTTGATTTGCAAACTGTTCGCACAGCAGATACGCAAGTAGCAAGCGGTGCGGGTGCCCAGATACTTGGTGGAGAACGAAACACAGCAAACGGCCCTGGTGCATCTATAGTTGGTGGTGTTGATGGAATCGCTTCTGGGAATAGAGCAGTTATATGTGGTGGACAAACAAATACAGCTAGCGGAAGTGGGTCAATTATATGCGGTGGGGTTAGTAATATTTCAAGCGGTAGCAGATCAGTAATTTGTGGGGGTGACGGAAATACTGCAAGCAATGATTATGATATTGTAGTTGGTGGGCAAAATCAAGCCGCCAATGGAAGACTGAATTTTATTGGGGGTGGATATACTAATATTATTTCCTATACAGCTTTAGCTGGTTATAATGTTATATCGGGCGGTAGAGAAAATAGTATTGATTCCCATTGTTCTGTAATATCTGGCGGGTATAAAAACACGATACCAGTTAATACTGGTGACTATAATACTATTATCGGAGGGTATAGTAATACATTTGTAGCCGCAGCTACAAATAATGGTGGCAATACACTAGGTGGATTTGACAGCAGTATACAGGGGCATTATTGTATTATTCCAGGCGGTTATAGTAATAATATTGTTCTTGCTGATGGGGCAAGATTTTCAACTATCAGTGGGGGCCGGGAGAATGCAATAAACGAGAATTACAGTGTAATTGGTGGGGGTTATCTAAATAGTATTGCTGCAACCTCCGGTAATTATAATACTATTGGTGGGGGCCAAGAAAATACGATTATAGCTGGAACGGGTGGGCATAATACAATCACTGGTGGGTATAGAAACTCTACTTTACTAGCTTCTACCTATAATGGTAGAAATGTAATTCATGGGTATTATAATACTTTACAAGGTCAGTGTTGCGTAGTTTGTGGTGGATATACAAATGATATCTACAAAGATGCGGGAGCATTGTATTCAACTATAGTTGGTGGAACTGCTAATGGATGCCATGATGACTATTGTTTTGTTGGTGGGGGACAATTAAATGTGTCTCGGGTTCCATATGCAACAGTTGTGGGCGGGTACTCAAATCAAATTGATTATGGGAGTGGAAACTATTGTTTTATTGGCGGTGGATATACTAATAGAATAGATACAGCCTCAACAAATAATGGGACCAGTTTTATTGGCGGCGGAAATATAAATTTAATTAATGGACAATATTGTTGTATAGTTGGTGGTAATAACAATAACATAATAGCCGACCCTGGTGCTATAGCCGCAACGATTGGTGGCGGAGACTCAAATGTAATTACTGGAGATTATGCCTCTATACCAGGTGGAAAAGAAAATAATGTTGATAGCGACTATTCTCTTGCCGCTGGATTCAATGCAAAAACAACTCTTTATGGACAAGTTGCACAAGCATCAGGCAAATTGGCGGTTAATGGAGACGCTCAAACTAGTATCTTAGTTGCAAGAAACCAAACAACTGATGCAAATGCGGTCGAATTGTTTCTTGATAGTTCAGCACAGCGATTAACTATACCTGTGAGTACCAGTTGGTTTTTCACTGTTAAAGTGATAGCACGCCAAACAAATGACGATTTTAGTGTTAATATTTATCATATCGAAGGTTCCTTTTCCAGGGATGCTGGTAATGCAGCGGTCGATTACCAAGTTACCCTAGCTTCAAATGAAGAGGATGCTAATTGGAATTTTACTGTTTCAGCTGATACAGGGAATCAAAGTCTAAAATTAGAAGCAACTGGCGCTGCTGCTAATAATATTAGTTGGGTTGCACGGGTCGAACTTGTACAAGTAACAGGTTAAAATAGTAAAACTTTACTATTAAGACAATCACAAGCTAAGAAAAAATCTTCCCAGTATCCGAATAACTGTTCTGTGCAGAATTCTGAAAATAGTTGACAATATTGGTTAGACCTATACTTCTGCAATAAAAGTTCTTGGTGATTTAATTTCTCAATAAAGTCGCAAGCCATTTGTACAGTATCAAACTTGCGAATTGAATCCATTTCCTTCACAAGTCCTACATCAGTCGATATAACAGGTACACCACATGCTATGGCCTCAAATACACCCAGCGGCCCGCCTTCAGTACTGGAAGTACAGACTAAAAGATCAATAGAATCATAAAACTCTTGCATATTAGCATAAGTATATTCTTGATTAGAAACACGACTCTCTAGGCCAGTCTTAGCTACAATTTCTTCAAACATCGAGAATCTCTTAGCATCTATCCCGCCAAAATTCTGCGCACTTACTGGCACTCCGCACCAGCCAAGAGTCTTAATAGGGCTGGCTTCCTTTCTAGGTGTAAACCTTGATATTCTAGCACTGACTGGGGTATAATAGATTGGTTTTACAGCTAATTTTGCCAATTCACAGTAGGTTTCATAACTTACTGCACCAAAGCAGTCTCCTAGAAGTTTCTTATCTTTTATCCAGTCTACCTCAATCTTACCACAACATACTACACCGTGTTTAGCTAATAATGGCCAACCATGTGGCGAAGATAAACAAAAAGCAGCGACTGAATCATATTCTGAAATTATCTGCTCCAGTTCTATAGGTTCAATATACTTTGCCCAATCAAGATAGCTAATATGCCGAGATTTAGAAATATACTGTAAGTCTTTGGCGATAGAACCTGTTGACCAATTAGCATCGACAATCAAGAGGGTAGATGGCACCGAGTACTGAACAGAATCGCCTAAACGACCCTTAAAAGTGTAGCCAAGTTTTCTAAGTCTTGTGTCAAGAAGACTAAGGTTTTCTGGCTTCATAAACACAGTTTCAAAAATCACATTAGTAGGTATAGTCTTATCAAGTATTGCATTTAATAATTGAAAATCAAAACCCTCAGTATCTATTTTTAACAGGTCGATTCTACCAGATAACGTCTCAAACTTTAGAATTGTGTCAATTGACACTGTTGGAAATTTTTGTGTCACAACATACTGTGAATAAGTTTGCAAGGATGGCTGTTTCTGCATATATAGGGAGCCACAACCTCGCAACCAAGCTGGAAGATTATACTGGTTTATTATATCTGGCGGCACATAATAAAAAGCTTGTGGACCAGAATTTTCTACGGTGCAGATAGCATTAATATAAGTATTCTTGTCACGCTTCTGTAGTTTATTAAAGTATTCGGGTACAGCTTCAATAGATACACCCCGCCAATTAAATCTATCAGCAAACTTGTCATTAAGGGTATCAAAAGCGTTTGTGCCGATTTCTAAATACGTTCGCATAGTGGCTTTCTGTCACAGATACTAAGCCTCTGTGCAGGCATTCTAAAACATAGTAAATTATTTACAAACCAACCCATATGATAACCACGTCTGCAATAGGCTAGGCAATCTGCTTGAGCTTCAGTATCAACAACCAAACCTGCGTCTACAAACTTCTTTTCCCAATAAGATTTCAATCTACAATTAATATGTCCAACCCCACCCTGCCCAGGTCGAGCCGCCGTCCAAACTAAAGCACCGCCTGGCTCAATAGTTTTACACACATTACTAACAATATCGTCTGAATATTGTGGATCAATATGCTCTGCTACTTCTAAACACATTACAATATCTGTGGTATAACGTATAGATAAATTTAAAAGATTATCACGTCTAAAATATTTTTCATTTTTAACCCTAGGATCATTATCAACCCCTACACAAGACACACCAGCCTCATTCAGGGCCAGTGTATAAATGCCAGGGCCACAACCCAGGTCTAGTACACTATTAGGCTTGTAATAATCTTTGATCCAGAGAGCTAATCTATCTGCAAATGGCTTTTCTTCAGTGGCTAGAAAATCAAAATCAATCTTTTCTGTTAAACCTGGATAGTAACGGGTATTAGAAGTTAGATGTGCCCTATCAGGGTGGGGTTCATACCAACCCTTCCTGCCATAAATATCAAGAATAGATTCAAAGAAATCTTCATAAAGTGCGGCAACACGTTCTAACGAGAAGTTCTCTAATGCCCACAACCTACAATCTTGCGGATTTATCTTGTTGATATTCCTGGCTGCCCATGTAAATTGCTCAAATGTTCTGCAAATATATCCCGTGATTCCATGTAAATTATTTTCAGTAAACGCACCCCAAGGAGTTGTAATAACCGGTGTGCCAGAAAATAAACATTCTACCATAGTACCGCCAAATGGTTCATTATACAGAGATGGAACAAACGCTCCCTTAGCGTGGGACATCAAGCTTCTCCGCTGCTCAACATCTGCGTACCCAACAAACTCAATATGCTTAGGAACTACTGCATAGCCACAATCTTCTAGATTATTCTGGCCTGCTATTACTAACTTAGCTCCAATAGCTTCAGTAGTCTCGACGGCAATCTGTACCCCTTTACCTTTATAGACTCGACCAATATACAGAAAATAGTCGTCTTTTTCAGCCCGGTAGGTAAAGTCATCAGGATCAAAATAATTTGGAATAACAACATCATAGAAACTTTGCTTACAGTTGAGAACAGAGTCTAATCCACAATAAGCATTGTAGATAGCATAAGATTCAAAGACCTTATATTGTGCCCAATGACCGGAACCGTAACCAATCCCAGGCTCCACGCATATAATATCTGGGTGGGCATCACAGATTGGTTTTACGCCAAGACCCCAAAAAGGTAGAATAAAGTCTCTTGGTTGCTTACGAAGCCCTATTTCTCTGATGGCGTTTTTATAGAAAGTCTGGTAGGCATGGTCGTTACAATCAAACTTGAAAAAATGCTTTCTCCAGTCGTAGTCTCCATAAGCCAGCTTCCAATCTTCTTTGGAAAGCACATTTACATGTTCTGTACAAAGTAAATCGGAATCCTCATGGCCATAATGGATCACGGTGTGTCCACGTTCTGTCATCATTTTTGCAAATTTGACAACTTTTTGTGTATACGCGCAAGCTATAAACTCTTTAGATGATACAGTATGTGGCAGTCCTAGAATATGAAAACGCATAAAATCTCCTTTGTTATATGAATAGCGTGCAAGTTTGGTGCCAATATTGTTTACTAGTTTACTTGTATATAAGATCTAAATATAACGATTTTTTGCAATTTTAGGGTTGTAACACCTGTAATACTTATAGAAGCGAATGACTTACCAATATATCTATGGGAGAGACAAGTGGAAAAAGTAAAGAATATTGTAATCTTTTTGGTTGTTATGTTTGGACTCGGTATACTTGGCCAGTATGCCTGGAATAAATATGTTCCCAGTCTATTGCCTAATTATAACATAACTGGAAGTACTAAAGCTGAAATTATAGTCGAAGGCTCCCAAAAAGTAAAGGTTGGGCAGCTTGCCCGTTTAGCTGTTACGAAATCCGCTGGAAAGTCCTTCAAATGGGTGGTTATCCCAGAAGGTGTAGACTTTGAAGTCTACAACAACGGTCAAAATGTAATCTTTTCTTCAGGTACGCCAGGAAGTTTCACGTTCGTTGTAGCTTGTGCTAATGGAAACGACGTTGACGTTAAGATAGTGGTTATTGTGGTTGGCGAAGGAGATGTTGTAAATCCAGTTGATCCAGTGCCACTTCCGACTGGTTTAGCTGGAAAAGTAACTGAATGGACAAAACTAGTTACTTCACCTACTAAGAAGGCCGAAGCTGCTAAACTTTCAGCTAGTTTTGCCGCCGTTCAGGCCGAGATTCAAAGTGGCAGATTGACTACAGCTGAAGAAATTATTGCAGCTACAAAGACTGCGAACCAAGGCGCGCTCGGCGCATCCCTAGCTGCTTGGGTACCGTGTCTTGAAAAACTACAAGCTGAAATGCGAGCACAGGCTGAAGCAGGTTTGCTCGTTACAGCAGAACAACATGCGAAGGTATGGGGTGAAATTGCTGCTGGTCTAGCTACTGCCTCTAAGTAAGGATTTGTACATGGATCGAAGAGACTTCTTAAAGTGGTCAAGTTTGGCTTCAATTGCAATACTTGTAAAACCGCAATATGGTTTGGCAAAGCCACCATATAAAGCTAATAGTTTTGCCGGTCAGGCTAATCGTGGTGAGAGCATTGAAGCTGGCTGGCTAGATTCCCCAGAGACTACACGCTACTTCGTTGAAAATAACACAAATCCATATCTCAGTCGAGTTAATGATGACATTCGCGGCACTGGTAAGGGCAAGATTGCCCTTTTATGGCCGTATCTGGAACAAGTAACTGGCAAATCTCTTGTTCCACATATGCAAGAAACGGGTGACTGTTTTGTTAAAGATACATTAGTAACAATGGCCGATGGTTCACAAAAGGCTATTCAGGATATACAGATAGGTGAACAAGTTATCAGCCACTTGGGCTGTTCCCGGAGTGTACTTCGCACAATAAAGAAACCATATTCTGGCAATTTAATAACAACATCATGTACTGGTTATGCATTTGATATTACTGCGACTCCTGATCACCAGTTTTTGACACGTCAGAATGATTGGCAAAGTATTAAAAGTTTAGATTCAGAATTATTGGTTCCTATTTATAAATTGCCAGTTCAAAAAACACTTTATGACATAACAAAGTATATAAAGGCGGATTATATTATTGATGGCGATACTGTTAGAAGATATCCAAATAGTCAAAATCGAGTAAATAGATACATTAAATTAGATGCCGATTTAGGTTGGTTATTAGGTATCTATCTAGCTGAGGGTGGTATTGATGGCAAAAGTAGCCCGAGGATAACTTTCTCGTTAAATAGGGCAGAAACTGATATTGCAGATCATATTAGATTTTTAATGGATAAACTTTTTGGTGCAACTATAACCGAATCAAGATGCAAATCTAAACCAAACGTGTTATTAGTTAGATGTTCAAATTCTATGGTGGCGCAATTTTTTAAGTCACTAATACCTGGAAATGTATACTCTAAAAAGGTTCCAATAGAAGTTTTTTACTCGTCTAAAGCCACTAAATTAGCTTGTATCAAAGGTTGGTTAGATGGAGATGGTTGTTTAGGTTACCAACCACGTAAAGGAAGCCATAATTGGTATCTTCGTTGCACCGGACGAACTAGTTCCCCGGGCTTAGCACAAGGAATGTTTCAGTTACAAACTCTTTGTGGTTTGATGCCTAGATTAAATTCACAAGATCAACTTGGACGTAAGCGTGCGTATTCCTTAACCGTTTATGGAAATCAAGTCGAATTAATTTATCCAAACGTATGTGATGAAGGTAGACATATTAAGGTTAAAACTTTACGCCGAAATAAGTTAAAAAATAGTTTGGCGTTTAAGATAAAGACAAAAACGAGCCAAACTGTTAAAGACATACAAGTTTATTGTTTAGAGGTTGAACAGGATCAATCATTTATTGCTAACGGATTTGCTGTCCATAATTGCGTGTCACATGCATCGGGCCTTGGTGTTGATATTCTTACAGCCATTCAAATTATTAAACGTAAGTCACCGCAACGTTGGGTGGCCCCAGCCGCCACTGAAATTATTTATGCTGGCGGGCGTATTGAAATAGCTAAAAAGAATTATCATCAATCATGGCGTGCTGGAATGACAGGTACTGTTGCCGCTGAATTTATGAAGCGATACGGTATTCTATTACGTCAGAAGTACTTAAAGTGGGATTTTACTGACTATAGTGGCCAAGTCGCGGATCAACTTGGTAGAACTGGCGTTCCCGATGAATTAGAGCCTCTATGCCGATTACATCCGGTTGGAAATGTGGCTTTAGTCCGCAGTTATGATGAAGCACGTGACTGTGTTTATAATGGTTACCCAGTAGTTTTATGCAGCAGCCAAGGTTTTAGCACCCGTGGCGGTCGTGATAAGGATGGCTTTCTTGCCCCTAGTCGCAATCCTTGGATGCATTCGATGTTGTTAGCTGGAGTAGATGATGAATATACACGACCTGGCGGACTGATTCAGAACTCTTGGGGCTCAAGTTGGATAGATGGCCCAAAGCGACACGGGCAACCTGATGGATCGTTCTGGGCTGATGCCTCAGTTATTGATAGGATTTGTAAGCAGGGCGATACAATTGCCTTGAGTTGTTATGCGGGCTATCCACGGCAGAACTACAATTTGTGGTAGATATTTATGTTCACACTTTGGCGTAAACTAGTAGTTTGGCTGAGAACATTCCTGCTCAAGATTTCTAAAAAAGAAAAAGTTGAGTGGGGCAAGTCAATTAGTGAACTTTTAACAATTATTGCGGGCCTACTTACAAAACAAGAAGATGGAGTAATCCCGCAGCCAGTTGAGCCTGTTAAGCCAACCAAGCCAACTGTACCTGACTATAATATTATTCCAAAACCAACACGCAAACGCCTATTAGATTGGTTACTACGAAGATGAAGGCACTGTATTTTACATCTAAAACTTGTGGTGCCTGTAAGAAAATGGCTCCAGTTATTGATAAACTAATAGCAGAAGGTTATCAAATTGCTATAGTTGATACTAGAGTAGATGTAGAACTTGCAGAAAATTATAAGATAGTTAGCCTACCAACCTTAATCATATTTAATGGTGAAATAGAAATAAAGCGTCTAGTTGGAGTTGTTTCGGAGTCAGAAATCCGAACAGTTTTAAAGAAGAATACAGATTATCAAATTTGGTGAAATATGCAATTTAAAGTTTTATATCGACGTGCCGCTCGTGAATCACTTAATGCTGGCAAATTGACACAAGAACAGTACGAGCAGATTATGCTTGTGTTGCGTCATCCGATTCGTCGAAGATTAAATGGTACTAGCAGAGTTGATATTCTTGCAGAGGTAGAAAAATATACACGCGAGAATCTACCTAAAGAAGGCATTAATTGGGAAGCAATTCTTCAGTGGTTAAAAGACAATTGGTCCACAATTTTGAAACTGATTTTAAGTTTGGTTGTTCTGCTAGAACCACCACCGCAAGATAAATAGAAACAATGAGGCTAGCAGGCGACACGCAAAAGTGGCGAACGCCCGCGAGCCTGTGACCTAGCCTCTAAAACAATGAATGAACGAAGATTTAGTACGAGAATTTCGGGAAGCGATTTCCAGCGGCTTGCGCAGTCGCACGTTGACAACCTGTTCCCGTTGGGCAGAATATCGACGTATAATGGGAGAGCCGTTTCCGGGACCTTACAGTTTCAAGTACCACCCTTGGTGCCGAGATATAAGTGACTCCAAGGCTTCGTTTAATACTGCCATGAAGGCAGCACAAATGGGAATAACAGAGGTAGCGATCAATCGTGCATTTTATACACTTGATGTGCTAAAACAAGATGTATTATATGTTTTGCCAACGAGTATTAATGCCAGTGACTTTAGTAAAGCTAGATTCAGTACTGCTGTATTGCACAGCGACTATTTAAAATCATTATTTACAGAGACAAACACAGTAGGACTAAAGCAAGCAGGTGGCGTTAATCTTTATATCAGGGGTTCAAGAGGAGACAGTAATCTAAAGTCAATTCCAGTTTCAACATTGATACTGGACGAAGTTGACGAGATGGACCAAAAACAGATATGGTTAGCTTTAGAACGACTAAGTGGACATTTAGAAAAGTGGGTTTGGTCAATTTCGACGCCAACGATTCCGAAATTTGGAATACATAAACTATATTTACAGGGTACACAGGAACACTGGACTTTTCAATGCCCCTCATGTAGTAGGTGGACAGAACTTGTTTGGCCGGACTGTGTAGAAATTATTGGTGACCATGTAAATGATCCTCGCTGTAAAGAGTCATATTTAAAATGTAAAGAATGCAAACAACCAATTAAACACGCCGACAAACCAATATTTTTAGGAAACGGAAAGTGGCACGAAACGGTTGACAATGACCCAAATAATCGAAGTTTTTATATAAATCAATTATACTCATACACTGTAACACCCGGCGACATTGTTGTAGCACATTTTAGAGGGATCGGAGACGAAGCGGCCTCAACAGAGTTTCATCAATCTAAGTTGGGTTTGCCATATCTCGGAGAAGGTGCTCAAGTTAGCGAAGAAGATATTGTTGGTTGCATTCGGAATCATACAAAATTAGATGCACGTCCAACAACAGGTGGTGAACGCCTTATAACGATGGGAGTTGATCAGGGTAAGTGGTTGCATATTGTCGTGATGGAGTGGCAAATTAAAAAAATGGAACGTGACTTAAATGTAGCGGCGATTGGAAAATTGTTGTGGGAAGGAAAATTACCTGGTGACGAGTTCGATCGACTTGATAATTTAATGCGTGAGTGGCAAATTTTGGGCTGTGTCCTAGATGCTGATCCACAGATAAATGATGCAAGACGGTTTGCAAGACGCTTTCCTGGATATGTTACCCTTGCACGATATAGAAAAGGGCAAAGTGGAAAAGAAATTTCTTTGGTTGAGGATGAATTAGGTACCCCAATTGCCACTGTAGATCGTACAAATTGGATCGACGCCACACTTGGAAGATATAAGACACAACGAATACTGTTACCTCGTGACACATCAATAGAATATAAAGACCACATTAAGGCTTTAGTACGTACTTATGAGAAAGATGAAAATGGAAATCCAAAAGCAAGATATATAGAAACCGGGGCTGATCACTATGCTCATTCGCAAGTTTACGCCGAGATAGCATTACCTCTTGCAGCTGCCTTTACTACAAACTCATCAATTGGAAGTTTTCTATAATGCCTGAAACTAAAAAGTGTAATAGGTGCGGTAAAATTAAACCAGTCTCAGAGTTTTATAGGCGGGGTAATAGTTATAGACATGTATGTAAAATCTGCAACAAAGAAGTGGTTGCGCAATGGCGGGAAAAGAATCCAGAAGAGACTAGATTAAAAAGAAAAATTTGGAAGAGAACACGAGTAGAAAAAGATAGACTACTAGCAAAAAATTGGCGGGATGCAAATGTAGAGCGACAACAAACAAACCAGTTACGAAGACTCTATGGAATAACATTCGATCAATTTACACAAATATTAGAATCACAGAATAATTGCTGTGCAATTTGTAAATCAAAAGTTCCAGGTGGAAGGGGACAATTTCATGTTGATCACGACCATCTTACAGGTAAGATACGTGGCATACTCTGTAGTAACTGTAATTTGATGCTAGGTCTAGTATTAGATAGCACAGAAATTTTAGATAATGCAATTAAATATTTAAATCGGGACACAGAGAATAATCTAGTATACGTAAGTGAGTATATAAATCGAAAGTATCATTATGCCAACCTATTAGAAGCACAGGACTGCAAATGCTTGATATGTGGTTTGGAATCACAAAAACTTTATATTGACCATGACCACGAAACAGACAAGATACGTGGTTTAATATGCCATAAATGTAATACAGCGTTAGGCAATGCAAGAGACAACCAAGATATACTCAGAAATGCAGCCAACTACTTAGAAGTAAATAAATGAATTCACAACTAATCATTAATTTTCGGCACCCAAACTACCTACGAGATTCCAGCTACTGGTCTACCTGGCGTGACACGTATGAAGCTGGGGACGATTACACTCAAAACTACCTTCAGCAATTTAGCACTAGAGAAACAGTTCCTGAGTTTAATGCTAGAAAACTCATAACCCCAGTTCCGGCATTTGCTAAAGCCGCTGTTAATGATGTAAGAAACTCAGTATTTCAGCGTATGCGAGATGTTCTCCGCAAAGGTGGAAGTAATACTTACACACAAGCTACAAACGGTCTGCAAGGTGGCATTGATCTTCGCGGATCAAATATGAATGTTTTTATGGGCTACGAGGTTCTGACAGAACTATGTGTAATGGGAAGGTGCGGTATTTATGTAGACATGCCTTCACTATCTCCTCAGCCGACAATCGCAGACACACAAGGTGTGCGACCTTACTTGTATGCTTATCCAGTCGAAGATATACTATCATGGACAACATGCAAGCCACATGAAACATCTGATTTTTCGGCTGTGCTTCTACGTGACAGAGGCGTAGATTTTGGCGATATGGACAATTATAATTTTAGAGTTCCCGTTCAGTTGCCGACAGGTTCATTTGAACGATATCGGCTTGCTTATATTAATCCAGATACCGGTCGAGTCAATGTTATATTCATGGACTCAAGTGGAAATCCAATTGATCCAGCTACAAACAAACCTACACTTGCAGGCCCGATTGAACTTGAACTAACCCAAATACCGTTTGTGATGGTAAGCATCGGAGATAGTTTACTGAAGGATATTTGTAAACATCAGGCTGCGCTCTTGAATCTTGGTTCAAGCGATGTATCCTATGCATTGAAATCTAACTTTACATTCTATACAGAACAAAGAGATTTACGTGCTGTTGGAGATCACTTAAAACATACAAATAATCCAGACGGCACTGCGACAGCAGGTGGCCAAGGTAGCGGTGAAAATAGTATTCAAGTGGGTGCTACCCATGGGCGTGCATACGATTTACGGGCAGAGCGACCTGCGTTTATCAACCCCTCGCCAGAACCACTTGAGGCATCACTCAAGTTGCAAGCAAAACTTGAGGATGATATTCGTAAGCTAGTAAATCTTGCTGTGGCAAATAAAATTGGTACCCCAGTCGAACGTGAAAATATGAAGGATATGGACCCGCAAGGAGTAGAGGCTGGTTTAGCATTTCTTGGAAGTATCCTGGAGAATGCGGAACGCAAGATTTCAGAGCATTGGTCAGCTTACGAAGAGCGTCAAGTTGAAAAACGCATTATTCCTGTTATTAAGTATCCAGATAGATACAGTCTTAAATCAGACATAAATCGGATTGATGAATCAAAGAAATTATCAGAAATCATGTATTCAGTTCCTGGTAGAACAGTCAAGCAAGAACTTGCAAAATGTATTGTTTCTACGTTACTAGCTGGAAAAGTTACTGTCGCTGTGCTTGATAAAATCAACAATGAAATTGATAATGCTGACTATACAACGAGCGACCCAACTACAATCATCAGTGCGCAAGAAGCCGGTTTAGTCGGTGAGCAGGTTGCTTCAATGGCACTTGGTTTCAAGTCAAATGAATATAAACAGGCGCGAGAAGATCACATGGCACGTATTGAACGTATTGCCAAGTCACAAACAGAAGGCGCTGGAGCCGCTGCACGTGGAGTTCCGGATTTAGCTACTGATCCTGCGGCTGATGCCAAGGCTGAAAAAGCAGAATCCAGAGATACAACTTTAAATGATACTACCAAAATTCCAGTACGGGGTGAGGGTAAGTAATGGCTACATTTTACGGCACGCTTGCAAAAGCTATAACTTATTTTGGCACAAGATTGCATACTAGTGTCTGGGACTTGGCCTCAACAACAGACAGACAAAAAGCTATGTACATGGCCACAAGATACATAGATAGATTAAATTTTAAAGGTTATAAAGCCTCAGTCTATACTTTGTTACTAGCAAATGAGGATGCCACTGCTGCGGAAATCAGAGTTGCCGAAACAAGTCAAGAACTAGAATTTCCACGTGATGCCGATACAACTGTTCCTTTGGATATAGAAATTGCATGTTATGAAATTGTTTTAGCGTTATTAGACGATGTAGACCCTGATGCAGAGCTCGAAAATTTAGGTATTAGTTCGCATAGTTATGCCGGTGTCAGAACCGGCTATAATAGGGACCAGCAACCGATAGAACACTTAATTCATGGTATTCCAAGCCCAATGGCTTGGAGATACTTAAAACCATTTTTATTAGATGGCCGACAAGTTGTTTTAGATCGGGTAAATTAACCTCAGCAATGTTGCTAAGGGTTGGTTCCGAGTATCAATTGATTGACCAGCAAGTCACTTAGATATTTAAAACAATGCTGGGTTGAGGGTATTAAAATGATTAGAGTAGCTTGTTTTGAGAATGATGATGACGTAGCAGCTGCCGCAGAGTTGGCAGCCGCAGAAGCAGCAGCCGCAGCAGCCGCAGAAGAAGCTGAAGCAGCCGCAGCAGTGGTTAAGGCAAAGAAAGGCCGAACAGTTAAAGTTTTTGATCAGGATGATGTAAATCGGTTCCTCGCTGATGATCGCCGCAAGCATAAGGAAAAGCTTGAGCAATTAGAGGGTGCTTATAAGGACGCATTAGAGAACCAAAATTTAAGCACGGAGCAGAGAGATCAACTTGAAGATAAGTTGGAAGATTTGCAGAAGACTTTCCGAACTAAAGAGGAAACGCTAACTTTAGAGAAGAAACAGATTGAGGACAGGTACACTAAAGAAGTAAAGCAATTAGCCGAAAAGGCAGTTTTGTGGGAACAGAAGTATAAGCAAACATTAGTTGACCGTTCCCTACAGGATGCGGCAGCTGCACATGATGCTTTTAATATGGGCCAGATCGTTTCTTTACTTCGTCCTATGACAGTACTTGTAGATAAAACAAATGACCAGGGTCAAGTCACAGGTGAAGCTGAACCAATGGTTGACTTAACAGATATCGAGACTGAAACTGGTTTACCAACTATTACCCGTAGAACACCAGTTGACGCCGTGCGACGTATGAAAGAACTGCCGTCCCTCTTCGGCAATCTATTCAAGTCAAACGTAGTCAGTGGTATTGGAGCGGGAACTGCTACTGGCGGCAATATGTCAGGTTCGGGTGTGGCAGATGTTAAGAAGATGTCTGCGGAGCAGTACATGAAGATGCGAAAAGAAAATCCAGCTGCGCTGGGTTTGAAGAAATCGTAAATGCTCCACATTACCAGCAACTAGCTGGGGTTTTAGAAATACCCAGATTTCTAATAAAAATATAACTGGGGTTAGTAGTAGTTTAACAAAATGTAACTTACCTTTTGGAGGTAGAAAATGAACGAGATGTATTTATTGAAGGTATCAGTTGCTTGCTTTGCAAACAACAATGACGCCTATGTGCCAGAAGCTTGGGCTCTAGAGGGACTCGCAATCCTCGAAGAGAACATGGTCACAGCTGGACTAGTCCACCGCGATTTTCAGAATGAAGTTGCCAATTATGGTGACGTGGTAAACACACGCCGACCTGGTACTTTCAAGGCAAAGCGTAAGACGGATGCTGATAGCATTGTGCTACAGGACGCCAACGCAACAAACGTGCAGGTTCCGTTGAATCAGCATTTTTACATTAGCTTCACAATCAAGGACGGTGAAGCCAGCAAGTCTTTCCAAGACCTGCTCGCAATTTATGTTGTTCCAAGTATGCAAGGTATTGCACGTTCTATTGATCAAGTAATTTGTGGTCAGTCCCACCGCTTCCTCGCGAATGTTGCTGGCAAGCTTGAAGGCTTGACTGGCCTCAATTCAAAGGATTACTTGCTCGAAGTTCGTGAGAAGATGAACAAGAACAAAGCCTATGCGGATGGACGACAACTTATATTGTCACCGACTTCAGAAACTGCTCTGCTCAAGACTGACTTATTTATACGAGCAGATCAACGTGGTGATGGTGGTAGTGCTATGAGTAGGGGACTGTTAGGTCATGTTCTTGGTTTCGATACCTACATGGCACAGAATCAGCCCGGAGTCTGGGGTGCTGCATCTGTTGATACGTTTACCAAAATTGTCGAGCAGGGTGCCGCTGGTGCCGTTGCTGGCACAACCACAGTCACTGTGAATGCCGCTGGCGATACGCCAGTTGAAGGCGCTTTCGTTACATTCGCCAATGATGGCCAACCACGTTGGTGCTTTACAGGCACAGTTGACGCTTCAATCGTTATTGAAGAGCCGCTAAAGTATGACGTTGCTAACCTTGCGTTAGCCACTGTTTACAATAAGTGTAATGTAAACGCCGCCGGTGTAGCTGGCTATGCTAAGGAAATCATTCTTGATGGCTACGTAGCCACCAAAGAGCCGCAAATTGGCCAGATGTTGGCCTTCGGTATCACCAAGGCGACACGACACACTTATACCATCATTGATGCGTATGAGAATCCGTCCAACGCCGCACAGACGCTAGTTCTATTGGATCGTCCACTAGACCTAACTGTCACAGCCACAGACCCAGCGTTCCCAGGTCCATTGGGTGCCTATAACCTTGCATTCCATCGGGATGCGTTGGCTCTAGTCACACGTCCATTGGCTCTTCCGAACACCCAAATGGGCTGCCGGGCTGCCGTAGCTGCTTACAACAACGTCGGGATGCGTGTCACAATGCAGTACGACATCGCCACACAAGGTACTATCGTCACGATGGACCTTCTAGCTGGTGTTGCTCTACTTGATGTGAATCTTGGCTGCGTTCTACTCGGCTAAGTCGTAAACTAATTCTGGGGACCATCTTGGTCCCCAGGATTTATTATAAAGGATAAACATATGGATTTTCCTTGGTTAGATATACTAAAGAATTTTGGACCACTAATAGCAATTGTAATTTTCTTCATCTGGAGGGATTGGCAGCGAGAACTAAAGTTGACTCGAAGGATTGAAAAACTCGAAGACTATCAGAAAAAAATGCTTCAAAATCTCGTTGAAAGAACAACAGCAGCTTTAGTCCAGAGTTCGGAATGCTTGAAATGGATGGGACATATTGTAGAACGTCTTTCTAACGTGTGCCCAAAAATATATGGGCAGGATTGTGAAAACAATGACAGTAATCAATCATAGTTTGAACCGAAGAATTAGACAGGCTTTATATGCTTTAAAGCGCGGCTTCGGTAGCACAGTAACACTGTATAAACAAACCGCTGTCTCGACCGATTACAAAACAGGAATTAAAATAGCGAGTTCAACTAATATTACCATTCATCGTTGTATCGTGCTTCCAGCGAGAGTCCAGCGTGAAGTTATACAATCAATTGTAGGAAACAGAGAATTTCCTTATGGCGGTTCCTATGATGCAGATACACGTATATTCGTCATTGATTCAAGAGATTTACCAAAGGGATATATAATTCAAAATGATGATTGGCTTGAATATGATAATTATTGTTACAACCCAAAAGTCATTGAAGAATTAGAACAACATACAGGTTGGACAATTACAGCTAAGAGGGTTATTGGCCCAACTGTTACCGAAGCATTGGCTATAAGTGAACCAGAATTTACAGAAGTGGGTGAGAATGATTAATTCTAACTGGCCTAGATGGATTTCTGCCTCAGTTGCTGATTACTTTAAGGTAGTGACTGACACTTTATATCTTCCACTTTTAACAGAGGGGGTGGATGATCGCGCACATAAAACAATGCATTACAATCACGCAGAATTGCGTGTCAATGGTCCTTTTATTCAAGAACCTAGTCATAATTATTACATTTTGAACGTAGACATCAACGTATTATTGACAGAACTTATAGGCAATACTGACGCTTATAATATGACCACGTGGTGTGGAGTAATTCAAAACGCGATGGATGGTCCAATAAACGTGTACCGTTATGGAAGCGAAGTGGGGGATGATCAGGTGTGGATCGGATGTCTTGTGCCACGACGTGGAGGAGGAGACTCGAATAAGGTGCTTCATTTTGGGCAAATTAGTCGAGTCGATCCAATCCTTCAGTCAGAAATAGACGGACGTTTCAAGATGGAACTCTCGTAACAATTAACAAACTTTTTGGAGGTTTAACATATGGCCAGAATCGAATTGCGTGACTGCACGATTCGTATTAAGGACGGCCTTAGTGGCACGGCCACTATCAATCAGGCAGTAATAGATGTCAACGATACTGATGTTGATATCATTACACCCGTTCTTAATACACTAGATACTGACTTAGTTCCAGTAGGTGCAAGATTATCTGTTAATACTGTGAATCATACTGTGATTCATACAGTGACAGCCCGAACACCTGCTAATGCTAGTCCGACAACAAACATTACTTTTACACCGGCTTGGGTCGCAAATGCTCCTGCTAATGCTGATGTAATTACATTCCTACCCCAGCAAATCGACATCAAGATTGGCGAAGGTAACTTGACGTACACAGAAGCGAAAGAATATGAATACTTACTCGATCGTGGTGTGCTTGATACCGTTAAAGAAGGCGACGAACAGCCTCTTGAGATTTCACTTGAATTTGTTTATGAGCATGTTACAACTGGTACGAGTGAATCTATTACTCCACCTGATGCACTAAAGAACAAAGTCGGCGCTGCGGAATGGGTTAGTGCTGGCAGTGACCCATGTGAACCTTATTGTGTGGATGTTGAAATTTTCCACGATTCACCGTGTGGAACTGCACAAGATGAAACCACTCTGCTCCCTGAATTCAGATATGACAGTCTGGAATTCAATTTGCAAGACGCAACTATTGCAGTTGCAGGCAAGTGCAATGCAACGGAAGCAACTGTAACCCGTAGTTAAGTTTGATACCCGGCTGACTTCGGTCAGCCGAGTTTCTATAATATATTTTGGAGGATAAAATGGCAAGAATCGAATTACGTGACTGCACGATTCGTATTAAGGATGGCCTGAGCGGCACCGCGCTTATTACAGAAGGTGCGGTTGCGTCAGCGGTTCTCCTTAGTGGTGCAGTAAATAGTGATCTCACGTTCACTGCTCTCGATGAAGGTATCGAATGGAATAGTTGGAATTTTACAACAGTTGCCGATGTTAATGCTGGAGCTAATGCTGACGCGACACTACCTATTAATGCTGCTAATGGCGATTTAGTTTTTACATCACCTACAAAAGATGATCTGTATAATGGTTGTATTTTTGAAGCAGATAGTAACGGTGCAGAAGCTGTCTTATATGACGTTAATACAGATACTTTTACACTTGAATTTAATACTGCGGTATCAACTGGTACTTCAATGAAGACTGCTTTTGATACGGCTTTAGGTTTAAACCCAACTTGGCCACAATGGGCGTGTGCTGTTGAAGGTGATGGCGGTGGTGTGTGGCTCGTAGCTGACGATGACGCTGCAAACATTGCCGCTGCAAACGGTGTTGATGTAGTAGCTGCGGCAGTTACATTTTCACCCAATACATTTACAATTCATACAACTGGTGCTAATATTGCATCAGATATTGTCACAATGTGGGGTGTAGGCCCAGCCCAATGTGCTAATTGGTCTATCGCTGATGAAGGTGCTGGTGGTGGTCTTGTTGATGCGACAACAATTGCATCTGCTGGTGGTTTAGCTGAGCCAGCAAATACAGACACGGATGTTAATATTTCGACTGTGGTTCTAAATACTACAGTTACTAATAAAGTTCCAGTTGGAGCACGCTTTACTCCTTCGACAGCGGGGCATACTACTGTGCATACTGTGACAGCACGCACACCCGCTGGAGCCGGTCCAACCACAAACGTTGTCTTTACACCGGCTTGGGGTTTAACCAATATTCCAGAAAAGGGTGACACACTCAATTTTCTTCCGCAGCAGATTGATATCAAAGTTGGTGAAGGTAACTTGACATACACAGAAGCAAAAGAGTATGAGTATTTGCTTGATCGTGGCGTACTAGACTCTGTTAAAGAGGGTGATGAACAACCTTTAGAGGCTTCACTTGAATTTGTCTATGAGCACGTTACAACTGGTACGGCTGAACTGATAACACCTGTTGACGCACTCAAGAATAAAAATGGAGCTTCGGAGTGGGTTAGTTCCTCAAGTGATCTTTGTGAACCTTATGCTGTAGATGTAGAAATTGATCACGAAGCACCTTGTGGTTCGGTTCAAGATGAAACCACGCTGTTACCAGAATTCAGATATGATAGCCTGGAATTTAATTTGCAAGATGCAACTATCGCAGTTGCTGGCAAATGTAATGCAACGGAAGCAACAATAACCCGTAGCTAATTATGTGCTAGAGTCGGAGCACTTACACTCCGACTCTAGTCTTTTCACCTTGTAAGGAATTGGGAGAGTTATTATGAGAATTGGTGGAGTGTTAGTTGAAGGTCCAGCACAGGAAGTTCTAATTCTTCCTCGTGGCGAACAAGTCCTCGTAATTCGGGCACAAGCAGTTAATCTTGATGAATTTGACATTCTATGCCCAGAGCCAAAGCCACCAGGAAAATTAACTAAGGATGGTTGGATTCCTAATCTTCGTGATGAGAGTTATCAGCAAATGACAACAACTCACAACGAGAAGCGTATTGCTTATCTTGTTGTGAAGTCACTAGAACCTAGTGATATTGAATGGGAGACGGTTAAGATTGATAATCCACGCACTTGGACCGATTATGTTAAGGATTTCAAAGCGGCGGGTTTAACAACAATTGAAATCAATCGTATTGTTCAATGCGTCATGCAAGCTAATTCATTAGATGAAGCTAAACTTGAACAGGCACGCGAGGTTTTTCTACTTGGTCAGGCGCAGGCTCTAAGCGCATCCTCTGGCCAAAATATCGCACCGGCGAATACATCGTCTGGAGAGCCTGCGAGCGCCTAAGCATTAAACCGCCTGGTGTTAAGGATACATGGGAAGCATGTGATGTTTGGACACAAGCTTTGATTATTGCATATGAACAATTACGTGACCATGAAGATGCAGAAATGATTGGTGCATCACTGTTTACAGGCAAGAAAAAATAAATGCATTTCACATTTGATTATAAAACACTACATTTCAAACCCGCGATTTGGAAACGGATGATTGACGAAAAATTGCGGGCAGCGTTAATTGAAGGTGGAACTATTTGGATGAATGCTGCTATATCAAGGATACCAGTGTGGTCCGGAGCATCAAGAGGCACTTTTTTAAAGTTAGCCGCAAAAATTGGATACGCTATTAGTGTTGGAGGCACTAATGCTGGTATGTTGGGTTTAGGACCAGCTGCTGGTAGTTCACAAAGCACGGGCAAAATGACCGTTTATGCTGGAGCCTATATACTTGAGTACACAACGCACCTTTGGCATTTGTGCTACAATGAGTCTCATGATGCTAATGCCAATCCAGTAGAAGCTAGATTATTTTATCATTTACGTAATCCAACACCTTATAATTTTCAAGTGGCAGCGGCTGAAGAATTTAGAACCTTTGCTAAAACAATACGTTTGCCCTCGCCATTCCTAGCAACACTCATACAATCACACTCGATAAAGTAAAATGCCTGACGACTCAATTATTCAACGCATGGGCTTCGACTGCGGTCCAGCTATTGCCACAATCAATAGTTTAAAGACTGCTCTTGATGGACTCAACACAGTTCTTGCTACGACTGGCAAAGAAATTCGTAGCTGGAATACTGGCGGCAAAGGTGCATCCAAAGCTTTTGATTCTATGCAGAAGTCGGCAGCGGGACTGTTATCACAGTTTGATGCTATTGCTAAGGCTCAAGCCAATATATCTGCTGGAACCCGTGGTGGGGCTACCTTGTCAACTGGTGGCATTGAATCGCAGTTAAATCTTATCCAGCAATTAACTGGGGCGTGGGGAACCCTACCTGCGACTGCAAGCGCAGGAACACGGCAAGCATTTGCTCAGGGACAGGCTAATCTAGCCCAGTTTGCCACTGCAAATAAAATGACAGCACAACAAGTCGTGCAGTCATTTACTACGATGGGTACTGGTGCCAAAGGTGTAGTTGGTCAAATGGGAACACAATTCACCAAACTGTCTAATACACATAAAGCAGCCGCGGCGCAAATTAATAACGGCAACCAAAGTATGACAGTATCTTTTGGTACTTTGGTTAAAATTATGCAATTTCGTATGGCGATTTCGGCTATAACAGCATTGACTCAGAAACTCCGAGAAGGTGTAACAGCAGGTGCTGATTTTAGTCGTCAGTTAGGTATGATCCAGACTGTTGCTGGCGAAGGGGCCAATATAAGTAAAATCAGCGCTCAACTTGAAGAACTTTCACGTCAGTTTGCAAGTCCACTAATAGAAACTGCGAGTGGCTATTATCTAATCCTTCAGAATCAAGTTGGGGGTGCTGATAATGCACTTAAAGTTCTAACTGAGTCAATGAAACTACATGTTGCTACAGGTGCTACGGTTAAAGAAGCTGCGGATACATTGACTGTGGCAATTAATGGTATGGGTCTTGGCTTTGAGAACACAGAAGATGTTTCAGGTAAATTATTCAAAGCTGTAGAAATAGGTCGTTTTGAATTCAAAGAGATGGGCAATGTACTGGGTATGCTTGGTCCATTAACGAGAGAACTTGGAGTTGGTTTTGAGGAGGTTTTAGGCCCAATAGCTACTATGACTCGAAGTGGTGTGAGTTTTACTAAAGCTGTTACACAGATGCGTGCTATACTTTCACAGACTTTGAAGCCAACTGAGGCATTAAAGAAAATATTTAAAGGCTGGGGTGTAGAAGACGCAGAACAAGCTATAAGTAAATTTGGGGGCTTACTTCCAATGCTAAAAGCATTAGAAGAAGCAACGCATGGAAATACGTCAGAGTTGGCTCAAGCCTTCACAAATTTGCGAGCTTTATCTGGTTCAGTTTCTATTTTAGGTAAAAATTATCAAGATGCTGTTAGGGACACAAATCAGATTGCGGCAGCAACTGGAGACTTAACTAATAAAGTAGCTGGAATGGTACAAGCTACAGAGGGGATGAAATTTGATACTGCCATCAATAAAATTAACATAAGTTTTGCTCAACTTGGTAAAACTGCACTTCCACTTTTAAATGATCTTCTTGCCGCACTTCAGTATTTAATGGATGGTTTAGCTCGTTTATCGGAATTTAAAGATTGGATAAAAGGATTACGAGGCGCTCCAGTAGAAGCTGAAAAATTAATTAAAGAACTAACAAAAATACAGAAAAAATATGAAGAAGAGGTTTTAACTGGAAACCTTATAATTCAAGATGCACGCATTGCGGCAAATAAAAAGGTAGTTGAGGCTACTAATGCTGGATTATCTAAACTTCAACTTGCACATACCAAAAGTACCGACAAAATTATTGATACTAATAAAAATATGGTTGGTACGCTAAAAGGTGAACTTGAAAGACTTATAGCACTTCAAACAAAATTAGTCACAAAATACTCAGAATTAGCTGATGAAGATGGCACAAAGATGCAGGCTGCTGTATCTAAAAGAAATCAAACTGCAATGGCGGCATCTGATAAAGCATTTAGTTTCCAAGTTGATAATCTCAATAATGTACGAAAATCTATCGAGCAGACTAAGCGTTCCCAAGACAGCATGAATATGGCCATGTCAAAAGCTCGACTAGCACAGTCTCCAGAAGATTATGCTGAAGTAGATAGATTACTTCAAAGAGCAGCATCGTATGCAGGTGAGGCTTCATCAAGTGCGGGCACAGAATATGCTAATCGTGTTCGGTTATATCAAGCACGTCAACAAGAAATGGCTGTTGCTAATGCCATGACCGACGTTGATAATGCAAGAATAGCTACATTAGCGGCAGATACCGCCACTGCTAGGGCAAACTTAAAGTTAGAAACAGCTAAACTTAACACAATGAAGGAATATGTTAAGACTATTATTGAGGCTACTAGTCTGTCTACAGGTACCGGTGATCAACGTCGTATCAAGACTGGCGAAGAAATAGCTAAGGATGCTGCATTAGGTGAGACAGCTTGGACAAATCTAATAAACTTAATGTCAAGTACCAAGGGTGTAGACATTGCTGCAATGCTTGATCTAGGTGATTTACGTCAAAAATTAGATGCCCGCATCAAAGGATTACCGGCCTTAAAAGCTCAGGTTGAATTTAATTATAAACCTCAGTTACTTGCCTTAGCGGCTGATGGTGAAAAGGTTAGAGCGCGATTTGGCGAGCCCTTTATGATTAAATATAATATTGACCCAACAAACCCCTTCAAAGGTCTTATGGAGGCCCAAAAGAAGTTACTTGATGAACAAGAACAATTAAAACCAGGTGCCGCTGCGTATCAAGCTGAAATAGATAGCTTACGTGGACTTGTGACAGCAAGACTCGGAGCTTCAAGTAAATTAGATGCTGTAATAGAAAAAGAAAAAACTCTAATAAAAGGCTCATCGTCATTATTGGGTGAGGGTTATCGCTTAGACCTTACAGAAACAGCAACTGCATATAAAAATATGCTTGTAACAATGCAAGCATTAGGTCGTGTAAATCCAAATAATATTACAGCTTTTAATGCTGCATTACAACAAGCATCAGAAAGTAAAGCGAAATTTGAGAAGGCGGCAGCACAAGGTGGTGTCGGTACTGGCTTTACAATAGATCCAAATGTTTTGAAAGCTATAGATGATACATATAATACAGTGCTTTCTCGATTCAGACAAGCACAAGAGATGCCTGGTAAAGAATTAGCGCAACAAATTCAGGGCATTACACAACAACTTAATAATATTCGTGCTCAAACTGCCACATTATTTCCCGCACAACCAGTGAAACTTTTAGCGCTGGGAACTTCTGTAGCCGAAGTAAATACTTTAATATCTAGTACCGGGACAATTAAATTAAACGCAGAAGGAACGGCTACGGCTTGGAAAGACACTAATTCACAATTACGTGAGGCTATCAATCTTCAAAATCAACTTAAATCACCTTCAGCATCCGCACCAGTAGCCCAGGCTAAGGGCGGGTATATGCGATTTGCCACTGGTGGCAAAGCACATGGAACGGATACAATCCCAGCGATGTTATCGCCGGGAGAATTCGTCGTTAATGCACGGTCCACAAGACAATTTTTCTCGCAACTTGTGGCCATGAACGCTGGTGTCAAACCAATCTATCGGCAAGACGGCGGAGCCGTTACAAATATTGGTGACATTAACGTAACTGTACCTGGTGGATCGACCACTAGACAAACTGCGAGAGAAATTGCGACTGCCCTTCGACGCGAAGTGCGGCGCGGAACGAGTAAACTATAGTTTAAGGAGAGTTTTATGAATCCTGTATCTTTTCAGCAGAACGCGACTGTTGAGGTGACACGAAATTCTAAATCTACCCCTATCAGTCAGTGTCTTCTCCAAGGTAACTACCGTGTTGGACACTACCGTAAGGGTCGTAGGATTAATGAATATTGTGGTCACAATGGTATTACCATTGAAGGTAAAAATGAGTTATTCAATGTAATGTTCAATGGGTCGGCAGCTATTGCCAACTGGTATATTGGTTTAATCAATCTTACTGGTTATACAGCTTTAGCTGAAGCAGATACCTATGATGCCTTAAATCAGGCTGGCAATGGTTGGGATTGGTTTACAGACTACACTGACGGCAACAACGGTGACTCAACAATCACGCGGCCTGAATGGGGTCCTGATGCTGCATCAGGTAAGGCCATCAGTAACGCTACGGCAGCTATTTTTGATATTACAGCCAATGGTACTGTTAAAGGTATTTTCGTTGTTGGCGGTGCCAATGGTGTGACAAAATCTGACCATACAGCCGCTGGCAATTATCTATGGGCCACAGCCCTGTTTACAAGTGGTGACGTGGCTGTTTTAATTGGGGACCAACTCAAGGTGACTTACACCGTCAGTGCCCCGGCAGTAACCTAATGGTAACGCATCTAGGGGGCTCACGCTGAGCCCCCTATATTCTTTAGGAGTCTAATTATGGCTTTGCTTTGGATTGAAGGCTTTGAAGGCTTCGGAACTAGTGTAGGAGATGCGCCGTCTCCTGCTGGAATTGTGGGTAGAAAATATGCTGTTAATGCTGAATCGTCAATGGATGTGGAAACTGGACGATTAAGTGGTTATTGCCTAGAATTTAATAGTATTGCAGCATGTTCCATAGTTGGCCCGACGCTACCTACAACAGATGCTACATTGATTGTTGGTTTTGCTGTCAAATTTGCAACCACTAGTAATGTTTGCTATCTTATGAATATGTATGATGGTGCGGGTGCGACTGGTATCAATTTAAGATTACAACCTTCAACTGGTGAGCTTTATATTTATCGTAGTAGTACACAATTGGATGTGACCTCTGGTTTAGGTTTATTAGTAGGCCATTGGTATTACATAGAGCTTAAAGTTGTGTGCAATAATACAACTGGCAGCTATGAAGTACGTGTTGATGGCATAAATGTTCTTAGCGATACTGGGGTGGATACACAAGTAGGTGCTGTTGCATATCACAATAAATTTGGAATGATATCAACTACTGGACTTAATCCACAATATGATGATCTTTACTGTCTTGATGGTTCTGGCGCAGTTAATAATGATTTCTTAGGAAATATGCGTGTAATAGCAATTCGTCCAGATGCTGATAATGTTCAAGCTTGGACACGAAGTGGTGGTGCAGAAAACTATGATCTAGTAAATGAAGATATCTGTGATGATGATACTGGATATGTTGAAAGCAGTGTATCTACAACTAAAGATTTATATGACTACGCCGCTGTAACTGATTTAGGTGATAGTGTCAAGGGAATACAGATTAACACAGTTTGCCGTGAAACAGATGCAAATAGTTTTAGTCTTGTAACTGTAAGTAAACTCGGAGCAACTGAGAGTAACAGTGCGGCGGCATCCATTGGTACAACAGACTATGTTACAAAAACACGGGTAATGGAAACCGATGCAACTGGAAATGCTTGGACAATTGCTAATATTGATGCCTCACAATTTGGAATAAAAGTAAACTAATATGGCATTAAGAGCAACTAATCAACTCATTGAAGTGCTCGGCCCAGGTGCTGACGGTACCCTTAGAGTTACCAGCCAGTATATTGAGGTTCTAGCCGCACCTGAAGCCATTCTTCTTGCAGATGCAAGCAATGAAATTGATTTTACAACCTACGCTCAGGCTCCTAATAGTTTATATATTAGCCAAGACATTGCCTTTACTACGGCTTTAGGTGGTTATTCGTATTTAAAAAGCGGTGAAGACCAATTAACTTTTAATTCAGTTTCTTCATATATTGGACCTAAATGGTTTGATGTAACTTCTGCAATTGAGTTTGAAGATGCTGTAAGAATTCCTGATCTTTACGAAGAATCTGTTACGTCGAATATTGCGTTTACACTTATAGCTGCTGCTGGTGGAGATCGAAATCTTAGTGTTGAGAATGAACTTGCATTTTTACAACTTTCAGACTTGCGAGAAAAGTATCGCGCAGCCACTAGTGAACTAGCATTCACAACTGTCGCTACCAGTGATATATATAAAATTGTCACGAGTGAATTAGAATTAAGTCAAGATGCACAAAGAGGCTTAACAGTTGCTGCATTTTTACAGCCAATTACCCTTGTTCAAACTGTCCGTTTAAATCCAATAAACCAGAATCTATCCCAAGCTATCGACTTTAGTCAAGATGGTCGTAATAGTGAAAAAAGTCTTCATGTTGATAGTGAACTAGAACTCGAAGATACAGAGATTGTAATTCGACCATGGGTATTAAATGCTGGTACTGAAGTTCAATGGTATGAAACTGGATATGATGAAACTACTTATCTTGAAATAGATATTTTAACTGGACTGCAAGACTCTGTCACAGTAGAAAAAATAATTGGTCGATTTGCAACTTCGCCTATTTGGACATCACAAACATCAGAGAAGGCTCTTATTAAAGTAGGTGCAGTTGATGTAAATGCTACGAGCAATATTGCATTTACAACTATTATTCCTGTGCCTATATATGCTGAGGCTAATTCTACGATTGATTTCACTACTTATGCAGATAATAAATATGAATTTCCAGTAACAGGACTTGAATTAAGTAGCGAAGCGACATTAAATAAAACGCTTAATCTTGCAACATTAAACAACATTCAATTTATCTCTTCATTTTTCTCCGTCACTGAAGGATTTTCACTGTGTGATTATTCTCCATTTGTAGGTAGTACAACTGACCCAGATGCACCGCAGCAACTCTTAAAGAATATACCGGTTCTTGACGCTAATGCCTCTGGTGTAACTTTATTCTATCCATGGGTATCACCGACAACTACAGTAACTTTACGTGGACCAGACTTAGGTAACAAGAATAGACTAGAATTTCAACGAATAAAACGCGAGACTCGTGGCGGTACTTTAATTGTGTGGGCCGATCCAATATGGCCTAAGAATGAGCGCTTAGTGCTTAGTTTCTCAGGTCTAACAGAAGCGGAAGGCCAAGCATTACTTGACTTTATTTACTTGACACTTGGATTGGAAATTGGTTTAATAGATTGGGAAGGTAACTGGTGGCGTGTTGTTACAATGACACCTAGTGAAGCCTTGACCAGAAATAGTCGTGAAAACTTGTCAATCAATCTGGAGTTTGAAATGACACGATCCGTGCTTCGTGGTCGCAGCACAAATGAAATTACTTTTGTTGATACACTTGCTAAAACATTGATTAAATTCCGTGATGAAACTTCATCTATGGAATTTACAACCTCAGCCGATCGACTAGCAGTTTTAGGTAGGGAGCTTGATGGTGAACTTGAGTTTACAACAATTTCAGAGCAACAAACTATTTGGAATAAAAATTCAGCAAATGAACTTGAATTTACAACGACTTCTGAACAACAAACTATTTGGAATCGTGGCCCAGCAAATGAACTTGAATTTACAACAACTTCAGAGCGACAAGCAACTTTAAGTCGTACTTCAACAAATGAACTTGAGTTTACAACGACTTCTGAACGACAAGCTACCTTAAATCGTGTTGCAAGTTCTGAAATTGAATATATTGAAGATGCAATTTCAAGTATAAAGAGTCTTGATGCGAATAATGAAATTGAATACACTGAAAATGTCATTTCAAGCACAAAGAGTCTTGATGCTGATAATGAACTTGATCCAACAAGCACCTTAGCATATGAGTTGGTTTAATGCTTGAAATTACCGCCCCTTGGCCAGAATCAGACTGTCGAGTATACTTACCCAACCCTAAATTTGGGGATAGTGAGTCTCTGGCTATTGACATGAGTCCCAAACGTGCGATGGATGGTACATTATATACTTATGTTAAAACAAAAGGGTTACGTAGAAAAATAGTTATGTCGTTTACTATGACTAGACTAAAATCAATTGAGCTAAACAGATTCTTACTCATGTATATTTCCAGGCAAATGAAAATAGTAGACCATTTAAGTCGCGCCTGGGTAGGCTATATTACTAGTAATCCAGTTGAATTTAGCACCTCAAGACGAGGTTATTTTGGTGGTGGTGATGAACTTGTAGATGTTGAACTCGAATTTGAAGGAACACTAATCTAATGAGAGCATTATCGCCAACAGCATTAGCAAAATTACAAACACGCTTAGGCAACGAACCTGTTGTAATAGTTGAAATTCAATGGATAAAAGATGGCGGTTGGCAATCTTATGCTGACCGTGACATTGCTGGGGGTGTTAAAGGCAAGATACTTGAATTAAGCGACCTTGACGATGTAATTGCAATTACTGAAAATAATGATTCACAAGAAATTCAAGTGACTTTTGATGACACTGATGGTTCGTTAAAAGATATATTGAATTATACCGACATTCATATGCGAGATGTGCGTGTTTGGCAATGGTTTGAAGGCTTAGATTTAACAGATAAGTTCCTTTTATTTTGCGGTAAAATTAATTCACCAATAGTTTGGAACGAAGGTGAACAGACGCTAAGTTTCTCGATTGTCTCTAGGATTGAAGATAAAGAGTTCGGATTCTCTCCCGAAGAGGGTCAGTTCCCATACATTCCAGTTGATTTAATTGGAGTGCCCTGGCCCTCTTGTTTTGGAACCCCGCTTGATGTTCCGTGTGTAGCAATTGGTCAAGCAGTACATGGAACAACTCTTGCTGGCCTTGGAATACTTAGTGGATCAGGGGAACCAAGTTCCACAGGTGCTGTTGATCTTAGCGGCCTTGCTGTACAACAAGTTCAAGCCGGACATTGTAGTTTAGTTGCAAGTTGCTGGTTAGGTGTGAATGACAACGAATGGCAGAAATATGAATCACAACGAGCTTCATTAGAAGAAGCAATAAGCCAATCCGCTCAGTCCGCACAAAATGGGGCAAGTACACAAGCTGAATCAGATGCTGAAAAAATTGCCCGTGTAAATGCTTCTAATCTTGGTATTAATCCAGTGCGTATTTTAGGTGGACAACTATTCCCAAGAAATAGGATTACACTTAATATTGGTGGTGGTTTATTTACAGGTTATTTTGGCAATACAGAAAATGTAGACGATGATTTATTTACAATAGTCAGTAGAAATCATCCAGAAAATTTAAAAGAATACTACGACGAAATAGCCGATCCATCGAGAGTTACCCCTGGAAACCCCGGATCAGGGGCTGGCGCAGATTTTAATTTTTATTCAAAAGTACCTTGTGGTAAAGGTGATTTTAATGATGGCTGCAATATACGTACTGAAGGTAGTGTAATTTGTACAATGTTATTTGGTGGCGGAACTTCTGGAGTTCTACCTAAATATTTCTGGGCGGATGCAGGATCTGCTGTGACCTTGTATGGCAGTGAACCGATAACATACATTGTAAGTATTGTGCCAGGAACAGTTTTATCGGTAAAGGCATTCAAAACCTTTAATGGTGTAAAACATTTACTTAATGTTCCAGATAATTATTATCGGGTTGAAACTAAATATTATGGGCCGATAGCAGCTGTACAGATTATCTTCAATAAAACATTAAGCACAATATCAGATCAAAACTGGGGTGATGATATATATGTGACATTTGAATCTTCTGTTGGCCCGAATATCGTTGATATTCTTGAGTATATTATTGATACTTATACAGAATTTGCTGTTGATGCACCTTCATTTGATGCTGTTCGTATAAGTCTTGAGCCATTTCCTGCAAATTTTGCAGTTTTAGAACGTAAGAATGTATTAACTATACTCCAGGAAATAGCGTTTCAAGCACGTTGCAGTTTACGTCTAATAAATGGTATCTTTTATCTTACATACCTTCCAGCAGAGCCTGCGTCTGTCGAAACAATCACTGAAAGTGATATAGAATTTAATAGCATCTCTATAAGTGGTTCACCTACTGAGGATTTAGTTACGAAATTAATACTTGAATGGCGTATTACTTACGCTGAAGAAGATTTAAATAAACTTATATTACGACATAATATAAGCTATTATGGCTTACATGAAGAAACAATAGAATTTTATATCTATAATCAACCAGATATTATTTTAAAAGTAGGCACATTCTGGCTTATTAGAAAAGCTAATACCTGGAAATATTTTAATTGTAGAACTTTCTTACATAAATTAAATGTAGAAACTTTAGATTGTATAACATTAAACTTTGAAAAACCATATGTTTCTGACAATCCTACAAAAGCTATTATTCAAAAGGCTACTTTTAATTCAGTAGATCAACTTATAGATATGGAATGTTGGCTACCAATTAAATTTGGCACAATGAGTCCGTATGATTTTGCCTGGCCTGCTGATGTATCTTCTGATTGGATTTATCCAACTAATGATGATGTTATTTTAGGTCGATCTGGTAGTGCTTGGATTGGAGAAGATGCTATCGGAGTATTACCAATAGGTGACGTGGAAGATACAAGTACAGAACAATTTAGTTCTGGTGGTGGAACTAGTGTTTCACGTGGACCTACTAGAGGCAAAGATTGGCAACCTCCAACCTATGAGACATTCAGCCCTGAAGCAGATGCAGCGGCACGTGCAGAGGCTTTTACATATGGATTAAAAGCAAAAGCGAAAGCAAAGGATGATTGGTTGCGTGAGAGACATGATACAGGAGATAGGAATCCTTCAGATAAGGATTTTACTGCACAGAGTGTTGGTAATACTGGTCGAAGCGGTGAAATTGTAGCTACAACTAAAGTTGAGCCGTCTAAGCAGCTATTAACACCTAATCCACAAGCGGTTATTCCTACACATATACCACTTCCAGGCGAAGGTTTGATACTTGATTTAAGTTTAACAAAAATACAGGACTATAATAGAAGCGAAGGAGCAATTGCATATTTAAAAGATATTCTGCATTTTAATGCCGCTGGAGACAAACTCTGTCTTTGCAGTGATCTTCAAATATGGGATGTTTCTGGCGCTGATCCAGAAAAGGAATTTGACTTTAGATATGATGCTGATGGAGATAAGTGGGGGGCAGGAACAGCTTGGCTAAAATAAAGGTGTTATATGGATTTTTCTTGGCTATCTGATATTTTTAATGCTTTACTTAAATTTATTCCCCGCCCCATTATTATACGGGCTACACATGGTGGGGTTAAATGGCGTTGGGGACGATACGTGCATATGATGAAGCCAGGATGGCATTGGGTATGGCCTCTAACAACAGACTGGGAAATAATTGTTACTGCAAGACAGACTAACAATCTACCTAATCAAGCGTTAGTGACGAGCGACAAACAACAGGTCGTAGCAGGAGCTTTGATTGTATTTTCAGTCAAAGATGTTATGCAGGCAATTGGCGAGCGGAACTGGGATGTTGGTACTACAGTTAATGATATCTCATCGGCCGCGATAGTCAGTGTCATAACAAAATGGAAATTAGACGATCTGTTGCAACATTTAACTGATGAGGTTGAAGAAGAAGTGACTCAAGCTTGCCGTAAACAATTACGACAGTATGGCGTCTATGTTCAAAGATGCTGTTTCACAGACTTCGCACCTTGTCGTATTTATAAACTTATGGGCGCAGAAAAACCACCTTGCCTTAATTCTGCGGAGGGATACTAATCTCCTTTATCTCAATTCTATCCCCGCCCATATTCCAAGCAAAACGCTCTGGGTCTTCTGGAAGCCAGCTACATTCTATCCAGGCTACCAGTGCGTCATCACGGAATACTTCTATCCTATAATGTTTTAATTCACTCATATTGGCAGTCTCATAAGAGTTTGATATAGTTTAGCTTCAGCTAATGCATCTGATAATGCATCGTGTGCCTGGATAGTTTGTATTCCAAGTTGTTTGCACATAGCTGGCAGCGACACAGACGGATAAACAGGTTCTTCCCCACGCATGATAGCCCGGTCATTTATTGATATTGCTAAAAGCATCGAGTCCCTCGGATGGGGGTGAAACATAGCATTCATACAGTCTAAACCGAGCCATGCTTTTAAGAACCCAGCCTCAAATGCCCAATTGTGTGCCAATGGCACCATAGACTTACGATAAGGAAGCTCTAACCGCTGGAACCATTCATCAAATAAATCTGCAACTTTCCACTGATCTAGTGATGTTTCTTTTAATATCTGAAGGTTTAGTCCATGCACGTTCTGTGCGGCCCCCTCAGCCCGTTCTGGATACTCTGGGGCAATAGTAGTATAGAATGGCCTTATTTCTTTCAATGGCTCAAGCATCGAATCTAAGGGCTGTACAGCTATTTGGATTATTTCATGGTGCCCAGGCATAAGACCTGTTGTTTCAAAGTCAATGGCACACATGATATTACCATTTAAATGTGATAAAGTATTAGGATGTATTGGCATTATTTCACTGCTTTCTTCATTAAACCTTCGTTACAAATTTCACGCCATTTTGATACATTAGCATCTTCAGTATCAAAGTCTCTGGTTTTAGCCCACTTAGTAAAAGCTGCAAGGATTCGAGTACTGGGGTACTGATCTCCAACTACAATTGGATTGGCCAAAGCAGTTAAATACACTAAAAAATCGGCGAACGCACCCGCGATTATTGGTCTATTGTTCATGGTTTTCCAGTTCTAAAATCTTGGTTTTAAGAAGTTGTAGTTGTCTTTCAAGTTCAATACAAGCTATTTCTTCTTTTTGTATTAGTTCAATTGGTGCTTTTTGCTTAAATCCTGTATTATTTAATTTTGATTGTTTAGCACAGAGGAATTTATAACACTTTTCTTGCTCTTTTTTATATCTTTTAAGTTCTTCTTCAGTATCAATATCAACGGGAGATAGAATAAGTTCACATCCATCAACAGTTGTGCAAACAGCATTACTTAGAATAGGTGCTATTTCACCAGCATAGATAATTTTAACTCGAAGAAGAGACTCAAGTAATACATCGTGATTCCAGTTATGTATAACTAGTGCTTTTATAATATTACAACAAATAGTCAAATCTACTGGCGGTTTAAACTTATGTTTATTAAGCAAAAGTCGCACCGCATGTATTATATGCCGAATAAATGTTCCTTGTTCTTCTATGTGCATTACTTTTGCTTGCGCCTCTCTAACTTGACTAGTTCGCTATCAGGTTCAGTTGGTTCAATCTTCAAAGGGTTATCTGAAATTTCAAGGGGATTCCAAGGAAGGTCATTTAATTCAGCTGGTAACAACCCTTCCTCTATTCGCATACGTGTTTCAATCAGGCAGAGAAAATTCCAACAGGCCATTGCATCGTGTGGTTCGTCACGATCACCGCGCATATATTTTAAAAAATGACGCATACCACTATCAGCATAACGTGATAAGGGTATACCTTTCTCCCAATTTCTAGCCGCATACTTGTTTGCCCCACCTTCAAGAACCTTAGCAACTTCAAAAATAGCCCTCACAGGCAATAAATCCATGCGTCCTTTGCCTTCTTGTGCATCACGGACTGCTCCAGTAGTAAATTCTGTGCGAGTTCCTGAATCTTTAATGGTATACTTCTTAGTCACAGTCAGCATCCTCCTCTTCTATACTATTAATAATCTTAATATAATCACCACCATGCCGTGAAGCAAATTTCTTTTCACTACAGCGTATTGGTGCTGACATAGGTATATCAGCAACTGGGTAGGCTAGGTCACGATATTTATCCGAATAACGATAAACTCTTATTATATATTCCATGTTAAACCTCTGTACTCTTTAATAGTTTCTTAGCTCGGCAGATGTAAGTAAAATCCTGTGCCTCAGCAGGTGTAAATGACATATTTCCTATATATCTTACATTCCCAGTATAACTACCCACTGGATACATGGTAGGTAGTGCCCCATATAACCGTCCTCTAGTCCAATCTTCTTGTGTAGATTCATCCAATGTAGCGAGAAATAAAGTGCAAAATTCTGCAAAAGGTACACAAGCACCTGGAGTATAAAAGCACTTATCATCGAGAAACGCTTCTAAAACTGTTCGATTAGAATCTGCAAGTTGATCCTTATTACTAGTTACAACAATTGGTAATCGCATACGGTGTTCTAAATCGGGTAATGAAGCGTTAAGAAGTGTAGCTAAAAAGTATGGAGCCTCTTCCTCTAATTTTTCACATAACATAACTTTAGGAATTTCTGAACCTGGTATTAGTGGTGATACTAATATCATTGTAATTCTAGTGTCATCCTTAAATATTGGGCAATCATTTTTGTCATTAGCGCATTGAATCCAATGCGTTGAATTACGTTGCTGATAAACTTGTTTATGTTTTGGATGTATAGAAATAGTTGGTGATGTTACCCAGTCTTTAATTTTGTTATAAACTGCTGCTCCAGACTTAGTTATATTCTTTTCTTCAATAACACATAAAATAGCCCCTGCAAGTTCACCGTTAAAATCACCTGAACTCGTCAAAGCTGTATCGGCACGTATTACACCTTTTGTCATTAGAAGTGATACAGCTTCATGTAAAATAGATTTACCAGATTCTTGTAAACCATACAAAAATAAATATGGCAGTGGTTCAAATGGTTCTCTAATCATACAAGCTATCCATAACATTAGATAGTCTTTTCCAGTTCGTATTCCATTTCTTTGTGCCCAAGGTAAATCAATAAGATAGTCATCTAATTCTCTTCCAATATGATCTAAAATCAAGTCCCAATGAGGATGTTGTGAGTTACCATCTGGATCAATGTCAGTTGCTGGATTGAATTTAAGCTGAGCAGCATTCAGGTTCCATTGTCTATTACCAGGGTACTCTTCTCTAAAAGGTAAATTTACATGTATCCATGCTTTTGAAATAGTCTGACCTAGAATTGGTTCAGCCATTTCATACCCAATAGATTTTAATTTAGACCTGGCATCATCTTTTCCCAGTTGCATCCACATACCTTGATCGTGTCTAATATACCAGCCAGACAATGTATGATTAGGTGTAATTACTGCGCGAGTATTCTCGTCTATCTCCTCGAAGTCAATACTATCTTTAGTGCTAGATACATTGATATTATAGACCTTGATCCACTTGCCACGTTTCTTTATCCAGCCAACAACCTCTAAATCTTTATCAGTCTTTAGGCTCTCGACTTCGACAAGCAACTTACCACCTTTATGCTGGCGTAGTATTACCTTTCGATCTGCTAATTCTACTGGTATCTCAATCTTATGTCCCATAGCTTGTACAGCACTGATAGCTGCATTAGCATCAGTAAATGTAAATCCAGCTTTGTCGTCTTCTAATCCAGAATAAGCATTAGAAGCATCAAAGAAATTCAATGCTTGGTTAAAATATGTGTAGCTCCAGCCGCTTTTATCTTGCTGCCAGAGGGTGTGTTCTCTTGTTCCTTTGCCAAATCTTACAACTCTAAAACCACCACCTTCTAATGGAAATGCAAAGCAGTTGGGCTTTCCAGGGTCTTTTCCTTCACTTAGTGTTTCAAAGTTTCCAATAAGCGGAATTCCAGCTGCTTTGCGTTCTTGGAAATACTTTTGCAGCACGGCAGTGTGGGTTTGCAATAGATGGTGGTCTTGAATCCATGATGTAGAAAAATCAGAATACTGCTGCAAACCAGAAATGATCTGCTTATGGATCTCAGTTAGTGGTACTGCTTTTTGGGATGCTGCTTTATCTGCAATAGAATCTTGTTCATCTTCTGGTACACCTTCAATACGTACTTTCTGACGTTTTCTAGTTGCAACATCAATATATTGTTTCCAGTTTTCAGGCACTTGCATGTATGCACGCGAACCATCAGGGTTGAGGTTGTCCTTCAGAATAGTGAGTCCTTGGTTCTCCTTAGTCATCTTTTTGTGCCACACCCAAAGGTTTCCTCCGGCTCCATCCAAATTAGCTTGAAAATCAAAACCTACTTGACGTGATATTATCTTGAGACAAGCGAGAGCCAGCGCACTATGTTCAGTGTGATTTGCAGTAGAAGGCAATGTGGCAGGGTCGAATTCAAAGTAAAGATGAATCCCCAAACCTCTTGTACTCCGCAAGACTAAAGCTTCTGGTACGTGCAAAAGTTTCTCACGTATCTCTGCAAGTTGTTCATCGCTAATTCCAACACCTGCACTATGCCCAGTGATAGAATCAAAGTCAAACCCTACCCGAGCAGATTTTTTTTGCTTCCAGTTCCACCCTGTCATGCCAATTCCGGACACATGGCGTTCTAATGGATACCGCAAATCATAATCATTGTCTATTGGGTCCGAATTTGCATTTTTAGGAATTCTGAGATTGTACCAAGTGTCAAGGCCATTTGAAAATACTCCCGTTTTACCTTCAACCGGTTCCCCATCTCCTTGGTCTACCATAATTTGAACTTCCATTTCATCATTATACCACTCTGCGACACGTCTCTCATTGTGCGGCAAGCAGTTAGCTAAGCAAAGTTTAATAACAGTAGAGGGTTGAGGCATAAGAGGACCTTAATCTTTTAAATTCTCTGAAAAATATAACCAGTGAATGGCTTCGGAATTAACTTGTAAAATGCTGCCAAAAACTTTTTCTATCTTTGTCGGTTTACAATAATCAGGGTACCTGTGTCCGCTGCCAGGCTTAAATAAACAAGCCCAAGCGGGTGCTATTCCGTTTTTTATTGATCTATATAGTGTATTTTTATTAATGTCAAATTTATTTGCTAAGTCTACTACATACCAAAATTGATCAAATGCGTAAACTCTATTATTTGCGAATCTAATTCTACTTCTAATCCTTAGACGCTTAGAATGGGCTTCTGCAAATATAGGATCAGTATGCCTAGCTTTTAATCGTTTTATATTGGCAGCAGCAAAGACAGGATCAGTATGCTTAATTTTAAGGCATCTAAGTCGCTTAGCTCTAAACTTAGGATCAGAAAGTTGAGTCAACATACATTTACGTTGCGCACTACCATTTGCTGAACCTTCTCCACCATCAGTCATATTTGTGAGAATACCAGTTCCTAAATCTCTTCGTCCAAAGTTGGCAATTAGTCCACGTTCCCATGTAAATGCTTCAGATTCAGTTAAATTTTCTAAGATATGGATAATTTCAACTTCAATTTTTCTTTGAATATAACTTCTAAGTACATTATGAAAATAATCATGTCTTTTAATAAGTTGAGCATTTAAATGCTCTCTACTGCGATTCCCGTGTCCTTTCCCAATATAGAAAGGAACATCATTCACGACGTAAGCATATACATAAAATTTTCGCATTGTTTAACCCTTCTATTATATCTTACAGGCAAACAAGCGCCGTTATTTCAAAAACCAGCGACTAACTCAAAATAATAGTCACTAAATCAGTGATAGTTAAATTTTATAACTATCACTAGATTAGTGACTAATTCGTAACTACTGAAGATTACTGAGTTTACAGTGATAGTTGTATTAATGGGTTACAACACTGAAAACTTTGTTTCCGTACCAATGTATTAATTTCGGATTTTAATTACTTTTCTCGCGCAAGAGAAGTTTTTTTAGAATTATAACCCATTAATACAACTATCACTGTAAACTCAGTAATCTTCAGTAGTTACGAATTAGTCACTAATCTAGTGACAGTTGTAAATTTTAACTATTACAATTCTAGTAAACATTATTTCACTTATCTGCGCCGTTTTTGAAATATCGGCGCTGTTTTTTGTGTAATAATAATAGGAGCAAACAATGGCCATTAAATACAATAAACCACACGTACTAGATGATGGCACGCTAGCTTATCCTAAACGCGGGTGGGAGCCACCACCACTGATTGAAGGGTATCAGCGTAAATCGAATAATCCTAAAAACTCTGATGCATGGATACTTATACCTATATGGGCTACTTGCGGATTTCGTAAGCAAATACAAGTGAGAAAAGAAGGTTGTCGTTGTATTACAATGTATCATGTTTGCACAAATGAAAATATTGAACCACAGACTGTAGTTAATTTGAATTTATGCTCTAATTGTAAATTTTGTACTTCTAATGCTTGAAAATACTGCTATAAATTTTGATATTACCGAAATACTTCCCCCCTACCTCATGCTGAGGGTCGTGGATCGCAGATCACTTGATTATATGGAACTACGAGATTCCATCGCAGCCCATGGATTCCTTAATTCTATTTTAGTACGCAAGTCTAAACAAGTCGATAACAAATATGAAGTTATTGATGGTATGTATAGATTTTCTTGCGCTAAAGACCTCGGCATAACACAGATTCCTTGTGTAATTGTTTCAGCGTCAGATGAAGAAGCATTGCTGATGCAGATTGAAGCAAATATGCAACGGCCACCAACAAAACGTGCTGAATTTGCACTTCATCTAAAACGAATGTTCGCCGCTGATCCAGACTTGACTTTTGAAGCTTTATCGGTTAGGCTTAACAAAAATCCAAAATGGATACGTGATACTCTTAAATTGGTAAGACTCTGTGACACTGCAAAACGGGAATTGGATGCAGGCAATCTTCCTCTGGTTGCAGCTTATGCAATGTGTAGGTTGCCCCAGACTTTGCAAGCAGAGTTTCTACCTAAAGCTCTCTGCATGAGTGGTAAAGATGCAGCAATTATATGTAATGGCATGATGAAAGAGTATATTGAACGTATTGTAAAACAACATGCTGAAAAGTTTTTTGTGTTCAATCCGACGCCAACTCCGTATCTTAGAAATTTACGTATGATTAAAAGCGAATTTGAAAAGCCTCTAAGTGGTACGGTGATTTTAAGTGCCGCAGAAAAAGATGAGGATTTAACACCGTTGAATGTCTGGCGTTTGGCTTTGGCATGGGTTTTGCACTTAGATAGTGACAGTGTAAAACAATATACTGAGAAACAACAAATAAAATTTGATAAAATGGAGCGGCAAATACTTGAAAGGAGGGAGAAACGTGCCATCCGAAAGCAGCAAAAGGACTTGGGTTTAACTGATGATTGGCGTGATTCGTTAATTGAAGACTAATTTTTAATTGGAGATTTGAATTATGGGTAATGAACTTTCCGTTGTAAATCTTAACCAGCTACCTACTACTGGCCTTAGTGTCACAAGTGACATTTTTCAGGCCGTTGCAAAGAGCGGTTCATTCTTGGAGCGTATACAGTTGTATACAAAGGGTGCAGCCATTGATAATGGTCTAATAGCACCAGGTCGCTATGGGGCTCCTCGTGGTGACGATGTTATCCAGGATTTGGGTAACGAGATTGATATTCTACCAGTCTGCTGTCGTGTAAAGGCACTTGATATGCGCGACCGCGACCTGATTGTAACTAACTATGATCCTACAAGCGAAGCTTTTAAGGTCATCAAGGAACTAGGCGACAAGCCAAATTCGGGCTGTATGTATGGCCCAACTTTCCTCGTATTTGAACGTGGCTCAGGGCAGTTTTATGAGCTATTCTGTGGTACAAGTTCAACACGTAAGGAAGCCCCTAAGATTGGCGCTTTCCTACCTAAGTCGGCTGAGGATGCTGAGAAGTTGTCAATTCAGTTTAATCGGCCTGTTGGAACGGCCCCAGAGGTCTGCACGCTGAAGGTTAAGTACATCAAGAAGCCAACCTATGGCTGGCACGTCCCGGTGTGCGTTGCATGTTCTACGCCCCTCACTAATTTACCGCCAATGGAGGTTATTGTTGAGGAGATTAACAAGTTTATGGCGTTGAAGAGCACTGAGATCGAAAAGGTCGAAGAGCCTGTAACTTCAAAGCGTGCGCGATAAGGTCGGTAACGAGTAGGGCCAGGGAATCGAGACCGATGGCCCTACTCATCTTTTCTTTTATATTTGTGATGTTAAGGAGATTTTATTATGAATTGTTTGGTAAGTCTGTATGTTGGTGGTTTGCTGGTAAATGTTCTGAATCTCAGATCAGCTGGTACCTTGAGTGTGGGGACAGTAGCACAGGCTGTGATTTGGCCAGTAAGTGCTGTTGGGCAGTTATACGCAATTGTTGCCCCCGCTGTTGTAGCCGTTATTGGGTACATTACTGCTTTGATTAATAAAGTAAGAGGTAAGTAATATGAAGAAAGTATTGTTATATGGTTTGGCTTTTTGGGTGGGCGGATTATGTGCTTTAGATGGGTTTAATGCATTATGGCCCATTCAGGTAATTATGGATTTTGTTACTAATTTTAGGTTACAACCACCCTGTTAAAGGAGTAAGTAATGTTAAGAAAACTTTTAACACATGCATTATCTGTTTGGGCTGGCGGGTTTGTAGTACTTTATTGGATGTTGGATCATGTAGCACGTGAACTTGATGCTTCAGTAACTTTTAATGATATAGTTTTTGCCGCTTCGTGGCCTTATACTTTAGTAACCTATGTTTGGAGTCTAATATGTCAATAAGATTGCTATTTGCTATTTTAGGTATTATCACTGTAGCTATGTTTGTTACAGCATGGTATATGTTTCCACTTACTAATATGACACAAACTATAACGTACATGCCAGTTGCAACTACACAGACAGTGGTACTAGCCAAATTAACACATGATAAGGTTAGGGATGTATATTGGTTAAATTTAAATATAACAATTCCACAAGGTTACCATATTTATTCAATTTATCAAGAAGCCAATGGACCACCTGCTTCAACAATTGATCTTGATCCAAACACTATGTTACTATTGATGGAGTCAGATTGGTTTGAAACTCCGAATCCAACTATAAAACGTTCAGATGTGTGGCCAGGAGTTAAGATACTCCAGCTTGAAGGTGTTGTTGATTGGACTGTGCCAATTAGAGTATTTGGTTCAAAATCAAAACCTGTTATAAGTGGAGTAATTAAGGTGTATCCCTGTGGCAAAACGGGTTGTTTGATGCCACAGAAGATTCAATTCACTACGGAGGTCAAATAATGAGTATCTACAGAATCACGTGGACAGATGGTTTTAGACTAGAGATTGATGCAGAGAGTGAATCTTTAGCTCGTCGAATTGCTGTTGATACACGGGTTGAGGAAACAGAGGGGGCTGACGCGAAAGATCGTAGATCAGCAATGCAGCCCCCTTTTGTGGAACTGTTACGAAGATAATAGAGGGCCGAGATAGCTCAATGGTAGAGCAATGGTTTTGTAAACCATGGGTTAAGGGTTCAAGTCCCTTTCTTGGCTTTAAGGTATAATTAAGTTTAAAATTGGGGATAATTATGGGTTTTTGGACACTTGATAGATTCTGTGACGCCATTTTTTTACTCTTGGGTTTACGCTTGCCTGTGTAGTATCTGTAGGTATTCTTATTATACCAATCATAGTTATCATGTATATTAGCGATAAAATTAAATGACACTAGGTTGGATAGGAAATATGTTCATAGTATTGGCTATGCTTTGTTTAGGGCGTAAATGGACGGTTGGTTGGGTATTTAGTGTCCTAGGAAATATAGTCTGGTGCTGGTATGCTATTACATTGAATATGTATGATATACTAGCTGTTGATGTATTTTGTACAATTATGGCAGCTTACAACTGGTGGACATGGAAAAAAGGAACTTAGTATGCCTAAACGTCGGAGTGCAAGAGCAAGAGAACGTGAAGTAACTAGGGAACAAAATAGAACACAAGTAACATTCGAGTTTCTAACAGAAAAGCAAAAAGAAGCATGGGAAGCGTATCAGAAAAATGAAGTTCTATTTCTTGCAGGACCGGCTGGCACAGGCAAAACTTTTTTGGCAACTGCCTTTGCTATACGCGACATACTGGAGAAACAAAGAACTAAGATTGTTTTAACTCGCCCAATTGTTGAAGCAGGCGAATCACTGGGTTTTCTTCCTGGAGATTTGATTGAAAAAGTTAATCCATATATGGTGCCGCTATATGATTGCTACCATACACTATGTCCTGGGCATACAATAAAGAATAAAGTTATTGAGCAGGCATTTGAAGTAGCACCATTGGCATTTATGCGTGGTAGGACGCTTTCGGATGCTGTTTGTATCTTTGATGAAGCACAGAATGCAACCTTGATACAATTAAAGTTGTTTCTCAGTAGATTTGGAAAGAATTCAAAAATAATAGTAACAGGGGACCCAGAACAATCAGACTTACAAAATAAATCAGGGCTAGCTACTACTATGTCAAAACTATATAACTTGCCTGGAGTAGGTTTTGTACACTTTACACGAGAAGATGTTGTAAGACATTCTTTAATTTCTAGTATTCTTGAAAGACTTGAATAATGCCACAAGCTACATTACTTAGAGATGCGTATAGGTTTGCTTGGGATTACAGCCCTGATCCTAGCACGCAAGTTGGGGCAGTTATTATAACTAAAACATTTGGTCCAATTTATGGTTGTAATCGTTTACTGCCGGGATTAGATGTTGATTTAACTAATAGAAACCTGAAATACAAAGTAATTGAACACGCTGAGCGTGACGCTATTTTTAAGGCTGCAAAAGCAGGCAGGTCGTTAGATAATGCAATAATGTACTGTCCATGGGCAGCATGTTGTGACTGTGCTAGAGCTATTGTATTATCTGGTATTAAGGAAGTTGTTTGCCATGGGAATGCATTAGACATGACTCCCGAGCGCTGGCGAGAAGATATTGGTTTTGCTAAGAAGATTTTCGAGGCCGGGAGTGTAAAATATACTTGGTGGTATGGTAAGATCGGCGGTTGCGAGAATCTCTTTGATGGAAAGGTGTGGTATCCATGACAATACAAGAACTAATAGAACAGTCGTATGCAACTGCCTTAGAAAAGGGGTGGTGGGATAAAGAAATAAACTTCGGAGAGAAGTTAATGTTAATGGTCACCGAATTAGCAGAAGTCATGGAAGAATATCGAAAGACTGGGTTTACAGACCCAGAGAAAATGATTTATCTTCAAGATGGTAAGCCAGAAGGCATAGCGGTTGAATTTGCAGACCTATTGATACGGGTTGCAGATACTTGTGGATCGTATGAGATTCCACTCGAAGAAGCTTTAAAACTGAAACTTAAATACAATAAGACACGACCCTATAGGCACGGAAACAAACTCGCATGAACGCAGACGCCCTATTACTTCTGATTCCAATGATGAATACACCAGCTTTCTTAACATTAGCTACAGAGATGCTTGGGTATTCTCCTGCTAGGGCGGCGGATTCGGCTGGTTTGAAGAATCAATCACATATGCTGGCTTGTTTAGCTGCATTTAGGGATAAGAAGGTCCCCGCCAATGTTAAGGCATCACGTGATGTTTATAATTTACTGCAATATGGTTGTCTTTTTGCATCAGACGATATTGATATGTCAGCTATTTTGGAAGTATTAGATGGCATGTCGTTTGCACTAACAGATACCAAGGTCCGAGGTGTACAGGCAGCTATAGCAATAGGATCGCTACGAATGTGGAAAACAGCGGTTATTAGAGGCTGCCGTGCCGATCAACCTGAATTTATAAGGCGTGTGTATGATAAAATTTATACACAATTTTGTAATTTAGGCTTATCTGATGTGTTTTTGGTAAAGAATAAAAAAACGTTATCTGACCAAACCTTTACATTGGAGGATTAAGTATGTATGATGATTGGGATGATTTTGATGAAGACTATGATTACGACGACGAAGATAATTTTCCATGGGATACAAATAATCCCGAAGACGAAAACTTGGAAGCGGTGTAATTTTACAAGGAGATTATATGAACTACGAATTGATTAATAGTGTTTGTTATTACGTTTGTATGTCATCTATTGGAGTCGGAGCAACTTTAGGTTTGGCTTCAATTTGGATCACAGGTTTATGGGAAAGTGAATTTGCTCAAAAAAGTTGGTTGACAATGGGTGTACTTTTTGTGTCTTCTGCGTTGGGAGCTATTGTAACTAAGCTACTTGTGATAAGGTAATATTATATGATACCCGAATATTCGCTAACTATTTCTGTGTTTCAAGATGGTAATGCATTTTGTGCTGTATTTACAGATACATTTGAGAATATACAAGAATCAGATTGCGGATTCGGAGATTCTCGCATAGCAGCCATCACAGCCTTATTAAATGAAGCATCTTATTAGAGGTCTTTATGTTTGACACAGTGCCATTGAATCAGCCTTTAGATATTAAGTTTATTGTTACAACTAAATCTGGCACTCGGGTTAAGAAGCCGGGTCAAATACTAGTTACGGCAGCAAATATAGAATTTCTAAAATCACCTTTTGAGTTAAAGGATGAACTCAAGGCGATGAAGGGTGCTCGCTGGCACGGATTTGATGATCCTCCGCGTAAGATTTGGACGGCATCAAACTGTTTTCGTAATTGGTTTCAATTAAGATTGCTACTTGGCGAAGATGTATTTGCCTGGTTTGATAGACCAGTACAACATTTTGAATATGACCGTCCATTGATGACTCATCAAAAAGATATGACTGATCTCGGACTTACTTATCATTTTCAGATTTGGGGCGCGGAAATGGGCACTGGGAAGACCCTCTCCGCAATAGAGGTTATAGAAAAATCTGGAAAGCAAAATTGGTTTTGGATTGGCCCCAAGTCTGGTTTGTATGCTGTTGAGCGTGAGTTTAAGAAGTGGGGAATTTCAGATAATATTGATATGGAGGTTATGACTTACGAGGGACTTGTAAAACGAATGACAAACTGGCCGCCAGGTCAAAAGGCACCTCAAGGAGTTATCTTCGACGAATCAAGTCGTGCTAAGAATCCCACAGCGAAGCGTACAATGGCCGCGCAGGCTCTGGCAGATGGTATCCGTAAAGATTGGGGACTTGATGGTTATGTTATTTTAATGTCAGGTACGCCTTCACCAAAATCTCCGCTTGATTGGTATTCGCAATGCGAGATTGCATGGCCTGGTTACTTGAAAGAAGGCAGTCAAGGTTCATTTGGTTTTAGACTCGGTGTATATCATAAAGAAACAGGCATCGGTGGCACGGCATTCCATAAACTAGTGACCTGGAAGGATAGTGAACTAAAGTGTGATATCTGTGGCGAATTAGCCGAAGATGGCAAGCATAATCATTTACTTGATGCAACAACTAGTTATCTTAAAGCTGATCCAGATTACCATGATTTTAAACCAGGTAAAAATGAAATTGCATATTTGTACGAGCGCTTAAAAGGACTTGCTGTTATTAAACACAAGAAAGATTGTTTGGATTTGCCGGACAAGAGATACCGCATTATCAACTGCGAACCAAAACCGTCTACGCTTCGTGTTGCACAGGCTCTCTTGCAAGCTGCACCAAATACTATTACAGGTTTAACTTGGCTACGTGAATTAAGTGATGGTTTTCAGTACCGCAATAAGGTTATTGGAAAAGAGACATGCCCAGTATGTGATGGAAGTTGCACAACTTCTTATTGGGTTGACCCTACTGATTCTGATAAAGCTTTTACAATGACGGATATGCTTGATCCAGAATATGTAAAGACTTTAGAAAAGCAAGATTTTCCATGTGCCTCCTGTGGAGGCACAGGCGAAGTTGATAAAATGGAGCGGTCAGTCAAAGAAGTTCCATGTCCTAAAGAAGAAGCATTAGTAAACCTGTTAGATGAAAATGAAGAAACTGGTAGACTAGTTGTGTTTGCTGGCTTCACTGGTTCTATTGACAAGATTACAGCATTGTGTTTGAAGCAAGGTTGGGACGTAGTGCGTGTTGATGGTCGTGGCTGGCAAGTACGAACAAAAGACGGTATACTTGATGAAGCACCGTTGGATTATTGGGCCGATTTAGCTAATCATCAACGAGTATGCTTTGTCGCAAATCCACATTCGGGCGGGATGGGATTAACATTAGTAGAATCGAGAATGGCCGTTTATTATTCCAATGATTATTCGCCAGAGTCTCGTATACAAAGTGAAGACAGAATCCATAGAATTGGTCTTGATCCCAACAAGGGTGCAACTATTGTTGATCTAATTCATTTGCCTACAGACTTGAAGGTTCTTGAATTATTGAAATCTAATCGACGTTTGGAACTCATGTCAATGGGGGATATTCAAGATTGTTTCACAGGTATTATTGATGAAGAAGGACAGCAGTAACCCTAAAAGAACACTAGCTAAAGCAATCAGTTGGGAATCAATTTCAACTGTTGTGACAATGGCTATTGCCTATTTGTTTATAGGAAACTTAGAGTGTAGTGTAGCACTGGCTCTTACATGCTTAGTTGCTAAAGTCATACTTTTTTATTATCACGACAGGCTCTGGCATTCAGTAAGTTGGGGGAAAGATGGGAACAATAATTCATAAGTTGCCGAGAATGATTAACTACAAGCTAACACTCGAAGTGCCGTATTCTATCAATACAAACGAATTAGACGGCATAACTTCGGATGATATTTCTAGGCATCTTAATTATTGTTTACTAAGACAAGACACTAATCATCCTCCATTTGAGATCGAGATGCTCAGTCATGCAATGCATCAAATTATAGGTGATGCAATTAGGTGTGCGATTGAAGAAAACCACGAAGAAAAATACCCCGGCACTGTACCTTACAATACAGAACATTCTACTGGAGAAACTGCTTGCTGGATACTTACTTCTAAAAAGATTATTCGTAGAATTAGTCACTATTGTACAAGTTGCTGGAAAGCAAGATTGGAGTAAAAGGATGCTAAGACATTTTGGAAGAAAGATTCAGTTTGATGAAAGAAGCAAAAATTATCCTCTGCTTTTGAAACTTTATACTTTAGTTTCAAAAACATGGAATTGTAGCAAACATCTAGATCAAGGGAATGAAGGATCGTGTGTTGGATTTGGTTGTGGCCATGAATTAGTTGCAGCACCAGTAGAGGTGGATGTAGACTATGCTTACTGTAGAAACATTTATATAGCAGCACAAAAAGTTGATGAGTGGCCGGGAGAAAATTATGAAGGTACAAGTGTTTTAGCAGGATTAAAGACATTAAAGTCACTTGGCTGGTGTGATGAATATAATTGGTCATTTGATTTTGATACCTTTCTAAACGGTGTCTCTAATGAAGGGCCAGCGATAGTTGGAACTAGCTGGTATACAGGAATGGATAACACAGATGAAAATGGGTTTGTGCGTGTAACAGGTAGCAACGAGGGTGGCCATTGCTGGCTTGTTAAAGGTATTAATGTAGAAGAAGAATACCTGATAGGGCATAATAGTTGGGGAACCTCTTGGGGACTTGCAGGTGATTTTAAGATTAGTTTTGCTGATATGAAGAAATTACTCGAAGAAGAAGGTGAAGCAGCATTTCTTGTCGGCCGACATAATATAACTGAACCCGAACCCGAACCCGAACCCGAACCCGAACCCGAACCCGAACCCGAACCTGCGTTTAATTTTTGGAGTTGGTTATGGAATCTATTGAAGAACCTTTTCAACCGTTAAAAGATAAAAGACGCCTACGTCGGCGTCATCTTAGACGTATGCAAAAGAAGTCAGAAAGAATATATGGCACTCGAAAGTTTGCCAACCACCTAAAACCCTGTTCATGTTGGATGTGTGGAAATCCACGAAAATATGAACGGAAAAAGTCAAGACAAGAGATTCTAAATGAAGACATTGATCCGATGGCTAATGACAACTAGACTTTATCTTTGGATAGCTAGAGATATACTGTCTTGGGTTCGTATTTCTTGTAATCATACAAGATTAACAGGCAAGAACTATAGGGAGGGTTACAAGTTACTTCGGCCGGGGCAGATCATACTGTCTTCTGATTATTCAAGAATCTCGTCGTACTTGACGCCCGGTGATTTGGATCACGCATCTCTGTGTGTCAGTGTTGGAGGCGACTACGAAGTCGGCGAAATGACACATCTCGGCTATACTGAGAGTCTGTTCTTTGATATTTGTCACACGTCAGATCGGGTAGTGTTACTAGAGTGTTTGGATTGGGATGAAGAATATACTAAAAAAGTTATTAAGAAGTGCAAGTCACTAAAAGGTACCCAGTATGATTTTCAGTTTCAACTAGGTAACATGGGGCTATATTGTTCAGAACTTCCTGCCGCTTGCGATATTGAAAATAGATTAGGGTTTCCAATATACAAAGAAGGTTTTATTATTTTTCCACGAGATTATTATAACAATAAAGGCATGTTAGTTGTTTGGGATTCAGATAAGTAAGGATTGAGATATTGTGTTTTACTATGTTTTACTATGTTTTATTAAAGGAGAGTCGTTATGTTAAGTAAGTTTTCTGTACGGGATGTTCTTATTGAAGGTATTGCTCATTTTGAGGAACAAAGTTTCATTAGTAGCTTGGTTACTAGACAACTTGAACAGAGTAATATATGTACACTTCAACCCAAAAATTGGCAAAAGTATTTAGATTCACATTGGTCCCACCTTACTGTTGCATGTAGTTTATCTGAGACTGATACAGAAGTATCTTTTAAAGATTTTGACACATTTTATATAAAACCCACCATGCAAGCTTTAGCTACAGCTGTCGATGCAGAAATATTACAGCATAGTGTTGCAATACTACTGGCATCACATTCATGTTCACCAAATTCCATTGTAGGTATTCAAGATTGCATGAATTGGTTAAAAGAACGATTTCAATATAGTCATACAAGAACAGCAAATAGAAGTTTAATACTAACACCAGCTAGCGATATTAAACTAATACGCGATGGTGTTGATTGGAATATTTTGTATAAGGATTTTGATTCTTATATGTGTACAAGTTTGAAAAATTATAATCTAGCAATACAAAGAGATGCAATTACATTGACTTCTTTATCACTACCTAAAATTCCTGATTTAGGTTATTCCAAGGTAGAAACTTATGAATATAATGGGTTTGGATTAAGGGCACAATCAAGGATTACACCGGGTGGTTCTGGAATGCAGATAAAGTTTGATTGTGCGGTGCAAGTCACTAAAGTCAATACGCTGCATTGTGAACTAATTTCTGAGAAAGCTTTTTGTAATTAACTAAGGAGACTCACGGCACAGCAATCTGTGCCGTGAGTCTAATATAATATGATATTTTTCACTTCTGATACACATTTTGCGCATCAAGGCATCCTGCTTCATCAGCCTGTGCGCCTAAATGCATTTGAATGCATTGAAGAAATGGATGCACAACTTATTGATAGTATCAACAGTGTTGTTGGCCGTGATGATATACTTTATCATCTAGGTGATTTTTGTTGGTCAGCCAGCAAGGCTGGTCATTATCGTCAGCGTCTGAAGGTGCGGCAGCTTCATATGCTTCGTGGCAACCATGATAGCAGTAGTCTAAAGCAACATTGTTCGACATTTTCAGATATGCTTATCAAGAAGTTTAATGGCCAAAAGATTCATATGCTGCATTATCCCATGCTGTCTTGGGATGCACTGCATTATGGTGGAATACATCTTTACGGGCACTGCCATGGGTCCATGGAAGCACAACTTGATCAGTGGTTTCCAGGACGCCGAGCAATGGACGTTGGTGTGGATAATATCTACAAGCTAACTGGCGAGTGGCGTCCTATTAGTCTGGAGGAAGTTATGGAGAGACTAGTATGAGCTACTATGATTCAGGCCCATTTAGTATTGATCAATGGAATAAGTTGATTCAGGATCTCAACGATAAGTTAGCCAATCCACCTGATGGATGTGACCCGATTGATCCATTAGAAGAAGTCGAAGATCCACATATTTGGGCTCAGGATGATGTTACTGAAGTTCGTAATAAGATGATCGAATCTTGCCCAGATATTAAGTTTGATGAAGACCTTGAAATTTGGCATACTGAAATTATAGATGAGATTGCAGACCAGATAGGAGATATGTGGTGCAACTGTGAAGAATGTAACGCACCAGAAATAACTCACAGCGTCGAGACTGTAAACTGGGAGACAATTGATTCTTGCCCGTCAACGGATAGGTGCGGGGTAGTAACAAGTGGGACGTGTTATTATTGTATAGGTCAAAATTGGGCGGTCGATACATATTCTGGTATTTGGTATCCTCCGCTAGGTGCAACAAATGTTGATAGCTGGAATACAATTTGTAGTACATTTGATCAAGCAAAAGCAAAATTACTTGCATTTATTTTAGCGGCAAATACGACTCAGCAACTAGCTTGCCAGTTAGAACAAGAACAGGCCACTTTAGACGAAGATATTTTACCTGATTTGGACGCGGCTATATCAGAATATTTAGGCTTAAACTGTGATAGCACACCATTAGAAGAAGACATTCCACGTTGTGAAGTATTACGAAATGAAATTTGTGACTTAGGTAACCAAGCTCAAACTCAGCAACAAGTTATTGATGATAAGTACGATGAATACGTGGAAGAGTATAATAAAATGGAAACATACAGGGAAGAGTGTGATACAATAGCGGCTGAAAATATGGTCGCTTGTTTAGCTTTGCAGATGCGTTTTCCAATCGAGTTTCAAGGTATGCAATGGGCACTACCAGCTATAGTGGGTTTAGATTTCAACTGGTGGAAATGGTTTAATCCTAAAACTGATAGTATTATATCTAACTACAATAAAGCCTACACGAATCTAGAGGATTATTTTTGTGAGCCGAGAGTCACTTCACCGATCGCTGAGTGTGCGTATAATTCTAAGAAATGTCTTCGATATGGAAATCGTAACGGTTGCGGTATACGACCATCTGTAACTATTAGTCAATATTCTTATGCATATGGTAGGATAACATCATCTTTTCACGTATGGCTTAGTCCTAATGGCACCCCATTTTTATCTTATAATCAAGCAGATACTTTATTTTCTGATGGTAATACCATTAGATTTTTTACAGTACAAACGCAGCATCGTTGTGACGCTGCGCCACCATCTTGTGAACATCCTTGCGAATACGGTGCGCCTACAACCTTATTGTGGTCTTGGGTTCTTGGGGATGTAGAATCCGCTGTTTGTAGCGGTCAGAGGGAGAAGTTATCCGAATTTATTTACAGCGGCGTTGTGGACGAATTAGAAGATACTGGACCTAGATACGATTTTACTTTAAAATATAAGGCAATCACGTCAAGACTTGGTTCTGATCATACTGAAGATCGGGATGAATTCTATGAAGAGCATGAAAATTGGTTTGATGAAGATAATCACCCTAAATATGATGACCGACATGAAGACTATTGCTAATTTACCAGTTTGTAGCCGAAGGATATTATATCGGGCCAAACCAGATGGGCCAATTATTGTGTTTTGTAAGCCACCAATAGTTCAACTAAAAAAACTTCCACCTAAAGAGGCAGTAAAAAATTCCGAATTATTTAAACAACGAGTTATCACCATTGAGGACTGTGTAAATTGTAAAGAAATTGATGGCACTTTTCAACTTATTTTAAAACCCAATCAAATAGAGCCTGTAGCAAAAAAGCCCGAACTCTTAAAAGATGGGACGATTGTTTATGAGAAAGAAGGTTGGGAACCACCACCAGCACCACCAGGTTATAGACGAAAATCAGAAGACCCTAAAAGCAAAGATGCTTGGGTATTGGTTCCAGAGCAACCATTTTGTATATATGTTGAATTTGAAAAGAAAAAGGCGGAGGGTTGTGGCTGCGAACGATACAGTTTAATCTGTACGCGAGAAGGCAAAAGAATACTGTTACTTCAAAAAGAAACTTGTCAAGAATGTCCACATAGGATTTAATAAAATGCAATGTATAGTATGCGGCTCGAAACTAACACATAAGATTTTCAATGTTGGCCCGCAGCCACTCGCAGCTTTGAATCTGCCACGTTCTGCGAAAATGGCACAAACTGCTTTGCGATTCCCAATGAATTTTCAGATGTGTGCAATTTGTGGCCATGTCTTTAATGCTGATTTTAATTATGCACAAGTTCCTTATGCTGAAGACTCGAATCTTATGTATAATAGCGGTTCTGGTTGGCAGAATCATATGCAACTTTTAATAAATGCATTACATTCTTATAAGGATCGTTGGTTAGATGGCGTGGCTATTGACATTGGATGCGGCGATGGGCAATTTTTCTCTAGACTTTTGGGCACTATGCCAACTGCCAGTTGTGTAGGTTATGAACCAGGCGTCGAAGCAGATAAGATTAGTACTTTCTCTGTTATACGGGACTATTTTATACCTGAAAGAGATTTGGAACGTTTTAGACCTAAACTTTTAGTATGTCGCCATGTTGTTGAACACTTAGATAAACCGTGTGAATTTTTGTCTGATATTGCATACTGGTGTAGCAAGTATAATATATCACCTATAGTATTAGTGGAAGTACCTTGCTTTGATAATTCTTTAGCTCTAGGTCGCGTATCAGATTTTCTTTATGAGCATGTGTCTAATTTTACTACTAATAGTTTTCAAAAATTGTTTTCCATGTCGGGGTATACACGACTAGAAATAAATCGTTATTACGGTGGTGAGGTTCTTGCTGGATTCTTTATGCCTAACAACGGTTTACTGCATTTCAATGCCGATGCTGCAAAGGCATTTGGTATCAATGTTTGTGACTCTATTTTAAAGGTTAAGCTACAATTAGGTAAATTAAAGCATACAGATTTATTGGTGTTTTGGGGTGGTACTGGCAAGGGTGCAGCATTTCTAAATACTTATGGGATTGATTGCGGTAATTTTCCACTTGTAGTTGATTCAGACATACATAAAGTTGGTAAGTTTGTTCCTGGTATGGGTCAAGAAATAAAAACACCTGATATACTTAAAGATGCATTAGCTATGATTGTTATTACGACACCTTGGCGTGCAAAAGATATTAAACTAGATATTGAACAACGTGGCTTAAAGTATAAGCGTTTATTAGTTCTACAGGAAGGAGTACTCTGTGACTACACCAACTAATTTTCCTAGTATTAGTATAAAAGAGTGTTTAGAACTCTATAACCAGAAACGGTATGAAAAACTCTGTCAAATATTGTTTGATGTATTAAAGCATTGCAATGAAGTAAACTACTCTGCTTTTGGAAAAACAGATTTAAAGAGTGTCAATAAATATATTGAATTCATGTTTTTCTTATTGGCTCAAGAAGACTTTAGATTCCCGGATAACTGGATACCATTATTTATTGGCACCAGCCACTTATTTGCGAATCTAGTTGCGATATCAGGTTATCGTGATACCAGCGGCATACTGAGATCACTGCTGTATCAGGAAGGAAATTATGTTAAATTATTATTCCTGTATACCTGTCGCAATAATGTTGGGATTGATACTAAAGCATTGATTGCTCCCAATTCTAAACTTGCAACTTTTTGGTGGAATAATTTTGCTACGGCACCACCTGGAACAACTTCAGAGTTAGTATATAACCAAATAGTAAAACATTTTGCTGAATTTCCAGAAAATTTAGACTTACCTGACAGTCGTGTGCAGCCTACTTATTTTCAATGTTCCTATATGGGTATTGATGAACGCCAGATTAAAGAGTGGTATAATAAACAAGTAAGAAAATTTACCTGTAAACAGAAAATAAGAAGTATTCCTAAGAAGGGCAGAATCGCTGTTGTCACTGATAAGTGGATATCGACCACAGCCGTGTATAAAAGTAGTTATCCACAAATTGCAGCCCTTGCTGAGAAGTATGATTTGACATTAATCTGTTCTAGTAAGGCACAGATGACTCAGATAGATAGAACATTATTTAAGCGTGTCATGCAGGTACATGCAGGTATGGAAAAGCATGATCTCTCTGCAATTGAAAAGAATGATTTTGAACTTGCATACTTCACTGATATCGGTATGACTGATGAATCAGTGTTTCTTGCAAACACGAGAATTGCACCAATCATGGTCTGCGGTTATGGGCACCCTGCAAGCACATACGGGTCACTTGTAGACTATTTTATTGGCGGTATAGATTCAGAACGGGTTGATCTGTGGCAGGAAAATTATAGTGAGCACTTGGTCCTGATACCAGGTTTGGGCGCGCATCCTGTTGATCCAAAGTATATTAAGAAATATCCCCAGCCAACCGAAATTACTTATATCAATTGCTGCTGGACTACCTCGAAGATAAATTGGCCTATGTTACAAATGCTTCAACGCATCCAGAAACAAGTTCCCAAGGTATGTTTCCAGTTTTTTCCATCTTGGACATGCACACGATATAATAATTTTCCAATAATGCAGCGTGAGATGCATGAATTACTGGGAGATGGAGTTATTATACATCCTAATCTTTCATATCAAGATTATTTAACACGGGTAGAGATGGGATCTCTTACGATCGATTCCTATCCATTTGGTGGTTATAATACGATTGTAGATTCTCTATTTACAGGCTGCCCAGTTGTAACTATAGAAGGCACCAAGTTTTATAACCGGGCTTCTACAGCCTTGACTAGAAGGGTGGGTGTTGACTTATCAACCAAGAGTATATCTGAATGTGAAAATAAAGTTATAATGCTTTTACAGAATCCAGAATTACTTGAACAAGAGCGAGCAAAATTAGTCGATGAAGGCAGACTTCGCAAGTTACTGTTAGATACCGACGAACCGCAATATTTTGTTAAGGCTATCAGTCATATTATTGCTAATCATCCAATTGCAGACAAGTCGCCAGTAATAATTAAATGATAGAACAAATACAAGCAATACTCGATCCTTTCACAAGAGTTGGTATTAATAAACTTGATGGCCAGATTCTTGGAATGTTTATTAAGGCCGCTGATGAAGTCTTAAAAATTCTTCAAGAACAAGAGGTGCCCAAAACTGAGGCATATAAATTACTGACTTACAGTGCTACATTTGCTAATATAGTGGCTGTTACTCCGTATAAAACAACAGATCAATGGTTAGATTTATTTACCGATCCAGTAAAATTGATGTTCTTATACACTGGGCGTAACAAAAAACAATTAGAGTCACGATCCTTTTTTCAGTTTGATGTAGATTTAGCATCGTTGTGGTTTGCACAATTCGTACTGCCAGTTATCGGTTGCACAGACATTGATATGCAGTGTAATCTGGAACGGCATTATAGGCAGATGAATCGTAAGTGTAGGTTTGTACCACAGAGTACACATGCTTATTTCTGGGTGGACTATGTTATACCTGAACTTGCGAGAAGTGTAAAACAGAGATTTAATCGCAGCATCGGTGTTCCTATAGTAACTAATTATCCGAAATCTAAGAATATTGCAATTGTAACTGGTAACTGGAAACCGACACATGCAGTAGTTAAATCTATTGGTAAGGTTGTTTATGCACTGGCTGACAAGTATAGTTTGACATTAGTGCATCTAGGGCAAATTGATTCAACAGCAGATTTATCAATTTTTAAAAATGTGTTACAAGTAACTTGCAGTGATATTGGCCTGGATTTATCGGAAATACAGAATACTAACTTCGGTTTAGCTCTTTTTCTGGATATTGGCTTAACGCCAGAATCTATTTATCTATCTAATATGCGACTTGCACCTGCGCAGGTTGCTTGCTTAGGACATCCTGTATCAGGTAGAAATAATCAAATTGATTATTTTTTATCTGGAAAACTAATAGAAACAATTGGTGCAAAAAGACATTATTCTGAGAATTTAAGACTACTACCTGGGAGCGGTGTATTACCTTATTTTCCATCCTATCAAAGAAAGAATCTTCTGTTAAGTGATTCTGTTCGGGTGGCCGTGCCTTGGAGCGCAATTAAATATAATATGCCAATGTTCAGGTGTTTGAAAGAACTCCAAGATGCTGGGGCGCATCTAGTATTTATTCCTGGTAGCTCGATTAATCGTTATCAAGCTTCTATACCTGTACGAATGTCTATGTTAGAGTACTTTGGTAGGAATATAACTATTGTACCTAATCTTCCGTATACTGAGTATATGAAAGTACTAGAATCTTGTCATTTTGCTGTTGACAGTTATCCTTTTGGAGGATATACTACAATAGTAGATGCTCTCTGGTGTGGATTACCTATTGTTACGTTAGAAGGTAATCAGTGGTTTAATCGAGTGGCATCATATTTGCTACGTAGAGTAGGGTTGGAAGAACTTGTTACAGACAGCTACAAACAGTATACAATGGTAGCTAAATCATTATTAGACCCGACAAAACTAGACAAGATTCGGAAGCAAGTTAGTCAGGTTGACTTTGAATATCTAATTGGATCAGATAAGACAGAAGATTTTGTAGAAGCTATTGGTAAATTAACAGGAGTTAAGAATGAGTGATGTAAGTATTGTAGCAGTGCCCGTAGACGCTGTGTACCCACATCCTAATGCCGACAAACTGGAGGTAGTCCATATTGGGGCTTACCAGACTTGTGAAACCAAAGGCAAGTATCAGATCGGCGATGTGGTTGCACACTTTCCGCCAGATATTTTGATTCCAGTAAAGATTGCAGAACAATTAGGGGTGGCTACCTACCTGAAAGAGGCTGTATATCCTGGTGACGCAGTTAAGACAAAATGCAGAGTAGGTGCTATCAGATTACGCAGTATTGCGTCCTTTGGCTTTACTGTTAAGGTAGATGCTGAAGTCGGCACTGACTTGACAAAACGGTTTAATGGCGTGAAATACGAGCCGCCTGAACCTCTTTGGTATTTGAAGTCTGGCGACAACGCTAAGAGTGATGCGCGTTTTCATTCTTATACTGATATTCAGAATTATAGAAACTCTCGTTATCGTGGCGCTATGCAGTATAATCTTCCAGTAAGATTTACCGAGAAGACTCACGGAACTCAAAGTCGAGTTGGAATTATTGGTGGGGAGTTTGTGTGTGGCTCTCATCATTGTGTTAAAAAGGCACCAATAGAAGGTGAAAATAAAACTATCTACTGGAAGCCGCTTACTGATAGTATGAAAGATATGTTGCGATGTATCTCTGAAGGCAGTAAAAATGTTATTGCCTTTGGTGAAATTTACGGTTCCAAAGTACAGTTTATGGACTACGGTGTTTTTGGCTCTGACGGCTACGCACTATTTGATATCTCGGTAGATGGTAATTACCTAGATTGGGAGCAGGTTGTCTATTATGCCACGCGATTTTGCATCTCGCTAGTTCCATTAGTTTATTCTGGTCCTTTTAGCGAAGACCTAGTTGAACGGTTTGTTGATGGGCCTACAATTATTGGTAATCCAATATTTATGAGGTCCAAGTTTAAGGGCCGCGAAGGTGTTGTAATTACGCCCTTGACTGAGACTTATAGTGATATACTAGGCGGTAGATTGATTCTAAAAGCAGTCTCCTGTGACTACTTGGAGCAACGAAAATCAGATTCTCATTAAGGATCTCACATGCACAAAACAAAATTCTGTAAGAAGTGTAAGAAGCGAAAAAAGATTAAAGATTTTTATAGTAGTAAAAGTCATAAAGATGGTTTAGATTGGTGGTGTAAAGACTGTTCAAAAGAAGCGGCAAAAAGGTCTGTACAACAAAATCCCGAGAGAAGACGTTTAACAAACAAAAAATATTATGTAAAAAATAAGGAACGAATTTCAGCGTACCAGAAACAATACCATGCAATACATCGAAAAGAACTTGCAGAATACGCCAAAGTATATGCCGCAAAGAATCAACGGAAAATTCGCGCTGGCGTATTAAAACGATTATATGGTATTAGTATTGAGGAGTATGAGCGACTCTTAGTTAAGCAAAAATATTGTTGCGCAATTTGTAAGGTTAAAGTTACAAAATTAAACAAATCACTATGTGTTGACCACGATCATAAAACAGGAAAAATTAGAGGTTTATTGTGTGAAAATTGTAATAATGGATTGGGTGGATTCCGAGATAATATAAAGTTTCTACAGGTTGCGCAGCAATATTTAAGGAGACAAGAATGAAATTAAATGCTAAAAAAGTGTTGGTAATTAAGGAATTATTAAAAGAGGGTAAGTTGACGCAGCCGGAAATAGCACAAAAGCACGGTGTAAGCAGGTCTTTGATATCTGATATAGCCACAGGCCGCGTCTGGTCACACGTGGGCGACGATGTACCACGAAAGAAAGCTGGCGGGCAGCTAAAACCACTACCTGACTATGATCCAACTGATGACCGAATCCTGACTCTTGAAGCCGAGGTTCTGCATCTTAGGGACGAGCGTAATATCGTGCAGCGGCAAGTAAAGGCCATGACTAAGACACATGGACTCTTTAAGGCTGTTGCAGAGGAAATGGAACGTATTGTAGTGCCACTAAAACCACTGTCAACTTTACCGTTTGAACGTAAGCTAGTGAAGGGGGACCAGATTGAAGAACATTTAGTTATGCATCTTAGTGATGGTCACCACGATCAGATTGTTAAGCCCTCTGACTGTGGCGGTCTTGAACGTTATGATTTTCCAATTAGTATGCGGCGGGCAGAACATTATGTAGATACAGTATTAAAGTGGACACAGCAGACACTCAGCCCACAGTTCTACTTTCCTTCTCTGACAATTTTAGCATACGGTGATCACACGAGTGGAGAGATTCATGGTCACGTGCATCGCTCCTACTTCCGTAACATGTTCAAGAACGCCTTTGCTATAGGCGAGTTGCATTCGCTAATGTATCGTGATCTTGCCCCTTATTTTGAAACAGTAAATATCGTGTATGTTCCTGGAAACCATGGCAGAAGGTCAATTAAGAAGGACTATACTGGTGCAAAAGATAATTGGGACTATTTGGTAGCTGAAACGGCGCGGCAACATTGTTGTGATATTCCTAATATCAATTTTGTTATTCCTGACTCCTGGTCAATAAATCTTGATATCAATTCTGTTGGCTTCAGTCTCTTTCATGGAGATGACGTGAGGAGTCAGCTGGGTGTCCCATGGTACGGAATGGAAAAGCGCCAGAACCGTATAACAGCACTAACATCAATGCAAGGTGGCACTAGAGTTCGATATTTTTGTTGTGGCCATTTTCACCGACCAGCCACTTTGGCACAGTTTGATGGTGAGTTGCTTATAAATGGTTCTTGGGTTGGCTCTGACGCCTACGCTTTTAATGCTTTGGGAGCGTATACAGAACCCACACAATTGGTCCATGGAATTTCCGCGAAGCATGGTGTTACCTGGAGACTTCCAGTCCATCTACGATCAGAGAATGAGCGCAAGGGTCCACGTCGGTACAAGATAGACCTTATGAATGAGGTTGGGTATGAAAAGATGTAAAAATTGTCGCAAATGGTTTAAACCCGTACAATTTCATCCTTGCCAGAGATATTGTTCTATTGAGTGTCGGGCACTACAAAAGAATGTAAGAAAACGGTTATGTTGGTTAAAAAACCACCCAAAATTAAAGAAAAGAAGATGTAAAACCTGCAACAAATGGTTTCAACCAAAATATCAAGTATCAAAATATTGTAGTGTCAAGTGCAATAAGCAGTATCGAAGTTTGATACAAAGAATTAGGATTAAAAAACATGCTGTTAAATATAAAGGCGGTAAATGTCAACAGTGTGGCTATAAGAAATGTTTGGCCGCATTAGAATTTCATCACAGGAATTCAAAATATAAAGACAGAGCAATTCCATTTTGTAAGTGGAAAGATTTGAAGAAGGAATTAGATAAATGCGATTTACTCTGTGCCAATTGTCACAGAGAAGTACATCACAAGGCGCATAACTGAGAGAATCCCAGACGTAAGGAATGTGTTATGAAAGTTAAAGAGCTAATACTAGAATTGCAAAAGTACCCTGAAAATTGTGAAGTAAACATGCAATATGAAGCCTTTTCTTTTCTAGGTGTAGGGAAGGTGTTTTCTCAGCATGTACAGCAGAATGGCGGTACCGTTGTGGCTGTAATTTTACAGGAAGAAGACTGATGATAATTGCTGATAGAACCTGTGCTGCTGGAATGCACGAACCAGTTACACAAGATAATAAGCTTATTATGTTGATGGGTTTGCCACGTTCTGGTAAATCTACTTGGGCTCTAGCACAACCTTATCCTATTGTTTGTCCCGATGCTATTAGACTTGCCAAAACAGGGCAGCGTTGGTGGGGACCTATTGAACATGAAGTTTGGGCAACTGCACGCACAATGATAAGAGCCTTATTTCTTGCGGGACATAAAATTGTGATCCTAGATGCTACAGCATTGAAGCGACAGCAAAGGGACCAGTTTAAATGTTCGCAGGATGTAGTTTGGGAACGATACATACAAAGTATTGATACTGACGTAGAGATTTGTAAAGACCGGGCTGAAAAAACTTATCCAGAATTAGTTCCTATAATTGATTGGTTTGCAGAAAATCGGGAGGTAATTCAACCCGATGAAGATATTAAACTTTGGAGTTTAATCTGATGCCAAGTATTGTAGAAAAACTTACACAGAAGGGACTAATTAGGCCACCAAGTTGGATGGCTGATAATGTAGTCTATGAGACTATTATGGGCTCGTATACTTACGGAGTTTCTACAGAAACTTCAGATTTTGATATGATGGGAGTTTGCATCCCACCCAAGGAATTAGTATTTCCCCATTTAACTGGAGCGATTGAAGGATTTGGTCACCAGAAACAAAGATTTACTTGCTATCAAAAACATCATATTAAAACATGTGATAGAGTTTATGATTTAAATGTGTATAATATTGTGCATTATTTCCATCTATGCATGGAAAATAATCCAAATATGATTGCATCGTTATTCACACCACAAGACTGTGTATTACATTGCACCCAAGTTGGTAATTTAATCCGTGAGAAACGGCATCTATTTATTCATAAAGGTTGTTGGCATCGGTTTAAGGGTTATGCTTATAGTCAATTGCACAAGATTAGAACAAGCGTAGCTGAAGCAGGTGGGAATCGAGCGCAGATTATTGAGCAGTATGGATGGGACACAAAGTTTGGGTACCATGTAGTCCGTTTACTTGATGAAGTTGAACAGCTACTAACTACTGGGGACTTAGACCTTCGTAAAAATGCTGAACAATTAAAAGCAATTCGTTGCGGTGATGTGAGTATGGAAGACTTGTTCAGTTGGGCCACAGAAAAGGAAAAAGCTTTAGAACGCCTTTACGAAACTAGCAAGCTTCCGTATGGTCCGAACGAAAAGATAATAAAAGAAGTGTTATTAAATTGTTTAGAAATGCACTGGGGCTCTTTAGACAAAGTTGTTAGAGAAGGTGCAGCAGAGCAAGTTGTTCGTGATATACAAGCAATCTTAGATAATTATAATCCGAGGTAGCTCAATGGTAGAGCAGGCGGCTGTTAACCGCCGGGTTGCAGGTTCAAGTCCTGCCCTTGGAGCTACGGGGGAAACCCTTCAGTGGTGGATGAAGATAACATGCCCAATTTTGTTTTACTAAAGCCAGTGTACTGGGATACTCCAATGTGGGTAGAAGATTGCGGCTCTATATGGTGGGGAGAAAAGCTGGGAGGTCAACTACTTAAAAAAGATACTGACAAGATTCTTGAGAAAGTACAGGCGGAAGATTTTTGTGACTTAGATTGGACTAAAACAGGCTTGGTTATTCCTAACTCTACGTTTGGTTGGTTGTCACCAGATGGGAAATTCATTGGTTGTCATTATATGGACCATGATGTTGTAGCCCACTTTATATTAAAAACTGACGTATCAGTTTTGGAGAAACAAGGCTGGTGTAGAATTGCGGAGGAATTTTATTGTGAGAGACGCTTAACTGCATATCAACGAAACTGGCTATCTAGGGCTGGCTTTGTTGTTTCAGATTGGGATTAGGGGTTGAAAGGTATCGACTGATTGAAGAAGGGAAACTAAGCGTGCCGTGGTTGGTCAAAGGCCACGTTAAAATTGACTAAAAAACTTTAATTGCCAATAATACATTTTTGGCTTGTGCTGCGTAGCACTGGGAACTAACGAGAATCGGGTAGTAGTACCTAAACAGCAACCGATATATTGTAATGTATATTTAGATCAGTGAGTCATAACACTGTTGAATAACACTTGACTATGCACGTAGAAAGGTCACTGGGCACAAATACAGGACGCGGGTTCGACTCCCGCCAACTCCACTTTTTGGTATAAAACTTGCACTAGGAGGTAAGGTATGAGAGAAGACATTATGCGTATTGCGGCTGATTATTCAAATCTTAGCCAGCGTGTAGATTTATGGTTTCTGGCTGAAAATAATACAGTTGCTGACACGGTATTTAGACACTATAACGAAGGTAGCTATGTCACACCTTCACTTAGCCTCACTCAGAGACAGGCGCAGTCTCTAATGGATCAATTGTGGCAATGTGGTTTACGCCCAACAGAAGGTAGCGGAAGCGCTGGATCATTGGCCGCCACTGAGAGGCATCTTGCAGATATGCGGACAATTGTATCAAAATGCTTGAAAACTAAACTATAAATGAACGATTCTTGTCCATATTGTAAGATACAGTTACAATTATCAAAAGTTTCTGAGACAACTATATTAGGTAAATGTATGAAATGTGCGAGGGTTTGGTTATGGTTCACATGGACAGTGGTGAGAGTATGCAAATAGTCGATTTTATAATGGCCTTAGACTGGCTAGAGCGAGAACCTGATGAAGCAGACTGTGAATAATCTTCTTCTGAAACTTGGCGAAGAAGCACAAGAAGAACGGCTAAAACTTAGTGTAGATATGGCAATTTACCAAAAATTGGTTCAGGTTTTGCCTCGTCTATTTCCAATGCCAGACGAATTTTACACTAAGACAGTTGTAGCTTCTGATTATGATGCAGCGTTTATTTACGAAATCAAAGAAGGTGAGCATCCAGAAGCGTTACGGACTATCCTAAGTTTAATGCTGGGATTGCCAGACTGGGAAATTGAAATTGATAAGACGAAAATATTTGCATCTCTACGCTCTGTTAAACGGTTTGGAAACTACGTTGTGCTTGTTCGTATTGCGGGAATTAATCCAGAAGAATTTGAGTACCAAATAACCTGTGATACTGGAACTATATTAACCGGGCCAGTGCGGTGTAAACAGTTTGTGCCACTAGATAACAACCGTGAAGATGTCAGCCCTGAAATTTTCTATGAACGTCTTAAAACTGCCAGTTATCACTCATTTATCTATTCTAAGCAAGCGTTTATTTGCTCGATAGCTGCTCAAGGGCTACCTCCGAATTTACCATTGCCAGATAGTGTTTTGCCAGCTTTAGGTCTTAACTATGATCTGGATTTAGTGTATATTACTGATCCAAAAGGCCAGCTACGCAGCAAACTAGATAAACTACTGGGTTATGTTGGATGGGCCGGTAGCATTGACAAGGCTGCTGGATATTTTAGTTTACATGCAATTTTTACTGTACAGTGCAACAAGTATCCTCTCAAAGTTAGAGCAAGCATATTTTCCGCTAGCAAGTTGCAGGAAAGTCTCTTTCTAATTGCTGATTTGCCTGATAGGTTAGTCTATAAAGCCACACGGCCAAGCGATCCTGATTACTTGAATACTCTTAAATTATTTGAGGCACCTAATGGAGCCAGCTAGTACCCATGTTACCTATCATGTTGAAACAGCACTCATTTATCCTGATGAAGTGTGGAATTGTCGTGATAGAGTACAGCCAATGCATCTAGCTGATTTAGCATCAAGCATCCAAGACAACGGGCTGCAAATACCTGTTATTGTATGGCCTACTGAAGGTCTGCCTAATGGCTGTAGATTCTTGCTTGTCGCTGGGTATCGTCGCTTCTTTGCTTGCACAACCTTGTTGCGGCATACTAGTATCCTAGCTACTGTACGTACTGATTTAACTGTGGAAACAGCCAGAATACTAAACTTTACTGAAAACTTAGAACGCAAGAATCTAAATATCCTTGAAGAAGCCAAGGCAATTGCTATATCGTTTCCTAGAAAGACTACACAGCAAGAAATTGGGCGTAAATTAAATCGAACACCTGTTTGGGTAAGGGTTCGCCAACAACTTCTTAAATTACCAGAAGAAGCACAACATGCTGCGGCATCAGGAATCTTTACAGCGGAAGACATTAAATTAGTATATTCAACTCCAGTACCTAATCGCCGGCATCTGACTGAGCAGATTATTGCAGCCCGTAAAGAAGGCCGAACAATGATTAGGATATCAAATAATCCTGCACAACGTGCCCTGGCTGTAAAACCCAAAGTTGATGATATTAAGGAACTGATGTTGTATCTAATAGAACGAAGCTTAGCTGGTTTAGCTACTAAAGTCCTATTGTATACGATTGGTAAAATGTCTTTAGAAGAACTTCATACATATATTGATAATCTAGTTGCTACTAGATTAACAAGTAAAAAGGTGCAGTTAATATTGGAGAAAAAGACCCGTGAAACTAAAAAACATGTATCCAAGCGCCGAAGAACTCGAAAAAGTAAAACTCGAAGGAATAGTCGAGGTAGCCAAGCTAAAACCTGGAACGACGATTCTACTGGAAACGAATAAACACGTATTCGAGTTTATTGTTGAAGACAACAAAATATATGTATCAAGTAGCAATATAGAAGTTATTTCAGGACGTTGCCAGTGTAAAATATCGGGTTGCATTAATGAAAGTGGCACATTATTTGCGGGTATGATACTGCATGACAAGCACTTGATTATTGCTTTAAAAGGGCATGGTAGGTATGTTACTGGTTTAGTTAAGTCACTGAGTTTACATGGTCCTGGTTGGATGTATGAAATGTGGCCACGGCCAGAAGGTAAGATTATAGGGGAAAAATGAAGCCACAATTAACTGACGCAATAGACCAAATTGATAGAGCCTTCGGTAAAGGCTACGCTAAAGAACATCCTGAACTTGTCGGCCAGTATCTGGTTGCTTGTGCTTTTCAAGATATTGACGAAACATTATCAACTTCGGCACAAGCATTTTTGGATATAGTAACAAAACTTGTATCTACTACAAATCTTATGAAAATGGCACCAGGACTCTTAAAATCTTTATTATGAAATGTATTATTTGCGGTAAAGATGTGCAAGAAGAATGGCACCATAATGATGGTAATCCAGCTGACAATTGTTGGGATGGTGGACTAGTAGAGTGGGCTACTGCTGGATATGGGTCAATCCATGATTGTTCAAGGTTTCTAGTCTGCATCTGTGATGCTTGTATAACAGAAAAGTTAATTGAACATGCCTAAACTTCTATATCTAGACAGCGAGACAATCGGGCTACACTCAATGATGGTGTTGTTCCAATACGCCGTAGAAGAAGGTGAAATTGTTCTTTATGAGGTTTGGAAGAAACCTGTTAAAGAAACGCTTGAACTTATTGCGTGGGTTTGTGAGCACACTGTTGTTGGCTTCAATCTCGTTTTTGATTGGTACCATTTAGCTAAAATCTATGCTATTTGGAGTTTATTACCGCCTGATTGGATTCCAGAGGATCATATTGAAGAGATTGCGCAGATGGAATCAAAGGGCATTGATGGGCCATGTATCAAGCCAGCAGGAGCCATGGATTTATTTTTGTATTCACGCAAAGGTCCCTATCAATCTTTAATGGCTCGTGAAGATATTCGTATCAAGCGGGTGCCAACTGCTCTGGCGTATGCGCTTGCACAGGAATTAGAGCGTAAGATTGAACTCGATGGTATTTATTTTGCGAAATCAGTGGATAAGAATGCACCTAAATGGAAAGTTTTTGATATTGTCTCAAAGAAAGGTATTGTAAATCCAGAGTTCAAGGATGTTGTGCTTCATTTTAATGCAGCAGGTGGTTTGAAATATCTTGCTGAATATGCAATGAAGCTAAAGCCCAAGCATCATTTTTCAGATGTTGAACTTGATTCGAGTTGGAGGCCGTATGAACTTGGATATGCACCGTATGCAACCGCAGTATCTTCTGCATCTGATAACTGGGAGTGTTACGACACCGACGGGAAACTAGTTGGCATGGCTTGGCCAGCTTTGATACATGAGCATATAAGACATTGGCACGAAAATGAAGCCGCGCGTGAATATGCTACAGATGATATTGTGTATACGAGAGCATTATATAAGCATTTCGGAGAACCTGAACCCAATGATGATGACAGCATATTGGCTTGTATGGTTGCCGTGGTGCGATGGCATGGATTTGAATTCGATCGTGAAGGTATTGAGCAACTTATTCAGATTGCAATTGCTAAGGTTTCTAATTCTCCTGTTAATATAAATAAGCCTAAAGCAGTACGCAAGTATTTGCTAGAAGTATTAGATGAAACTGAAGGTATATTCATAGAAGAAAGCACCAAAAAAGCAAATGTAGAGAAACTGAAGCCATGGTATATTACAGAACCTGAAGAATGCACCAAGTGCATGGGGGCAGGTTGTATTCGTTGCAATGGTACTGGAACGCTGGGGATCGGCAAACATCCAGCAGCAATACGTGCCGAAGAATTATTGGAAATAAAGGCAGCATCTAAGGAAATTGAATTATACGCTAAACTTCTTAAAGCTAAGCGTCTACATGCAAGTTTAAAAATAATTGGTTCGTTGTCATCACGCATGTCTGGTAGTGACGGCTTAAACGTTCAAGCTATAAAGAAATCAGGCTTCGTTAGAAAAATGTTCCCATTAACTTGGCCAGGATATACTTTATGTGGTGGTGACTTTACTTCGTTTGAAGTTACTATTGCAGATGCTGTTTTTGGGGATGAAACACTACACCAAATGCTTGTAGATGGTAAAAGTATGCATGTGTTATTAGGGATGGATTTCTATAATAAAACATATGAAGAAATAGTAGCATCCGAACATACTGATTTTGATATGTATGGTCGTGCTAAAGGCGGTATATTTGGATTCTTTTATGGTGGGGACTATAATACTTGGAATCAAAAACTATCTATTCCACTTGAACATGCAAAAAAGGTTTATGATAGTTGGTTTGCCAAATATCCTGGAATCAGTAAGGCTCGCATGAGAATCTATGATGGATTTTGTTCAATGCGTCAGCCTGGTGGTATAGGTACGCAAGTAGTTTGGCAAGAACCTACAGACTATTGTGAGACATTTTTAGGGTTTCGTAGGTACTTTACACTAGAAAACAAAATCTGTAAGGCATTATTCTTCTTAGCTAATAAGCCGCCAGCGGCTTGGCGGGCTTGTCCGGTTAAGGTAACACGTCGGGATCGAGTTCAAACAGCTGGCGGGGCAGTACAGTCAGCTTTGTTTGGGGCTGCATTCCAGATACAAGCAGCTGATATGCGAGCCGCAAATAACCATTTAATTCAATCCCCTGGGGCACAGATTACTAAATCAGTTCAACGTTGCATTTGGGATTTGCAACCCGTCGGTGTGAACCCGTTGGTAGTGGCACCACTTAATATTCACGATGAAATTATGTGCGCTACGCATCCAGATTACATCGAACCTGTAGCTGATGCTGTAGAGATTGCAATTGAAGCCTTTCGGTCACGTGTACCACTTTTAGGAATGGAATGGAAAATTTTAGGTAATTGGTCGGAAAAGAAAACCGGAAAAATTATACGAGATATTACTTGGGAGAAAAAATGAGTTTATACACTAATGTCTTGGATTCGTTAGCAAAAAATGAAAGTTTAACAACTCTATTGGCCTTGCTAATAAATTCTTTTGACGATGATATTCCTTTCCCAGAAAATAAGTTGATAGGCGACTGGTTTGATATTTTGCCGGGTCAAAAAGTAATTATCACTTACACTGCCCCTTATCGGGTTGAGACTGGATTTTTATTCACTCTACCGGGATTGGAATCATCTAACATTTATAAGGGTGGTATTATTCAAATACCTAGACTGATTGATGACGAAGAAAAACAAACTTGGATGTTACTAAAACATGCTGCAATTTTTGCAGATACTATTGAACTGGAGACTACATTATGAACACCTTAGATCAACTAAATGAACTAACCTTAAATCAGATTCGCGCCTTAGCTTCTCAGCAGAAGATAGCTTTTTGGACCACTGAATCTAGGAATTATTTGTTACGGAAACTGGTTGGAGTTTCTGAGGACAAGCAGATTGATTTATTAAAGGGCGAAGAATGTCAGGAATAATTATTAGTATATTCATAATTGGTGTAGAATTATTTCTTTTTAATACTGTATTAAATGCCCCAAGTGCAGATCGAGATACTAGTTTAACAACTAAGTTTTGTAGTAGCGTTTGGCCTGGTTTAATACTTTTTACAACAATAGCCAGTGCAGTAACCTTGTCTCTATGCTGGTGGTTTCAAGTATGACAAATCAAGAATGGTTAGATGGTTTGACACTCGTTCAACTTCGTATTGTTGCTGAATGTTGGGCGATTCCACGTCGTGATATTCCATTTTCTCTAGGCTCAGAAATGGAAACACTCAAATCTGAATTAGCTAAGTTAGAAAATCTTCAAGATACACCCACACGGCGTGTTGAGATTTTTACGGACCATTTTCTAAAATATTGGAATCCTTCACTGATGAAGCGTCTTCCTAATTCACAACTTACCGAAACCTGCGTTAATGAGTTATGCAATGATCTCGTAACTATAGATGCAGAAATAGAAGATAATCAGTTTAAAGTTTTAGAATTTTTTGCAACTGGTTGTTGTACAAGTCAATGTTCGGCAGCTATGCTTATTGAATATTTCCGTAACAAGACAGTCGATGAAGTACTTACATTTACGGATAAAGATATGCTAGAGTTGGTTGGAATAGCAGTTATGAAACCACGGCAGGGTTGTGTATTACTAGGTCTTGAATGTTTGAGGAAGATTTGTGCATAATAAGATAAAAACAAATTCTGAGTATTGTAAGAAATATTATTATAAAAACCATGAAAAAGAATTAGCACGTAAACGTGCTTATTACCAACAACATAAAGTTGAAATTCTAAGCCAGTTACGAACTCCAGCTGCAAAAGCACGTCGTCAAAAATCTCGCCAGAAACATAGAAAATATAACTCTGAAAAAGCTAGAGAATATTATTGGCAACATAAAGTGGAAATTCTTGCCAAAAGAAAAACACTAAAATATCGTAAGTTACATAATGCATATAATCGCAAATACTACCAAAAGCCATCTGAACGAGTAAAAAATCGAGAGAGGCATTTAAAAACTAAATATCATATTACCAGCGAGGATTATAATAAACTTTTAATTAAACAAAACTACAGATGCGGAATTTGCGGCATACATCTATCTAAGTTAGATCGGAAGTATTTTGATGTTGACCATAACCATAAAACTGGGCAAGTTCGTGGATTATTATGTAATAAGTGCAACAAAAGTCTAGGATACTTTGAAAGTTTGAATAAACGACAGAAGTTTAAATTATACGGGTGGTGTAGACGTGGAACCTAAAAAAATAAGAAATAAACACGGTCCAGAATTCGGCGTCCAGACCGCTGTAATTCGGTTCCTAAAGGAACACGGCTGGCACGTTGAACGTCTTGTAGGTGGCGAAGTACGTGGTGGAGCGGTGCAGTCGGGCTTACCGGATTTATTTGCTTGTCATGCTAGATATGGTCTAAGGTTTATTGAAATAAAGTATGAAGATAGTTATCGGTTTACGTCGGCCCAGAAATGGAAGTTTCCATTACTCATGGAAAACGGTTGTGGCATTTGGATTCTTACTGAAGCTTCAGAAGAGCAGTATGACAGATTGTTTAAAGAACCTAACTTGTGGAACTATCTGAAATACACCGATTGTCATAATATCCAGGAACTTGATGATATTTTAAGCGAGTTGACTGATGACACTAAAGATTAATACTGTACATCAAGGCGACTGTATCGAACTTATGCAATCAATTGGGGATAAATCCGTCGATATGGTGCTTTGTGATCTTCCATACGGCTCAACCAACTGCAAATGGGATGTAGTGATTCCGTTCGCAGATTTATGGGCAGCTTATGACAGGGTAGTAAAAGACACCGGTGCTATTTTGTTATTTGGAAGTGGTTTGTTTTTTTGTGAACTCTGCCTATCAAATCACAGAAGGTATAGGTACGACTTGATATGGGAGAAGGAACGACCAACGAATATCTTTTTTATGAAGAAGCAATTTGGAAAAGTCCATGAAAAAATCGCAGTATTCTATAAGCGGCAGCCAACTTACAATCCAATCATGGAAGACAGGAAGTTTAATACAATTGGTGTTGGTGATCTAAAGGGCAGCAAGACGCACAAGGATCAAAGTTACAAGTATTCTAAAACTTATGATAAAACAAAGGTGTACCCTCGAAGCGTTATAAAAATAAACAGGGATACCTTAAAAGGGGCATTACATCCAACCCAGAAGCCATTAGCACTTTGTGAATATTTAATTAGAACATATACAAATCCTGGAGATTTAGTCTTAGATAATTGTGTTGGTTCAGGAACTACGGCTCTTGCTTGTAAGAATTTAGGTCGAAACTTCATAGCTATCGAAAAAGAAAAGAAATACTGTCAAATTGCACGAACACGAATAGGAGAATAATTATGCCGGTGCATCGAACTACAGGTCCAGGCGGGCGTCCAGCATTTCAGTGGGGAACTTCCGGTAAAAAGTATACATATAAGGCAGGAAATGCTGCTAGTCGGGAAGCTGCAAAGCGCAAAGCAATAAAGCAAGGTCTAGCAGTGTCATATCGTACTGGTACTAAGCCAGAGTTGTAAAGGGGCATCATATGTTTACAATTCCCAACAACAACAGTTGGTCATGTTTGCCAGCAAGCTTCTCTATGGCTTGTGGTATTACCTTCCGTGACTTCATTGATTTATTGGGTCATAACGGTGATGCTAGACCTTATAAAGATAAGTCAAAACGTCGCGGATTTCATTTTCAAGAATGTATCGAGATCGCTTGGAATCTTGGATTTACTTGCACGCCAATTGAACGGTACCCAGCTTTGATATATTCTTACGGTGATACTGAGGCAACTCCAATCTATTTTGGACAGTCAGATACTGATAATTTGGCACGTTTTATGCGGTATCTTACCCTAGCAAAGCGGGGTGTACTTGAGGGAATTCGTAAGCGTATTGATGGATCAAATGCAGGTCATGCAGTGGCTTGGGACGGTGAATTAGTTTATGATCCAAGCGGTAGAACCTATCTGTTTGATGACTGTTTGAAAAATAATTTATATATACATACTCTATGGATTCTTACGGAGGGCTGCCATGGCAAAACCAAAGTTTTGGACATTTGACCACCCTGTATTGGACAACCTGCCGCCGTTTAGTAGTAAGAAATTTTCTACTTTGGTCAGGTGTGTGCAATCAGGTGATTTAACGGCAAAAGATGATTTACTTTATCAGTTCCTTGGATACGTTAAAACTAGACTTGGAAAAATACTAAGCACGGATACACGTTTAAGAAATAATATGGATGGTTTAGTAAGTTATCTGATCGAATGGCTGGTTAAATTAGTTGAACAAATTAGTTACGGAATGCCTGATAATAATATACTGCATTATATATCCAAATCTTTAAGATATCGTTGTTTTGACTATCTTGGCACACTTCTAGCGTTTGGGCCCATTGATCATAAATACTGTATAAATTTAAATCAGCGTAGCATGTGCTTGGAGTCAATACCTATGCCATCAAATGCCGAGGAACTTTTAGAAAAATTACAAAGTCTTGTAGCAACTAATAATGAGCGTGAGTTTATTAGATTACGGATAGATGGCTATAAAAATACTGAAATAGCTAAGTTACTTGATATAACAACAACAGATGTATCACGTATTCGTAAAACATTAGAAAGAAGATTCAATGAAGCCAGTTGAAATTGTCTATCTTGATATAGATGGTGTTCTGAATCAAATGCCTTATGATGCATTAAATAAAGTGCTCGGGACAAATATAGTAAGATACCCACTTCCAGGTAACTATGACATAGTTAAAGCCTGTAATAAAGCTTGTCTGGATAAAGGTATAAAACATGTATATTCTCCAGAGGAATTTTGGAGTAAGCTAGATCGAGAGTTTTGGGCAAATATTCACCCGTCGCCTGAATGTGATTGGTTACCTGAATTATGCGGTCAAGTAGTTGGCCGCAAGAATGTATTCCTTTTATCAACTCCGATACACAACCCTGACTGTGTAGCAGGCAAAATGGAATGGATACATAAAAACTTGCCTTCTTGGTTACATCGTCAGTTTATTTTTACGCCACACAAATGGGTATGTTCAAAACCTGGTACCTTACTAATAGACGACTACGACAAAAATATTCAATTGTTTGAAACTTATGGTGGCCAAACTATTCTAGTTCCGAGACCGTGGAATTCTTAACTTACAAGGGGGTTAAATGATGGGTAATCTAGTACGAGTATTAATTTATGCAGCGTTCGCAACAGGTATTTTTTTACTTTTCACTGCTGCTATGTACCAAATCACCGATTCTGTTAGACACAAACAAGAAGTTCTTCAGCTTGCAAATATTGCTTAAGAAGTGTCACTTTTACAGGCAAAGCATGTAGCTCGAATGGAAGATACTTTAACGGGTTATAATCAAGAATTGTTGCAAAAGCAACAACAGCTTCAGTTACTTGAAAGGTCATTAGAAACTGCTACTTTACAACTACAAGGATTAGTGGACGATAACTCAAAACTTGAAGCCGAACTTGACTCAACATCAACAAGGTTAAAGGAACTAGAAGATAAACTTCTAAGGACACAAGAAGCTTTAACAGATAAGATTAAGGAACTCGAAGAGATTAAGAACCATGGCTAAACGCGAATTTTTAATGTTAGCACATAAGTATGTACCAGAAAAGCACGATGTTTCTGGATGCTATGTATCCGAGAAACTTGATGGAACACGTTGTTTCTGGGATGGTGGTATTAGTCGAGGAATGAAGACTGATCAAGTTCCGTGGGCTAATATTATAAATCCTAAGACAGGTGAACGAAAGACCAAGATAAAGCCAGTTTCAACAGGTCTTTGGTCAAGGTATGGAAATCCTATTAATGCACCAGATTGGTGGCTTAATCAATTACCTTGTATTCCGTTAGATGGTGAACTATGGGCAGGTAGGGGTGGGTTTCAGTTATGCCGTTCAATCTGTGCCAAGGATTTACCATCAACAGACTGGGAACAGATTGATTTTGCGGTTATAGGAAGCCCGCCATTTGAAAGTATTTTTGCTGATGGAACTATTAATAATACTAGTATGAAACTAGATGTATCACTAGCTAAGATGCGTAAATGGCTTGACTCACGGCCAGATAGTTTGTTACGGGATTACAGATTTCTGCCACCTGGAACAATGTTTGAAGAAGAGCTAGCAATTCTGGGCGAAGCGTTACCTTCTGAAGGACTTGTATATCTTTTAAGACAACGTAAATTACCTGCAATAGACGCGCACAAGATTGTTGAATATGAACTTGAAAAAATAGTGGATAACGGTGGTGAGGGAGTCGTTATTCGTCGGCATGATAGTGTTTGGACTCCAACTAGGTCACACAGTGTGCTGAAGTATAAGCCGTTCCTAGACACTGAGGGCACTATTATTGGATTTACATCTGGCAGGCAGACTGACAAAGGCTCAAGATTGCTAGGTAAGATTGGCGCTTTGATTTTAGATTACCAAGGCAAGAGACTCGAATTATCTGGTTTAACTGATCAGGAACGTGAATTTGAAGATCAGTACGCTTGTAATTGGGCTGTTGCAAATCCAGGGCAGGATATGCCAGATTGGATTAATGGAAAATATCTACGAAAAGGCCAAACTGTTACTTTTAGATACAGGGAGTTATCAAATGACAAGTTGCCCAAAGAAGCGAGATATATGCGACCATACAGCACGGACTAAACAAGAAAATATATACCGTTTAGAGATATACGAGATACTATATGCTAAAGGTTGGAAGAAATTATCGTTGGATAGTCTTTGGAGGCACCCTGATTATGGCATCTTGCATGTGTTGTTTGCATTACACTTAGCTATGAAACCACAGAAACGAAGTTTCTATGGACTAAAAGTAGCGGCCTGTCTTGTGTTTATTTTACTTATTATCAGCACTTTTTTAATGGTGGTACTAATATGAGAATTCCAACATATCTTTCTCCATCGGGTCTTGCCATGTTTGAAAAAAGTCCTGAAGAGTGGTATTTACAACGTGGAAGTGAAACGCGAGCACCTAAGTTTCCTCAAACCAAGCCAATGAGTATCGGAAGTTCGTTTGACGCATACGTTAAGTCGGCAATGTATGAAAATCTTTTTGGCGCTGGTACGGACCCGCGATTTGAGTTTGATAAAATTTTTACCGACCAGGTTGAAGAACACAATCGTGACTGGGCTAAAGAACATGGTAAGTATGTTTTTGAATGCTATAAACAATGTGGTGCCTATGCAGAGTTACTAGAACTTTTGCAACAAAGTAAATATTCTCCTGAGTTCGAGTTCACTATAACCGGTACTACAAACGGAGTGCCATTGCTTGGAAAACCAGACTTGCGGTTTGTACATTCTTCCGGAGCACACGTAATTCTTGATTGGAAGGTTTCAGGGTATTGTTCAAATTCACCTACGAGTCCATGTAAGAATTACAGATTAGTACGGGATTGCTGGGATAAGGAGATTGCAAAAGCGACCCGTGGCAGCGGTACTGCACATAAGAATTATCAACCGATTATATGGAAAGGCGTAGAGATTCATTCTGGCTGGCTAGAAGATGCAAATCCAGACTGGTCAGATCAGTTGGCTATTTATGCTTGGATGCTCGGGGAGCCAGTGGGAAACCAAGACGTAGTAGTTTGTATTGATCAGATTTGTGGCAAACCTATCGGCCTCGAGCGTCCATTATTAAGGGTTGCTAATCACCGTGCTAGAATTTCGACTATTCATCAACAAAATCTACTCGCCAGGTTAACCAAGTGCTGGACTGCAATTACAACGGGACATATTTTTGAAGATTTAACATTAGAAGAGTGTCAAAACAGATGCGAAATACTTGATAGACAAGCTATTATGGCAAATAGCACCGATGAAATGCAACAATATTTAAATGATTTTGGTAGGCCACAAGGATTCAAAAGATGATAACAAATATACGTAAACCAATACGTGGTGATTTAAACTATATCCTAGACATAGACCTCAAGTGTTTCGAGGATACTCTAACGCTAGAAGAGTGGCGGGAACGACTTGACGCCGATAATTATAATGTGCTTGTTGGCACTTTACAGGGCAAGGCAGTAGGTTTTATTATGTGGCAAGATAGCACTATAATTAGATTTGCTGTAAAGCCAACTTACCGACATATGGGTGTTGGCACACAGTTGCTAGGTGCTGTTGAGAATACACTCATTCAACGTGGTAAGATGTATATTACTATGAATGTGCCCGAGAGTCTGTGTAGGCCAGGAAAGGTGATTGATGTAAGTTGCTGGCTAAAGAAGCACAGATTCCTAGCTGAAAAGTTACTAATCGGACAGGCTGTGTTTTGTGGTAAGCAAGAAGATTTAATTTGTTTTAATAAGATACTATCGGAGACAATAACACATGGTTAATTTGCGCATGTCACGTTGGGAGCATGATAATTTACAGAAAACTCGGCATCGCACGACAACAAAGGCAGCACGACGAGTTATGTGGGATCGAATGGCTAAACGTTATCTCAAGTCAAAAGGTTACTTAGGACCTAAGATTCCATCTATATGGGACTGGACTTGTAATGACCAAAGTGGCAGAGTCACTGGGCATACAAGATCAGATGCACGGGCAGAAATTAAAAAGAGTTTAGGCAAAATACTTCCTAGTAACTTAATAATCACAAAGGCATCACATGTTGAATAAGCAAGCAGTAGAACGATTAGCAGAAGTCAACCTAAAAGGCGCTGAGATTGTTAAGATATTTGAGACATTGGCCGAGATGCTTGAGAACCAACCAGCCGAACAAGTAGCATGGACGGTGGGATATACTAAAGATGAAGAATTAAAGATTGGCGAATTTGTACCAATTATTAATTTTGTTTTGACACGACACACTCCACAAGAATTGAAAGAAAACTAATGTGGGAATCTTTAATGACTCAATTATCAAGCAATCAATTTCTCAGCGGTGGTGCTTTATTGGCTGTTGTAGGAGTTGGTTTTGCCTATTTACGTAGAGTACCTAGTTACTTGTGGGCTTGGTTTAAGCGTAGAATTATCACAGTGATTGACGTGCCTGATCGTGACGAAGCTTTCAAGTGGCTTAATATCTGGCTCTCACAACATCCCTACCATAAGCGATGCAGACTGTGGACTGTACACACAAAGAGACGTTATGATAATAGTGAAAACGAACCCAGTCGAAAAAAGACTAAGATTATTTTAGCGCCCGCACCTGGCATTCATTTTATGTTTTATAAACATCGTTTGATGATCCTCTATCGTGATAGAAAAGAAGGCTCAGAAAATAGCAGCGGAGTTTCGGCAGCTATTGGATTCTGTGAAACATTTACCTTCACACTGTTTAGCCGCAATAAGCAGATTGTACTAGACTTGCTGGAAGAAGCTAGACAAGCAGCGAATCCACCGCAAGAACAACGTTTAACTATTCTCTGCCCTGGTTATGATGATTGGACAGAATCTGGAAAAAGATTGCCCAGACCCCTAGAGTCTGTAATTCTTGCAAATAATCTAGTAGAAGATATACTCGTGGATATTAAACAATTTCAGGACGCAGAAACCTGGTACAATGAACGTGGTATACCATATCGACGCGGTTACTTGCTACATGGCAAACCAGGCAATGGTAAAAGTTCACTAATAATAGCGATTGCTTCTGCACTTCAACTTGATATATGTGTCTTAAATCTTAGTTCAAATAATTTAAATGATGCACGTTTAATTGAACTTATGGCTAGTGTTCCTAAGCATAGTTTAGTACTAATAGAAGATATTGATTGCGTATTCCTTCAACGCAAAAAAGCCGATGATAAGGAAAGTGTAACATTTTCAGGACTCCTCAATGCTATTGATGGAGTCATGGCAAGCGAAGGGCGTATACTTTTTATGACTACAAATAACATTGAAGCACTTGATCCGGCTTTAATACGACCAGGAAGAGTTGACATGAATGTTAAACTTGACAATGCATCTCGCGTCCAGATGGAACATTTATTCTTACGATTCTTTCCTCTACCGGAGGTTGCCAAACAGTTTTCTCGACGTGGCGAAACAGGGGAGTGGAGTATGGCCACCCTTCAAGGGCATCTATTAAAGTATCGTGATGATCCAATTTTGGCCTTGACAAACCCTATTTGTGTGGTATAATATAGATATGGACTACCAGCTTATTTGCAAACATGTTGAAGACGTGCTGGCTACATTACAGCCTCGCAGTTGGCGAATGTTGTTTATGGACCCACCAGATGCAATAAATCTTAAATACGGTGATTATGATGATAATCGGAGTGCTGAAGAATATTTGATTTGGCTAGAATATATCATGCGTCTAGCCACCAATGTTGCCGATATTACATGGATGTCATACAATGCGAAATGGACGTTTGAAGTGGGTCGGATGGTTTGCAGACTTATTGAAGAAAAGCAGTTACTCGCTAAACCATGTGCGCAAGTCATTACGTTTGGTCAGCATAATCAACATGATCTCGGTAATAATCATCGGCCACTAGTCAGATTAATGTATTCAGGTGTGGAACTTTATCCTGATGCCATTAGAGTACCCTCGTGGCGTCAGGAGCACGGTGACAAGCGTGCAGATCCTCGTGGGCGCGTACCGGGCGATGTCTTTCTTATGCCACGTGTAACGGGCAATTCTAAACAACGCAGGCGATGGATTCCCACGCAACTGCATGAAGATTTAGTGGAAAGATGTATTAAACTTAGTTGTGGCACAGAAGATGCAGTAATAGATGCTTTTAGTGGCTCAGGGACGGTTATGCGTGTCTGCAAGAGACTGGGAATTAGCTGCATGTCAATCGAAATAGATAAGAATTACTGTGAACATATTGCAGAAGAGAACGGACTGATAGTTACGTATGTCTAAATTCTTAAAACTGCCGGTGTTGACTGAAAAAGATAAGACCAGATTCTGGTCCCATATTTCTAAACAACAAGGTTGCTGGCCTTGGAAAACTGAACAAGCGGCTAAATATCCAAGATTTAGTATTGGTGGGAGGAAAGGAAACTTATATTTAGCAAGCCGCATAGCGTTTCTTTTGTATTATGGCTTTGATCCCGGTGACTTTTTAGTGTTACATGGTTGTGATAATCCCCGATGTTGTAATCCAGATCATCTTCGATTAGGTACATATCAGGATAATACAACAGATCGAGAAGACAGACAGCGTGGAAATCATGTAACAGGTGAGCAACACGGCCTCACGACTTTAACGAATAAGGATGTAATACAAATATTACAGTCTGATGACACATGTATGAGTTTGGCTTTACGTTATCATGTTTCAGACGTGACAATTGGAAACATTCGTAGAGGTATTACTTGGAAACATGTTGCCAAGGAAAATAGTCTATGACTGATGATAAGATACTGCAAATGGTTAGTGAACTTGTTGAGTTTATTGACTATGATTTATGGAAAAGACATGTTTGGTGCCGAAAACTTGATAGTTGAAGATAGCAAGATACTAATTGAAATAGTGCGAGATCATTTACATGAGTAATAGTGATTATCAATACGGTGACGGAACCTGTAATGATTGTGGACTTATTAGGTCAACTTCTAAATATGCTGAAGATAAGTTTGAAACTTGTCCGCGTTGTGATAGTTCTAATACAAAGTTTAAATTTGTAAGCACTGACGAAGAGGATTTGTTTTATGTCTGAAACTTTAGTCCCAAAAGATTATCTTGGAAAATCAATTAAAGCGGGTGATACTGTTGTTTATCCAGTACGCCAAGGTTCTGAAATGTGGCTACAGCATATGATTGTCAGTCATATAGAAGTTATTCGTGCCACAGTGCCAGTATTCAAACTACACGGAACCAATAGTGATGGTCATTTAGTTAAGATTCATCATGCAGACCGTTGTGTAGTAATTTAAGGAGTAAAAGTAATGGCTAATTATGATTTTACTTGCCAGGTATGCGGTAAAGTATTTAATACTACTATCCTAGCTACAGACCCAGAGCCTGTTGTTTGTCCTAAATGTAAATCAACAGACTTGCTGCGGCATTTTCCCGCCCCGGCTGTGCATATCTTCTACTCTCCAGCACATCCCCGCCATAAACGCGGAATGGTCAACCACAAGGCGCAGCCCTCTATTAAACCACAATTTCGTGATGATGCTCCTTTTCTGAAGAAGCGAAAGAAACATGCTTGAATTTAAACGCACCAGTAAATTTAATGTTGAGAAACTGGGCCCAAAGTTTAGGAAGGATTGGCTGTCAGCAAAGCCAACGAGATACAGAATTACGTGGCGTAGCATGGCCTGTGGAGCAAATATCCCTGCTGGATTTCGGACTACTTTTTTATGCTATACTCCAGGTAATTTTCCTGGTGGTAGATTTGAAATGTGGGCTTTTGTTGACCTTGAAAAACGTGTTTTCAAGACAATGAAAAAAGCCGTTGAAGTTTGCGAACAGCATTCTAGAAGTTGGGAACAAGCTTTACAATGTCCTAGTATGCGCGCATTAAAGACTCTTTTTAATGGCCGCAAACCTTCTGAGATTCCAATATGGATATATAATCATCTTGATAGAAATATACTGTCAGTCTTGATGGATAATAATGCACGAAAATCACGTGAAGAAGAGGATGAGATAGAATACTTTAAAACTGACTTCATACCTGAGCCAGAACCAGAAGTAAAGGCCGAGAAGAAGGCACAACGCAAGAAAGCTACTAGCGACTTGTCTGTTGTATTGCCAACAAAGCGTAAGGAACGTGCAGATAAGGGGAAGCCGCGAAAGAAAAAGGAACCAATTGGCACTGTTATAGCCACTAGACTTAATGAATTTGCTTCCCAAGTATTAGAGGAACAATCACCCACTATCAAGAAGCGCGGTCGTCCAAAGGGTTCTAAAAACAAGGTTAAGAAATGAACTATACAAATAAGCAAATTGCAGCAGCACTGGATTTTGCTGTATTGAAGCCAACAACAAGCCGAGATCAAGTTACGCAGGCTTGTGAACTAGCTAAAGCCAATCACTTTGCTTCTGTTTGTGTACGTCCATGTGATGTTAGGCAGGCTACTAGTTTTGGTGTTCGGGTGTCTACGGTTATCGGTTTTCCACATGGTGGAAATGCAGTACCAGTAAAAGAGTTTGAAGCACAACATGCCATTTGGAATGGTGCTGATGAAATAGACGCAGTTATCAATTATGCAAGATTACTTGATGGCAGCTATGATTATGTGTATGAAGAAATACAGCAACTAAGACGCGCAGTTCCAAATAATATTTTAAAAATTATACTGGAAACTGGTTGTTTAGCTAAGTATCAAACGCAACTTGCTTGTAAAATGTGTGCAAAAGCAGGCGTGGATTATGTAAAAACATCTACTGGTTTTAACGGACCTGGTGCAAGTACAGTAGATATTATTAGAATACGTGAAGCATTACAGGGTTCATCTGTTCAGATTAAAGCAAGTGGTGGAATTAACACTAATATTGAAGCAGTTGATTATTTGAATCTCGGATGTACTAGAATTGGTTCTTCCAAATGGATGGAGTTATTAAATGAATAGATTAGCATATAATCGTGGTTATCTTTGTGGTGCGATGGATCGTGTAAAAGATGGAGGAATCGGTTGGCGAGCAGAATTGCAACAGGAACTAAGTGACCTAAAAGTTTTTTGGTTGGACCCTACTAATAAACCAATTGATATTGGAATAGAAGACCTACCAAACCGTCGAATACGCAAAGAAGCCAAAGAACAGCGTAGGTTTGACCTGATACAGCATGATATGAAAGTCATACGCGGAGTTGATCTACGTATGGTTAATATTGCTGATTTTATGGTAGTTAATCTTGATATGGAGGTCCATGCTTGCGGCACGTATGAGGAACTGTATCTCGGAAATAGTGAAAAGAAACCAATTATCGTGAGGGTAGAACAAGGCAAAGCCAACTGCCCAGATTGGCTATATGGCACCGTCCCACATCAGATGGTATTTTCTACGTGGCCAGAAGTTTATACTTATCTCAGGCATGTAGCATACGATAAAAAAGTTGATACCTTTAATCGGTGGTATTTCTTTAATTTCACAGGTGAATGATGTTCTTAAATCTACAATCTTGGCAAGTTGACTTGATGATTGAGCACTTAGCACAAGTAATACAGCCACATAAAACTAAATACCAATATGTTGTCGGCATCGCAAATGGAGGATTGAACGTAAGTGTGCCTTTGGCGATTAAACTTAGGCTACCACATGCAAGCATACGGATTAGCCATTACAAAGGCAGAATAGTGAGAGAGATACCGATTGTTGAAGGTCAGTTACCTGAAGGCAGTTGCTTGATTGTTGATGATTTAATTGACGATGGTTTTACTATGAAAACTTGTGAAAAGTTTTTCGGTAAGCATGATACAGCAGTTTTAATGCGGAAGGTTGGCAGTTATGAACCAACATACTACGCAACTGAAAAACCAAACGAATGGGTAATCTTCCCTTGGAGTGATACATGATTAAAACTATTGGAACTGCACTTATCTGTTTAGCTATTCTAGGAGTCTCCGGCCCCATTGCAAGTTGCTGGCTTGCCAATGAAATAGCAGCAAGTCTTGGGAGTAGTATTACAGCACGAGGCCCAGAGATAATTATGTACTATGGATATGATATTGGTGGTATACTTTATGATATGGGTATGATGCCATTTCTTTTATTTTTCACGGTCCCTGCTTGTTTTATTTTGTTTCTCGTTGGCTTGGTTCTAAGAGGACTTAAATGAGGATTGAAGAAGGTATTAAACTTGATTTCGACGACGTTTTGATTCGCCCTAAAAGATCAGTAGCACCTAGTCGCAAGCATGTTGAATTATTAAGAACATTCAAATTGCCACATTCTGGTAGAGATTTTACTTGTTTACCGATATGTGCTTCAAATATGGACACGACTGGAACAATAGCAATGGCTAGAGCCTTGCTACCTTATCGAGCTTGTTGTGCTTTACATAAGTTTTACGACATTGAAAATTTACAGAAATATTTTCGACTAATACGAGCCTACCAAAATTCTTGGAGAGAATTAGTTTCAGCCTATTCTTTTTATACTTTAGGATTAAAAGATGAGGACTTGGATAAACTTAAGAAACTAAAGCCACTTCATTGGAAACCATTTTCAAACCTTTGTCTCGATGCTGCCAATGGTTATACAAAATATTTTGTACAAAAAGTACAGAAACTACGCGAATTGTATCCAGATTGTATGCTTGTTGCTGGAAATGTTGCTACCCCCGAAATGACTCAAGAATTGATACTCGCCGGTGCTGATATCGTGAAGGTTGGCATAGGCCCTGGAAGCCATTGTGAGACTCGCAGAGTCACTGGAGTTGGGTATCCACAGTTATCAGCCATTATTGAATGCGCGGACGCAGCACACGGTACTAGCGGTTTAATTATGGCCGACGGCGGGTGTCGAACTACTGGTGATATTGCCAAAGCGTTTGGCGCTGGTGCGGATTTTGTAATGCTTGGAGGTATGTTTGCAGGGACAGATGAATGTGAAGGTGAGTGGACTGATGATGGATTGAAGACATATGGAATGTCAAGTCGAGAAGCTCAAGAGAAGTATTACGGCGGTATACCAGAGTATGCAACTTCAGAGGGGCGATGTTCAATTGTGCCAAGAAAAGGTCCAGTCAAAGATATACTAATGGAAATTACTGGCGGCCTTCGCTCGGCCTGCACTTATATTGGGGCTAGTAGTTTGAAGGATTTTAGTAAATGTTGTTCTTTTGTGAGGGTTAGATGAGAGATCCAGAAGAAACCCGCTACAAGAAGAGAATAGTCAAGAAACCTTTTGGCATTGAATCTTGGCGAGAATATTCCAAGACTTGGGGTAATCGTAGCTGGTATGCAACTGAAAAGGCGCGTGATCAAGCTATTTCAGATTTACGGAAGAAAACTACAATTATTAAACCACCACCTGTATTTAGAAAGGTAGATAGATGGCTTTCTGGACACCATGGCAGTATTTTCAGCCACGATTAGACGATAATAATTGGGATTACAAGGCTGTACTTAGTAAGAATGCTGTAGTTCTTGATTTTGATGATGGCACTTATTTCGATGGTGGTGCAATTATAACGCCACCCCTGTCCGAGGCACCTGGTTGGGTTATGTATTCGTGTTCTTGTTGGATGCATATCGGTCATGTCGATTTGGAGGTTGCTTGCAAGGCCGCCGCGTTGTATATTGAACTCTACAACCGTGGCATTTGTGCATCATTATGTAAAAAATTGGTACTTGGATATTTAGACTTGACAAACTAGTTTCTTGTGATATACTTACAATATGAAGACACCATTACTTGATGATTGGGTTGACGGCCACCCTGATGCTTGGGATTACGATTCGGTGCTTCGTGATACTGGAGCAGGGGTGTTTTGGTATAATGATGTTGGCTGGAATCTTCACTGGATTCACGGCACTATTAGAATAGGTCATGTTTCTGAGGTTTATGCTAGAAAAGCGGCAGCTATGTTTGTGTCACTCTGGTTACGGGGTGTAAGTGCTTCATTTGCCAATAAGCTCATGGAGGGATATCTCATGCGCCTATCTTATGCAGATGGTGGCACTAAAATCTGTTTGCTAAAGAATATTCAAAAAAACATCGAAGATTTAGACGTACAACCTGATGAAGAAGTTTTAGTTACTCTTTTCAAGCGAAAGAAATTACATGCCTAGAATTTTACATAGACGCCCTGCAAGTGGCTTTGTAAAGTATCCAAATGACTTTGGCAAGCGAATTATTGATGGAACAGCAAGATTCCGAACTCGTTGCGACATGCTTGTCGGGCCATGTGCTTGTGGGCATACTCACCAAGAAGGAGATAGTTTTGTTAAAGAGTTGTTATGTGATTATGATGCAGAAATTGAAACCATAAATCTAGTTGCAATAGATGGTAAGGTTTTTATGCCACGTTATTGGAAGAAACCTGAATTCCATGAATGCTGCAACACGTTAGTTGGTGATTGTTCCTGTGGTAAAACACATAAAGTTAATGAACGTTGGATTGTAGAGTTGCTTAAAGCGCACGGCGCTAAGATTCTCGGTTGTGAAACAAATGAACCAATTATAGAAGAAAAACTTCCGCCACCGTACCCAGAATCTAATGTTTGTGGTTGCTCTGAATGCAGAGCTTGGAGGGCACGAAATGAGACTTGAAACAATTAGAAAAAGTAACTTAGATAAAACAAGAATATATGTTACCAGACAACTTAGTGCTACAAAAGTTTTTTCAGTTTTAGAACTAAATAGTGGCACAGTTTATATGGAAACCAGCGACACCAACGATGATAGCGTTGAAACTGTAGAACTTTTAGTTAGTCGTGATCGTAAATATTTTACCCTTATCAGTAGATCACGTTCAGGTGGTGATTATAATCCAATGAAATCATACGCTCGTGATTATGAATTTCCGCTGCATTCAAAAGTGAAAGTATAATGCCGGAAACTTTTTATTACTACCTACAACGTTATCCAGAAGTATTTAGCTGGTACTGTACACTACCAGCCACTGAAGCATCAGCCTTTGAACAGAGGACTCTTTCTCAATTAGAGGCGGGCCACTCTGTTGCTGTTCAATTGCCGCTTCCTGTTATGAATCCTTATAGACAACCTTCGCTTTACGCTGGGGATGCATGTGCCTATATTTTATATCCGCCTGTTGATGGGTTTATTCGCACGCTTGGTGTAGATATTACAAAGAGTCGGCCACGCCGTAGCTATTATATATTTGTACCTTATCACTGTTTTAAACAGTGTGCAGATTGTTTAGAAACACCTGATTTGCGAGCCACATTAGTTAGAACTATTCGCGTACTAAGGTATCTAGCTGAGCCAGTACCTGGTCCATATGATTATATTGGAAGCGCTGAAAAGTGGCGCAACTGTAGACAGGCTCTTGTGCGATATGGTATCTACTGTGCCGAAGAATACGTATGCTGTGGCGGCAGTAACAAGGTCTTAGAGTATCTAAAACCACTAGTACGCCGGCGGGAATGGCATAAACCGAATTGGGTCTATAATGAACAGGAATTAGAACATCAACGGGAACATTTGCTGTTCCGTAGTTTTAGACGTTATATGACGAGAATTAAGAGTAGAACTGGTCAAATTTTTGGACGTATACCTAGTTTGCGTGGCTGTGATGAAGATGATTTAGAGTACATGAGAAGTGAAATTGCTCAGCGAGAGCCAGGGTTATTAGCTTCAATGACGAATTTCTATACCCGATATAATTGGAACGTAAGCGCACATAAAGGAAATTTTGAATGATTACACTGGCACATGTAGCTGAATTTGTCACTGAATTAAAAGGCGATGTATCAGAGCCTACTAGAACCTTAATTGCCAGGAGACTAGCTAATCTTCTGGGTACTGCTTTGCAAAGTGATACTGAAAATTATAGGCTATGGATAACGCAAGGCTGTAAAGTTTTCTACTCTCGTTGTGAATTGACATGCCCCGAAAGATGGGTTAATGATAATCTTGCTGTGTCTGAAACAGCTTTAGCAGCGTTCTGTAATAAGTGGATGAGTGTAGAACAGTTTAAACTCAAAGATGCGGCCGAATGGCAGTATGTAACCCCTGAACTTAATGGACTCCGGGTAACAATGATTGAGGAATTACTGGCAATATCAAAATTAACTTGACTTTCTTAGATAGTATGCTATATTTAAATAGTCGGACAATGCCTGCACAGTGGCTTAGTATCTGTGACAAGAAACTAGACGCCTTAAATGTACTACAATGCGAAAATTTAATCGAAGTATTCAGTCCGGGGACATTTGTATACCTCCGTGGTCAGATAGTGTTTATCAAGAATTGGGTACGACTGGACTCAGTGGCTTGGCTAATGTCGAAACAGACGGAGGAATTTACATTCTGGGGCGGACCACCAACCAAACTGGGGTACTACAAGGGGAATCTACACACACTTCTACTGGATCGGATATACGACTATTTGTGCCAACACACTATGGCAGAATTAATGCAGATACTAAGGTTGCCAGCATGTTAGAAAAAGTTGTAGCATCACCGCTTTGTGTGCATCTTATTACCAGACTAAAATGTCTTAAAGCTAATCAGGTTATTAATTATTTGGACTTTACATTTAATGCAAGTAGGCATTTAATAATTGTGAATGGTTTGCATACAATGCCGCAGCAACTTGCAAAAGACCTGCCAGGCATAGATATGTTATATGCACATGAAGTATATCCATTAAAGTTTTGGGGTGGCCCACCTAATAAACATAAATGGTATACTGGCACTTTGTTGACGTTCCTTGCTGATAAGATTCTTATGGCTTGGGCACAGGGCGACGGTGGACTACTTGAGCGGTTTCTAAATGTCCAGCTATAATTCCCTAGAAAAACTCGTAGCTAAGAGGCCACTTAATGGTGCCAAGGCTATCTTGGCTAAGTATATGCCGATGAGCATCGACTGTGCATTCTCTATTTGTGAGTTACTGCACTGTGATAATGAAGAATTCTTCTGGAAAGAACAGTTAATAACTATGCAGCATCTTGCTGGGCATTATTCACCTAGCGCAGACATCTGTAAAATCGAAATACGCTTCTATGGTGGTCCATTAGGAAGGGGTGCATGGCATATTGGCAGCGTACAGACATTTCTTATGGATCATGTAGCTAATATGATCCTTATAGACGGGTATATAAAGACTAAAACGAGGTTTAATGTTTAGTATACAAGCAGATAAGTTTTTTGTTATAATAAATAGGCGACAGATTGAATTAGTAGTACAGTTTGTTAGTGTCAGTCTGTCGGTTATTATATTATTTCAACCACATCTAGTAGAAGCGGGTGGTATTTGTACCGGCATTTATTATAAGAATAAACTAATTCCCTGGGGTGATGGCGCATTCCCTGTAAGGGTAGGAGATATATTGAGAGCAAATTTAAACTTGACAACTGTCAATTAATGTTGTATAATATAGTATGAACATTGACAGTAAACTGCTAAGAGAACTAGAAGGACTAAGTGCCAAAGAAGCGGCTGAGATTATTATAAACGAATTCGGCGACGGTGAGACTGTATTTTATTTTGTTTTAACCGGTAACGCGAGTTGCGCTAATATTATTGCAAAAAATAAAGATGCCGGTAGAATTTTAGCAGAAGAGATATCCCCCATCAGGTTTCTTGGTGGGCCCCCAAACAATAGAACTTGGCACAAAGGTACATTACTTACGTGGGTTTGTGATTTGGTTCTAAGTGCCTGGGCAACTAATGGCGCGTATGCAGAGATGGTGGTATGATAAATTTTAAGCAACTTGAAAATCTGTTCGGTGATATTACTGCCATAGACGCGCTGGACAGCCTGTGCTGGACATTCGGAGCCTCAAATGCCAGAGTTTACTTGGGTGGCACATGTTTTGCACTAGCAGACCTGTATGATAATATGGAAGTAGTTGGCATGTGGCCAGCTAAATCAATAGAGATATGCTTTTTCGGCGGCCCTGTAGGTAGGTGGTGGGATGGTAATTTGTTTAATATGTTCATAGATCATTTTATTTATGCACATATAAAGGGAAACAAAACTGCAACAAGCAAAGCTCTTAAACTGGCAAGACAAGCAGTATGAAACCAGTATCAGTTTACGAGACATACTGCATGGGTATGACAGTGCGCGAAGCACTTGGTATACTCAAAGATATGCAAGTTGAGGATGAAAAGATTATCTTTAGTGATGCAACTGGAAGCCATGCTGTGACGATTTGGGACTATTGTTACGGTATTCCCGACCGTGTACTGGCAAGTAGCATAGAGCCAATTCAATTTAGTGGCGGCCCACCTGGACGGTATTTCTGGACTGTGGGCAGTTTAAATACTTTAGTAATGGACAAACTTATGTACAGAGACGCTGTAGAAGAGGTTCGCAATGGGTCGCACGTGGCGTAAAAATAGTGACTATGGTCCAAAGCAAGATGCTAAAGATCGTCAACGGCAGTTGAGAAAGAACAACAAAAAGTTGCAGAAACAAAACAAGAAACGAGGCATCGAAGAAGATGCTTGGGACGAAAGGAAAATCTAATGCTCGAATATGAAACTATTTCACAAACAGAGATGAATAAGTTAGATTCCGATCCAGAACTATGGGAATCAGAGTTAGAAATGGAACCTAAAGAAATAACGTTAGAGTTTGCTAAAGGTCGTGTCGTACCAGCAACTGCGGCTGTTCGTGGAATACTTAAAGACGGAAGGCGGGTTAGAGCCGAAATATCATATTATAAAGGAGAATCTAATGCGATGTGACCAGATTATGGGACTGCCAGTAGCAGCAAGGGAATTTCTACAAAAATACGAAATACAGCCCGAGGCTTGTCCACATTGTAATAGACAGTTTGACCGGAAACTCGAAGTCTGTGGCCATTATTATGGGATGTATGATCAGGAATATAACTTGTATCAGCATCAATTAAAAAGTGGCAAAATTGCCGAGGAATTTGTGCAGGCCGATCCTTGGTCCAGTGGGCCATGCTTCTTTTTAGGTTTGCGTATTTCTGATGGGGCTGAAATTCTTTGGGATCAAGAAGAGATAGATAATGCGTGAAATGACTCCGAGTATATGGTATGAAGAGGCTTTGGATATTTTAGGGTCTAATATGTCCATTGGAACGTCTCGAAACCTGTATGATTTAGGTTCTAATCCACATGTTGTTTGGTACAAGCGATGGCGAAGATTTGTGCCAAAGTTTAATTGGAAACGAGTACTAATTCCATTTAGTACCTATGCTTATTGCTATGAAGACTATATCGACTCGTATGAAGCATATGTCTTCGGGATAAGGGTTTATCATGCATAATAGTTTATTATCAGAATTAGAAATAGAACAACTTTGTCAATTAATTGAAGTGGCGTGGGATGGTGATCTAATTTCTAAAGCTGCCCGCAATAAGTTAATTAATCGCGGATATGTGCAGCAACTAGAAGGTTGGAATTGGCTGACTAAACTTGGTGTTAAAGTGCTTATAGACTCAGGATTTCTAAATGCTTAATAAAGGAGACTAGGTGTGGTTTGCTTAGATTATTTGGGATACCCTATCGAACGTATTAAAGGACGTTGGCTACTAACTATTCTTCGGTTACTAATTCATACAAGACGTATACGCCGAGGATATTGGGATGGTTTTAGGGTTGTGAAATATAATGCTTAATGGATCGGTGCTATTTTGGAGAGGTGGCATACTTGTTGGGCCAATTTATAAGCAAACAGGCAGCTTGCTGACTCACGTAGCTATTATACTTGATGACGTAGTTTATGAAGCTACGCCACCGCAAGTACATAAACTAAGGTTACTAGACTATAATAAACATTTAGATAAACTAGCGGCATCACGATTTATTCAGCGTCGTGGGTTTTCGTGGTTTATTATGCAGCCAAGGTTGGAGTATAGTGTAGACGAACTCGCTAAGATGCATATTTACGCTGAATCCCAGTTAGGCAGGCCGTATCGGTTGCGTGGCTGGTGGTCAGATGATACATCAGGTATTTTTTGTTCACAGTATATTGGGAACATTATTGAAAAGACTGGTTTGATTAGATCATTGGATAACAAAGAATCTCCGGTGAGTTTATATAATAAACTGTTACCTTTTTATAGGGGTTAAATTATGGCTGAAAAGACACCCGGATTTAAGACAATCACCAAAGAAGAATTCGATGCATTAGCTCGGCAACCGGATTTATGGTCAATGATGCCAGAACTGGAAAGCCGTACTAAACAGTATGGTGACCCCTATGATCCTAAGCGAGAAGTACGGGGTATACTAAAAGACGGCAGGAAAATACGGGCGGAGGTATAGAAATGTTAATAACAGTTGTGAATCCAAGTATCGAGATACTTACACCACTTGGCCCAGAACACCTTAAACTAATTGAATTGGCCGGACGCACGTGCTATAAAAGTGAGGATAAGATTACTGAGCAATCAGCAGCTAAGTTTGTAAAGATGATACGAAGCAACGGGCATGAAAGTGTACTTGAACACATTTCAGCTAGTGTTAGAGTAATCGGCTCAAGGTCTATGAGTCACCAGCTTGTACGTCACAGATTATGCAGTTTTTCTCAATGCAGTCAGCGGTACGTTAATTATGGTAAGAAAAGTTATCAAATAATTTGCCCACCAAAGATTGGTATTCCTTATGGTCCATATTATTTTGTAGACGACTACACGTTTGATTTTTATTTTGATGAAAATTTCACAGAAAAATATCCAGATAACTGGTTTAGCGGCGTTAGTAGGTCGTGGCTTTCATGCCGCGCCGATAATTATCTGGAGTATCTGTACTATTTGAAGAAAGACATTCCACCAGAAGACGCTCGTGAATGTTTGCCGAATGCTACTGCAACTGAAATTGTAGTGACAGCAAATCTTAGAGAATGGAGACACATATTTTTTGAGAGGGCTTTGAACAAACATGCACAATGGCAAATTCGCCAGTTAATGCAAGGCGTGTTAATAGAATTTGGCAAGGCACTTCCTGAAGTTTTTGGTGACCAACTATTACAGATAAATGCGGGGTAACTTATGATTAAATTTATTTTGGTTTCTTTTGTTTGTGTATGATTGTCCCTCCAATTGCACACTATAGCTTTGGTATTGATAGCTTGTGTTTTAGGAAAGAAGGAACATTTGATAGCCATGGAAAAATAGGTGATATTGTTTATTGCAGAACTAATCCTAAACTGCATGGAGTAATAACTGGTATTTATTGTGATATTGATTCTGAGCAAGCTACGTGGAGAATTAAGTATTATGGAACATGGGGCTATCATCCCCGCAGTAAGTTTGTTGAAGAAGATTTTTTATGGTACGAATGGACACAATTGAATGAAACCGATAAATGGGAGTAACTAATGACTTGTTTTCATTATAAAGTATCTGGGCATCCAGACGACCCTATAGTACGTAATCCTACTATAACGCTGGACACATACTGCCCACTTTGCAACAGACCTATATGCTTTCCTTTGACAAAACTTAATTGCCCTAAATGCGAAGAATACTACAAGGCTGAGATTGAACATTGGAAGGAATGATATGCAAGCTTAATAGCATCAATAAATGATGGTATTAGGGAAATTGAGACTAAAACTTTTGTCAATCCTGCACGGGAAATGTGGCTTGAGTATTTAATTGAGTTAAGAAACAGTTTGGAGGATTAAGTATGAACAATATTGTTAGTGAAATCCTGTGTGAATATGCAGGAGAGTTGTCTGCTGGCCGTGGTGATGTTGTTTCAAAAAATGAAATACATAGAATTATAACACGGATAGGTAAAAAATACCCACTTTCATCACAGGAAATTATGGATTTATACCAAGACCCTCAAATCAAAAGATTATTGGAGGATTAATGCTAAAATATGAACGACAATTTAATGGCGAACCAATTACTTCGGATTAACGAGGATTGATTATGTCCAATCAACTGGCTAATGTAGATGATGCTATTTTATGGTACGATGATGAAATCTTGCAAGATATCGCACAATCATATGGGCATCCAGAGCCAAACGCTGGAGAATGCAATAACATTCGACAAAAACTGAGGGCTAAGTTGTTAGCTTGCCCTAAAAATGCTAGCGTCTGGGTAGACGGAAAATCAGTCTATATACATTCTAGCAGCAAAGAAAGTTTAGTAGCGACTTTTAAACGGGTACCAGTCATTAGAGACATATTTTCCGTTATCGGATACGATAATACTGAGACTAGAACACTGGGCGATATCCAACATTTTATGGTATTGCTCCATTATTTGCACATTACCGCAGCAGCAAAGCGAATAGTATCTTATGTATATGATACTGATAGATTATGCATAAAGTGCTATGTAAGACATGCAACTGGCTGTGCTTGTGATAAATGCCAAATATTCCAAAGGACCAACTAATGCAATATACACGACAATTTAATGGCGAGCCGATAACGTGGGAGGAACGTACTGCTGAAATTAAGCAAGGTGACACTAGTGTCTTTCGACAAGAAAATGTCAGGGTTCCTAGCACCTGGTCGCAGTTAGCTACGAATATTGCTGCCAGCAAATACTTTTATGGGCAGCTAGGCACTTCTGAGCGTGAGACTGGCGTAGATCAGCTTGTTGCAAGAGTTGCTGATACTATTGCAAACTGGGGACTAGAGGATGGCTATTTTTATGATAAACAGGATTTCCGTGCTGATTTGACTTGGCTTTTGCTCCATCAATACTGTGCATTTAATTCGCCAGTTTGGTTTAATGTAGGACTGTATCAAAAGTACGGTGTTACTGGTGATCCGTGTAACTGGTATTGGGACAAAAAGACAAACAGAATCAAGCAAGCACAGAATCCGTTTGAATATCCGCAGTGCTCGGCATGTTTTCTCCAAGATGTTGAAGACAATATGGAGAGTATTATGGACTTAGCACGTTCTGATGCTATGCTATTTAAGTTTGGCTCAGGCACCGGGACAAACTTATCCCCACTTCGGGCATCTTGTGAAGGCATCTCTGGTGGCGGTCATTCGTCCGGGCCACTTAGTTTTATGCGAATCTACGATCAGGTTGCGGAGGTCGTATCTAGCTGTGGAAAAACTCGCAGAGCAGCACTGTTACATTGCTTAGATATTGACCATCCTGATATTGATAAGTTCATTAACTGCAAATCCGAAGAAGAAGCCCATGCAAGGATGCTTATTGATCGTGGTGTTACACCAGAACGAGCAGCTAAGTCAGTTATGTACCAGAATATGAATATTAGTATTCAAATTTCTGACGAATTTATGCAAGCCGTTGAAGCTGATGAAGACTGGGTAACTAAGTGGGTAACTGACGGACGAGACGGTCCAATATTCAAGGCCCGTGACTTGTGGAAGAAAATCGCAGAGAGTACTTGGCTTTGTGGTGATCCAGGCGTGCAGTTTAGCGACACGATTAATAACTATAATACCATTCCGCATGTAGGTCGCATTGTAACTAGTAACCCATGCGGGGAATTTCTTGCCCCCAAAGGTGGTGCAGCTTGCAACTTAGCATCAATCAACCTGCTTAAATTTTTAAGAGACGGCAAGTTTGATTATGAAACTTTCCAGAAAGTAGTCAGGATACTGATTATTGCTCAGGATATACTGGTAGACAGGGCTAGTTATCCGCTTAAAGACATTGCGAAAAATGCCCACCGATGCAGACAGTTAGGCTTGGGTTATACTAATCTCGGTGCCTTAATCATGTCGATGGGTTTGGCTTACGATTCAGACGAAGCCAGAAGCCTTTGCAGTAATATTTCAGCGGTTCTAACGGCCAGAGCTTACTTGACAAGTGCAGAGTTGGCTGAGGAACTCGGTGAATTTGAAGAATACAATAATAACATGGTTGAAATGCATGGAGTACTTGAATTACATGCAGATGCAACAGGACAGCTATCTGATCTGGCACAGCAACTTTGGAACGATGTATTAGAACGTCCGATTTTCCGCAACTCGCAAGTAACTCTTGCCATGCCCGCAGGAACTGTGAGTTTCTTAATGGATTGTGATACAACTGGCATAGAACCAGAGCTAGCACTTGTGAAAACTAAGACACTTGTTGGTGGTGGTACATTGAAGCTTGTAAATAAGTCTGTTGAAGCTGGATTAAGAGCACTCGGTATTAGTGATCCATTTATTCCAAGCTTGTTTAACTACCTAACTAAACATGAGACACTAATTGGTTCTGATTTAACTGAGGGCGAACTGAAAGTTTTCGCCACTTCATTAGGTGATAACCAGATTCCTTGGGAAGCGCATCTAAAGATGATGGCCGCTTCACAGCCGTATCTAAGCGGGGGTATAAGTAAATGTGTTACAGGTGATACTAGAATTACAACAACTACGGGCTTACAACGTATAGATAGTTTTTATTCTAATGAAACTCCAGATACATTTTCCCCTTTAGATATATCAGTGTCAACTGCAACGGGTCTTATTAATACCGATAGTTTTTATTATGGCGGATTACAGACAGTTAGAACTATTACTACACGTTCTGGGCACAAGATTACTGGAACTCTAAATCATCCGCTTTTAACGCAAGATGGATGGAAAACTATTAATAAACTAACAACTGAGGATTATGTAGCGATACAGTATGGGCAAAATCTCTGGAGTACCAGTATCCCAACTTTTGAAACATATATGCCTATTCTTGTGTATGGAAATCAGAAGACTGTTACAATTCCACATGAACTCACTAAAGAGTTGGCAATGTTTCTTGGGGCGTATACTGCTGATGGAAATATTACTCGATGTAATTGGTCAATTATAATTACTAAAAAAGAGATGGGTGTATTAAAGAAACTTCAATCTTGTATACTTAGTTGCTTTGGAATTTCAGCTGGAATATATAAACCAAAAAATAGATGCCCATATCTTAGATTTTCTTCAAAATCGGCAGTAGAATTTTTAGATTATTTGGGGGTACATACTGGATCAGTTAATAAAACCATTCCTGAATGTATTTTTCAAGCACCAAAGGGGCTAGTCATTGCTTTTCTTAGCGGACTATTTTTAGATTCATGCGTAGCAACCCCCTATTGGAAAATATGTTCGGCATCTAATAAACTATTAGATGAACTACAAATTATACTTACAAATTTAGGTATTATACATGGAAGAATGTCAAAATACAATTATGAGTATGAAAGATATTATGATGAAGTTTATGCTTGCGGAGAGGCTGCGAAAAAATTATTGCAATTAGTACCAATGCTTGAGAAGCATAAAAAACTACGGGCTAAACAATTTAATGCTACCAGCAGAAGTAATACTGCTAATATTATACCGCTTGACGCTAAGAAGTTATATGCTACATTGCCAAATAATATAAAGCAAAAATACCATGATATGCAATATAATCAACATTTTACCGTTGATAAAGCAAGACAACTAATGGAAGACGGAGTTGAATTACCATCATATATTAAATGGGCAATAGATAATGATTTTATCTTCTCCCCTGTATCGCAAGTATCAAAATCAACTAAAGAACTTGTTTATGATATTTCAGTTCCAAATAAACATAATTTTATCGGCAACGGAATTGTGAATCATAATACAATTAATATGCCAGCTAACTCTACTGTTGAAGATATCCAAGATGCTTATATGTTGGGTTGGAAACTCGGACTCAAGTCTGTAGCAATTTACCGAGATAATAGCAAAGGCTCTCAGCCACTTAACATCAAACATACTGCACCAGAAGCAATTAGCGTGCGTAAACGGCTGCCTGATACGCGCGAGAGTATTACCCACAAATTTACTATAGATGGCCATAAAGGTTATTTCACTGTAGGCTTGTATCCAAATGGCCAGCCGGGTGAATTATTTATATCTGTCGCAAAAGAAGGTAGCACCTTGGGTGGCATTTTTGATTGTTTTGGGCTGGCTACTTCTATTGGATTGCAGTATGGAGTTCCATTGTCGGAGTTTATTGATAAGTTTACTCATGTTAGATTTGAGCCAATGGGCTTTACCAAAAATCCAGATATCAAGATTGCTAAGTCCATTATTGACTATATTTTTAGGTGGCTAGCGATTAAGTTTCAGAATGGGGCTTTACCACATGATGCGAATGAACCAACGATTGGCACACCAGTTGCACCATCAGGAACCTTAGATGCTCCAATTTGTGGTGAGTGTGGTGCACTGACCACCCGTGTAGGGGCATGTTTTCTTTGTTATGGTTGTGGAACCAGCGGGGGGTGCTCATGAGGCAATATTATTATTCAACTACAATTCTTATTAAAGATAAATATAAAGTAAATATAGTTATACAATATTGGTTTGAACCCTATTCTCCAGGTTATTTTGATCCTGGTTATGGTGGTGAGCCACCAAGTGGACCGGATATTGGTATAAAGTATATTTACGTTAAATGGATTGAACAGCCTAGTTTAATTGGGCGAGCATGGCTCAAAGATCGTGGCTGGCTAAAAGTTGTCGAAAATTTAGTCTTAGATCAACTTTCAGATAATTTAAATGTGGATGGAATATTATGGGAAAAGATGGTTCACAATGCGGAGGCTGAATATGAAGATTTGTAAAGTAATAGGTCAGGTTGTTCTGACAACACTATTAGTAACTTTTATTGCACCGTTCTGGATTACTGGAATCTTATGGGGAACAGCTAAAGTTAATTTTGAAATTGCTAATCGTATGGCAAGAACGGCTTGGCTGAATCTATTGGAGAAGAAATAGGATGCTTCTAGTGAAAACAGTAACTTGTCCAAAATGTAATGCAGAACAGAGTGTATTCTGCATGAGAACAAGCTATGTTTGTTCTAAATGTGGTAATCTATGGATGGATAAGGTGCCAGATTACAATATCATTCCTGATCTAGGAATATTATCAGCTTCACAGGTTGGCTTGATAGAAGCTGGTAAGATATTTGTAGGCGCGCGTGTGTGTGATTCTGAACAAAATCAGATACTTATGAGTATGGCTACAAGGCACGCTAAGTACCAAGCAGATCATAACTCACAGGGTCATCAACTTTTCCAGTTGCGAGTCGAAGAACTTTATAGTACACTTGGCAGGTACACTTATGCAGAAATTGCCGCCGAATCTTGGCCCTGGGAAACTGAGGCAAGTATGTTGGAACTCGGTACTGGTATGTTCAAAAGTTGGGTTCAGTCTCCAGGACACTGGGGAGTTGCCTCGAAGAAGCATAAGTATTTCGGCGCGGATATGGCGAAAGGTTCAAAGGGACTATGGTACGCTTGTATTCTGGTAGGAGACTGAGATGCGTGAAGCTTATCGTCAAGTTCAAGAAAATGCTTATCAGTATGAAGACAGTATCATTTGGCTACTGCCACTAAAAGATATAACTGGCGTGCGTGAGAAGATAATCACTACTTCAAACCGGACCAGAAAACCCAGAGGCCCGTATGTTGGCTACAGTACCTTGTATCCTGAGACTCCTAACAATGGTAAGCGTAGTAGATTTTTCCGTCGGGTGTTTATACTAGACCTAGAAGGACTAGCACCTGATAAAGTTATTCCTGGGGTTAGTTTTGCAAAATGTAACTAAGGAGATTTTTTAATGGTTTATTCGAGAGTATATTATACAAATCCAGATAATCAAAACTATTTCGATGATGAACTTGTCGAGATTGCTAGTAACTTCGGCGGCAGATTCGTCGATGCAGAAGACAAAACAGAAGACTGTTGTGACTGTGGTGATCCAATAGATGTAAGATGCCTGTTGTTTGAGTACAGAACCAGAGCCAAGCGTGAACAAGGTGAACGAGCCATGGAGTTGCATTTAGTATGGATAGATGGTTTTGAGGCTGGGATGATGGCTGCTATGGAGGGTGACAGTGATCCAGGGTGGGGAGAGGCATGATTAGAATATGATATGGCACATAGATTGTATTCGACCATGCAACGGCCATTATGGGCTAAAGATAATTTAAGCAAAGGCGCAAAGATTCTATGAATTATAAATTAATAACATCATTCGGAATAGACGATGGAGAATTAGATGGATTAAAACTAGAAGAATGTTTTGTTCTGGGATACGAATTAGCTTTAGTTAATTCAGCATTAAAAAATAAACACACATTGACTATGAGGGTTCATCCTGAAAATCAAACACGAATTCATCAAGCATGTAAAACTGCTAAACGAAAATATCAGCTAAAATGGATGCCACAGGATTCCTCAGAATCCTGGATGGAGCTATTAATATTATGAAGATACTTACTTATCCAGATCCGTGCCTCTTAGTTAAGGGCAGACGTGAAATAGATCATCTGGAAGGTAGATTGCCTTGGAATAATTTGACAAACCCAGAATCTGTGGTATAATTAAGATATGAAACTCTGGGCCATTGAACAACTTTTAAACAATTTTTTAGTGATTGATGCGTATATTTTGCTGAAATCACTGAACATGCATGATGATCAGTTTACTGTACTCGGCTCTGATGTCAGAACACTGCGCAGCCTGATTGATCAGTACAACCTAATGTCAGAAAAACTGGACAACTGTACACAACGTATTTGTTTCAAAGGTGGGCCAAAACTAGACTGGTATGTTACTTCTTTGAAACATTATGTAACTGATAAGGTACTGCAAGCTATTAGACTGCAAGGCCCGGTGAAAGTCGCCAATGTTTTTGACGAAATTCTCAGTCTAACTTGACAAGCAGTGTTTCTTATGGTATACTTATAATATGACAAAGTTCTTCAAATTATACTATGAATTAAAAGCGAAGTGGCCCGGTTGCCCAGAAGAGTATTACCACCGTGAAATACAAGCGCAACTAGGGTATAAATGCCCACACCCGTTTAGATTATTGCAAGACGGGCCTGGTGGTAGATATTATATTGAAGAACTAGAAGAAGCCTTTGGAAAAGAGTGGTGGAAGAAAATTAAACAAGTGGGATTCAAAGGAATATGGTGTCCAGTTTGTCAAAGGTATATGGATGAAGTATTACAAAATCAAACGTAACATCGTTGCTGTGGACCCATATCAGAAGGTCTACATGGGTGGTGAGGTAGACCAGACGCTCGTTTGCGGGCGTGGGGCCAGTGATTGTGGACTTATAACGGACCAGATATTTAAGGTTTCTGATCTGGGGAAAGAAGTTTACCCAGGTAAGCGGAAGAGGAAGCAGTTAGAAGCTGTCATGGATGCACGAGATGATTCTGCTGCGCGTTGGCTTGCTAGGGTGCTAGTTTATGCCAGCGGGTGTGGGATTATCTTGTTGCTTCTTAGTTGGTTTTGATGACGGTTGGGGCTCCAGCAACCGGCATGACACACGGCTGGGCTGGGTCGGTTGGGCATTAGTAGGCCCACTTGACTGTAAATCAAGCTCTTCGGACTTGGCAGTGCAAATCTGCCCCGGCCCACTATGACTATTAAACGATCAAATCCGAGAAAACAAGGGGATATTGGTGTTGGGGTAGCCATTGGTTGGTTTATCACTAATGACTATTCTGTTAGTATACCCATATCCGAAAGTCAACGTTATGATCTAGTGGTAGAAAAAGATGGTATACTTTATCGGGTACAAATTAAAACTTGTACAAGACTAAAAAGATCAGGTGGATTTGAAGTAGCATTAACTACGAGTGGCGGTAATCAAAGTTGGTCTGGAATTTCGCATTATTTTGATAAGACAGCTAGTGAACTTTTATTTATTTTAACAGATAGTGGCAAGAAATATTTAATACCTACACAAGTTTTAAAAAACAATGCAAGATCAATTACAGTCGGGATTAAATGGCGAGAATATCTTATAAACTAGTTACCATATTATTAAGTAAATTATATGAATCAATTACAGCATGACGTAGACAGTATTGTGTATACTTTGAAAGCAAACGAGCGTTTTCTTTCACAAGTGCAACAAACACTCAGGCAGTATGTTACTGATAAATCTTTCCCAATTGAAGACCGGTTTAGAGTTTGGTCAAAATACTGCGAAAAAGAACATGAGACATGGGTAATTCACAGGGGCGAGTTTGGCATCATTGGTGATATGGTAGCTGATTGCGAACCATATGAATATATTAGAGGTAAGACCTATACTTGGGACTGGTTTTACGATAACATTGACAGTGATGTCAAAGATTTTGAGGAGACACTAATCGAAACTAATTTTGGATCATTTGTAAATGACTGGTAAAGAAGAAACTAAGTTGTTACTGTTTTTCCGCAATCTTATAGAAGACTGTGCAGTCTATGACTATCCCTATAAACTTTTAGATTATGATCAACTAATGGATAAGATTGATGGAAGACTCGAAGAATTAAAGAATCAAGACTAAATGTATTATCATCTTGAAAAACAAATAAATGGTTTATGGATATCAACAGCTTTGTTGCTGCACGGCGATTTCCACATGCACACGAAACTTTTACAAAAACTTAGGGTACAGTTTGGCACAGATTTTCGTTCCAAACAAGTACCTAATAATCACGCAGAGATACTAATAAGTAAAGGATTTAAGGTGCTAATCGCACCGAAAGAATTAAATGAAGAATTTTCCGACACCTAGATTATTGTTAGAAGCCCGTAAAGACGGCGTGTGGAAGGCAGTAAAGATTTACTGTGACTATGCAACAATTAGAAAGCTGCTAACTGACTTGCCTATATTAGCTGATGCTTACAAGTGTGATATTAACGACATGCGCGTTAAAAATCTGCTAACTACACAGGCTATTGCAGACGCAAAGCAAGCGGTATACGAAAACCAGAAACGGAGAAAATCATGTTAGAGTATCTTTGTTATTACTTTACTATTGGTTTTGTTTTATCTAGTGCCTACTTATATGAACGGGGCCGAAGTTTAAATACAGCTGTGGCTACAATTGTTGCCTGGCCAGTTGTGCTGAGTATACAGGTAGTTAAAGGTCTGGTTTCTTTGATTAAGGAATAAAATGGAAATAATATTTGTACTTTTCGGAGCAGTTGCAGCTATAGTAGTTGGGTTAGTGTTTCTAGGTATTTGTATAATTAAAACTATTTTCCCAGACTAAGTGCGGAGATCAAGAATGCGGACTTTTATTATATTTATTTTATTAACAGTCTCAGCCTACGGCCAGGCTGTAGACGAGATTAAAAATCATGTAAGCAATCTTTGTAAGACTGAACGAGTCACAGGAACGCCTGGCTGCAAGCTGGCTTCTGATTATATACAAGCAGAACTCAGTAAACTGGGTTATGAAGTGGAGTTGCAGTCATTTCAAGCTAATGCCAATAATATCTTAGTAACAAAGAAAGCACCACTGGAAACAATACTGGTAATTGGCGCACACTACGACGCAGTGAAGGGCAGCCCTGGCGCAGATGATAATGCCTCTGGAACGGCCGGTGTTTTAGCATTAGCCAAGATGCTAAAAGCTAAAACGACTCGGCATACTATTTCCTTGCAATTTTATGCTGGTGAAGAACAAGGTTTAAAGGGATCACAGTATTATTGTGAACATCCTAAGTGGCCAATAAATAAGCATCTGTTTATGTTGAATCTTGATATGATTGGCTACGCACAGACCAAGGGTCTGGCGACCCCAAAGCCACCAGTTGATGAAGTATTACTGGACTTATTTAAGAAATATCCGTTTGCAAAAAGCATTACATTTCGCAGTGGTCCTGGTAGTGACCATGAATCATTTGCAGCCTACAAGATACCGATAGTGTTTCTGCACACTGGTTTACATGGTAACTATCATCAGAAATCAGATACAGTAGACAAGCTGAATTATGCAGGTATGGTAAATATCTGTAAATATGCAATGGACTTAGTGCTGGTTATCGACAAGTATGACGTGCCTAACTATTCGATGTTTGAGAAACTACCTGTTAAGAGGATTCCGAGATGATAAACGTACTACCAATAAATGATCTCCGTGAGCATGAAGAAACTCCATATTGCTGGTGTGACCCGAGAGTTGAATATCTCGATAAAACCGGCCTGCCATATGCCGATGGCCCATTAGTTGTTCATAATGCACTTGATGGGAGAGAATAATGCATTTTGTAATCCAAACAATTGATGGTAAGATACTGCATGATTTCAGTTTCACACTGCTAGAGGCTATCAGATTCCATAGCTGGCGTGGAAATTACCATACATGCATGTTTTATTACAATGATGCTTATGCATCTTCTGGCATTCCTGTTGGAAGCGTTGAGTTTGTTAGCGAAAGTTTAGCATTGCAAGGTTATCCTGTTCCTAAACCTCGGAACGTTCCTGTTGAACTTTTTCCATTTGCAGGTAGGAATATTTTTAACGGCACTGAAAAAGACTTGCCATTTGGTGCATCTTTTGCTAAGAGCAATGACAAGATAAAAACAGATATTGAAGACCCCTTACCAGCGGGTAATTATCAATTTAGCAGCTTAGTAGATTTTATTAGTGAATGGCGAGCATTTGTTTGGCGCGGAGAACTTGTAGGCTTGCAGAATTATTCTGGCGACTTCACTAGGTTCCCAGATGTTGATCGCATCCATCAGATGATTAAAGCTTTCAAAGGGCCTTGTGCCTATACGCTAGATGTTGGAATAGTTGACGGAGTGACTTGCGTAGTTGAGGTGCATGATTTCTTTAGTTGTGGCCTGTATGGATTTGCTGATTTACAATTACTACCATTGATGCTCGGTGGCTGGTATAGGGAGTACATAAAAGCGCATGCCTGAAGAATTAGTAACAATCCCGAAGTACGAATACGATAGACTGCTTGATGCAGAACGATACCTAGATGCTTTATATGTGGCTGGGGTTGATAATTGGGACGGCTATAACTATGCATTGGAGATATATCATGGAACTTAGAGTAGGTCAGCTTGTTTATGCACTAGAATATGATAAAATTTATCGTGGTCTTGTTATGAATTATGCCTTCACTGACGGTGATTCTCCGGTATGGCATATTCAAACGGAGAAAAGAATACTAACAGTGCATGACCATTCTATATACCCAGCAAGCGTTGATGGTTTAACAAGCATTTTGAAACGATTAAGTACGCGGGTAGAGGCGTTAGGTATTGAAATATCTAAAACCGCTCTGTATCTTCAAGAAAGGTGCAACTAATGAGACTGTGTGAATTATATTGGAATTTAATACCTTATGATTGGCGGCTTGGTCAACTGTGGTATCGTATTAAGTGTTTCTGTTGGCACAGATATACTACTGTTAAGCCAAGATATTTAGATCATACTTGGATTGATCGTTGCGATATTTTGCCGCATATGATGTTTGAGATACTGTCACAATTTATTGAGGAAGAATGCGCGCCTGGGTGCGTTGAATGGTATGGCGAGTGTGGGCATAAAGTTGGTGATAAGTATGTTCGTGACGAGATGCAGGAACTTTATGATTGGTGGCATCAAGTCTACAATAAAGCATATCCTAAACGCACGGATGATTTTTGGAATATTGCTTTACAACATAGGCCCGATCGTGAGTGGATACCGCTTGAAGATGGGAATTATTCATGGGAACATTCTTGGAACAATGTAACTGATGAACAATTATACCAGCAGAATGTTGACAATGTTATCAAATTAGAAGATAACATGAATGCACAATTAAAAACTAATCTACATCGTCTTATTGAAATCATGCCTTACATGTGGACTTAAATTATGTTACCAGGACAAGTAGTGTATTTTCTTTGTGATGATACTATTGAAGTAGTGAAGTTGCTAGATAATAACCAACATACTTGTGCTATAGAATTAAATGGTCAAGTTGTATGTGTTCAAGAAAACACTCTCACAACACATGCATACGCAGTCATACAGCATATCGATAAACAAATCGCTAAACACGAATCGCGGATTGCTATTCTAAAAGCAGCAAGACAAGATTTTCAGCCACCGAGGTTGATGCATGAAATCTGATTGTAAAGTTTTTAGGGTTATCAACGATGATTTACTAGCTACTAGAATCGAAGTAATGAAGTTTCTTGACACTTTAAGACCGGAACAAGTTATCTCAGTACACTGTGTAAGATTGTATAGATTTTCAGTCGCATTTTGGGAAGTTTGGTACTGGGTATGAATAGTGTAAATATAATCATTATGTCAGTTGCATGTCTGTTAGTTCCAAGGCCCACAGTACACCGTGTCCAAGCTGGTCAGTTTCTTGGTTCTGGCGTGTCTGTGGCCACAGCGAATGGGCAGACGCTAGTGCTCAGTGCAAACCATGTGATTAAAGACGGAGGGCCATATACTGTGGCCGGCAGACCGGCCACTGTAATAGCTACAGATAAGACGTGGGACTTAGCGGCATTGGTAGTACAGGATGTACTGCCAGTGTCTCAATTAGGCAACAGGGAGCCCCAGATAGGTGATCAACTTACTGTTTGCGGTTATGGTGGCGGCTATGCTGAGGCAACTGGGAAAGTTGTTGGATTCTTTGCACCAGCGACCCCAGATTGGGTAGCTATCTCCGCTTCGGCACGAAGCGGAGACTCTGGTGGGCCGTTTTTCTATGTAGATGGCACAATAGCTGCTATACTATTTGGTTCCGATAACACTGGAGCGCATGGCACGCATTGTATAAGAATTAGATCGTTTCTAAAAAGTATTAAAAACTATGATGAATTACTAAAAGCACTTGACAATCCTTATAACATATGGTAGAACAAAATGTATAAAAATCCAACGTTAGTTGCACTTCGTGAATGTTGGGAATTACATTCATTAGATCGTGAAAACGAAGACCCATGTACTTCTTACGTAGAATACGGCGATTTTCGTTTCTTTTACGGGCTTAACTTAGATCAAACTGAAGAAATAAAGGTTGTAATTATTCACCCAGACGGTGAAGAATTAGTAATCTTACATAAACTCTATGGAAATAATGGTCCATTAGCATACCCGAATATATGGATTCCAGGCCCGTGGAATATGGCTTTATGCAGAGCTATGGATTACATTGAACAGGCAAACGAAAAAGAACGGACCAGGAAATATCAAAAATTTGGAGGGTGGTTTTAATGAATCTTGCTAATACATTTATTTATTGTTGGAAGCATCATGTACTACCTAAAGTTAAGTATGACAAAGATACTGCCTGTATGGCAATTGGCAATTTTAGATTCTTTTATTCGCAAAGCAGTTCCTTGGATAGCTGCAAAGATCAGATTAAGGTCATTATAGTGCATCCTGATGGAGGGGAACTAATAATTATAAACCAAATATATGGTTGCCATGGTCGTTCACCTGATTGGGTCTGTTGGAAGCATGGAAAGTGGGACCAAGCACTTAATGACGCAGTTATACTGATGGAAGATGCCAATATCAAGAAGCAAAAAGAACTTGATGATATAAGGGAAACAGCTTTGCGACTAGAAACTGAGAAGCGTAATGCTAAGTTAAAGAAATTTGAGGATTTATTTTGATGCTAATTGCACTTGATTATGATAATACTTTCACTGCTGATACTAAGTGTTGGCGTGAAGTTGTAGATGTACTACAAAAGCATGGCCATGAAGTGATTATTGCAACTTCACGATTTAAGTTATATGGTAACTATCAGGAAATATCGGAAAGCACCGGATTGAATGTCGTATTTTGTGATCATAATGCCAAGGCAAAAACGGCAAAACAGTATGGTGTAGTACCAGATATTTGGATTGATGATGATCCTTGGGCTATTGTAGGAGTAGATAAACCATGAGAAATCTAATACGCTGTATTAAGAATTGGGATGGTGAAGATACTGGCTGGTGGGCTTGGTCAGAGTTTACTCAGTATTGGCAAGTGATACAGGAATCTAAGATTCCTTGGCTCTTAGATTTCTTGCCAGATAAACCTAGTTTAGAGAAACTACTTGCTGAAGCATACATGGACGTAGTGTTTGATCCATGTACCGAACAACTAATTTTCTTGGATCGTGTTTTTGACGGATCATTTACAGAAGCCGACTTAAAAGGGAATGCTCGATGCCAGTAGACTTACCAAAATTTCCAGCAATTATTTGTAATTATCAACTAAGCAATGAGAAACTTACAGTTAAGGCAACTGTACGCAATGGCAAAATCATAGACGCTGCGCCAGTGATTAGAATTTTTATTGGCCAGCCACTAGATAATCTTGCTACTTGGATGCGAAAACTTGGACCCACAGAAATAGTGTTGTTAGCGACCAATACTGATACACAGAAAGAAAGAAACCCCTATGCCTAATTATGCAGTATCTATGAAAGTAAATAACAAGTACTCTCCGATCTTCATGTTTGAAGGTGATGAGGACGCTGTTATTGAAGAGTTTGGAATTTTTGAAACCATGGTGCTTGAAAGTGGCATTAAAGACATGCTATACCTGTCACGAGTGCCTGATGAAGACGCCGATGTTGTTGAAGAAATGATGAATAGGAACCTAGAAAAGTCAGTGCAGCTTACAACTGTAGTGCTGGCTTATTTAGCGCGGCCAGAACCTTTTCATCCGGAGTGGAACTGATGGGGCACCACTGCATTTGGTGTAGAGAAGTATTTGGTGAAGACTACATGGTGCAAAATGCTGTGTGGCAAGAAGCAAAAGCCTACGGGTATGTGCATATCAGATGCCTTGAAAAAATGCTTGGAAGAAAACTACAAATTACTGATTTTACTGATGCACCGTGTAATGATGGAATAAGATTTGGATTTAAACTTGGAGAATCTAATGCGTAATGAAGAACTAAAAATTAACCTAAAGTTAAATAAAACTAAGGCAGAAAAATATGCTGAAGCAATAAAATGTCTCCTTGAAAAAGAAGCACCAGAACTCAAAGACCCCGATACTATGGATGTCACATATACATTGTACATTAGTTATTGGGGTGATGTAGTTGATAAACTAAAAGCACTAAAACAAATAATTGATGATCCTGATGTTGTAGCTTCAGTTGCAACCGAGGAACTTATTCACGGGCGGTGTTTGATTAAAGAACTATTTGGCCAACTAACAGAGATAACAAACAAATTAGGAGAATCTAATGACTAAAGAGAAGCTTTTGCGTGACCGAAATGTTATTACAATTTCAATGTCCCCTTATGCAGCTGAAAACTACACACGAGAGATCGCAGCAATATGCGATATGCCAGTATTCACACATGATGATGTTGCAATACGAATATCTTATGATAAAAGACATCCAAATGCAACACCAGAGAAATTTAAGGTATTTGAATCTGTGGCACTTCAAGATGATGTAGAGATACTTGTATGAGGTACCTTGGCGGCAAAGCACGAATCGGAAAGCAGATTGCTGAAGTGATTCAGCAGTTTAATCCAGTGCATTATCATGAGCCAATGGCGGGTATGTACTCAGTAGGTAAGTATATTCAATGCCAGAAGCGAACTGCTGGTGATATAAACTTAGATTTAATACTGTTGCTTCAAGCAATCCAGCAGGGTTGGATACCACCCGATGTTTCAGAAGCACAGTATATTGCTCTACGTAGCGATATATCTAGTCCCTTACGTGGATTTGCTGGATTCGGATGTTCGTTTTACGGTAAGTTTTTTGGCGGCTATGCTCGTGATAAGCAAGGTAGTAATTATGCTGCTATCTCTAGGCGAAGCCTAATGAAGCTGGCTCCAATGATACAGGGTGTCGAGTTTCGGTGGGAAAAGTATCAGTATAATGGCGCGGACGTGATATACTGCGATCCTCCATATTTGGGCACAACTAACTACAGTTGTGGCGGCTTTGATCACGATCAGTTTTGGGAGTGGGTCCGGGCTACATCATTAGGTGCAGTTGTGCTGGTGTCAGAATATGAAGCACCACCGGATTTTACGGTTATATGGGAAAAATCAGTCACAACTTCTATGCGTGGTAAAGAGGGTAACTTTAGGCGGGTTGAGAAACTTTTTCGATTAATTTGACAAGCCGTGTTTATGTGGTATAATTAAGGTATGAAGAGAACAAAAGCCGATCCGAGTCTAGTATATCAGTATGATTGCTCAGTACCATTAGTGAATGCTGATAAGGTCAATGAACAACTAATGCTAGCGAGTCGCTATCGAAACTTGCTAGTTGAGATACATTTAGACCACCGTAAGTTGTATAATGAGACAGTCTTAACACTGTCTGAGCCGTTGATAGCAATTGGTTCTGATATTGATAGTTTGAGTCAGCAGATAGATGCTTTATTTACAGAAAAAAGCTCGCAGCGACAAGTTGCAAGAAAGCGGGTAAAGACACCTGACTTAGACGCCAAAATCAAAGCGCTCAAATCTATTAGAAAAGAATTATATGCCAGCCTAAAGGCTCTCAAGAAAGATTGTGCTGGACATCCTCGCATTTCAGAGTTAAATGAATGCAAGAACCTCTTACTGAAAGATATTAGAAACACTGCCGCGCATAGTTGGGGTTTACACTGGGGAACTTACCTTACAGTCGAAGATGCTGCAAAAGATTTTCATAGGGGCACGCCCCCTAAGTTTAAGGGATTCAAAGGTACTGGCACCTTGGCTGTGCAGTTACAATCAAACACTGAAACAAGAATTACTCCTGTTGATATACTTGGTGTTAAGAATGATTTGATACAAATTCGGACTGAGGGCAAGCATACTTATGCTAAGTTTCTAATTGGTGTTGAAAATTCATTGAAGAAAAGAAGTAAGAATAATCCACCAGTGTACACTGAAGTTAAGTTTGTAATGCATAGACCACTGCCACTTGGATATATTAGTTGGGTAAAACTAATTGCTAAACGTGTTGCTAGCAAACTTGTATGGAAGATACAGTTTATTATGGCCAGTCCAGCTGGATTTGCTAAACCGTGTGGAGACGGTACTTGCAGTTTGGATTTAGGTTATCGGCAAGTTGCTGGTGGACTACGTATTGGTTACTGGGTGGGCGATGATGGTGACGGGGGCGAGCTTATACTATCCGATGCCATTATATCAGCCTTTAAGCAGGTTGCAGATTTGCAGTCGATGCGGGATGAAAAATTTAATCGCATTAAAATAGAATTAGCAACACTCAAATCTGTTATGCCTGAATGGTTGCAGGAAGATATTAAGTATATTGCAAATTGGAAACGTAAAGATAAGTTACATTATCTAGTTACAAAGTGGCGGAATAATCGCCACCCTGGTGACGAGATAGTCTATAATCTTGCTGAGGCTTGGAGACAAGAAGATAAACATCATTGGGAGTGGGCAGAAAATCTACGCCTTAAAACGATTGCGCAGCGTGATAATTATTACGGTCAGATTGGAGCTATGTTGCGTCGGAAATATGGCACTATTAAACTAGAAGATATAGACTTGCGTGAGCACGCACAATCTGAAGATTTAAATACTGCTGTGCAGAAGCAACGTGATTGGGTATCCCATAGTACGCTGCGCAAGTACCTGAATATGAACATCTTGTGGATTGACCCGAGATACACGTCGATGAAATGCCATGTCTGCGGACACATTAACCCACGAAGTGCTGATACCTTTATTACATGTGAAAATTGTAATGCAATGTATGATCGTGACGAAAATGCAGCTATTAACATTCTGCGAGAGCTACAGTGCTACGAAAAACGCCGTGAGTGTTCGCAAGCATCTAAGTCTGTATCAGATAAGAACTTAGATAATGAACAGCAATTTAATAATGATCCAGAAGATGTCGCTATAAAGCGACCTCTCGAAATCGAAGATGTAACTATAAGTGAAATAAGGACTTACAAGAGTAAGAGTGACAATGCCTGCACAGAGGCTTAGTGTCTGTGACTAATAATAATCACAAGGAGACACAATATG